AAATTCAAACCTCAACGGTGTCGAAGAAGAGAATGATGTCGAGGAGGAACTATCAGTTACAGGCCGTCGCAAATTAGCACGCGCCACCAAACGCAGAAAGACCATGCTTAAAATTGCTCGTAAAAGAGCATTAAAAAAGATGGCAAATAAACAGACATTATCCAAAAGAGCAAGGCGTTCTGCACGTGGTCAGTTCGCTGATAAATTAGCAGGTAAGGGTAATAAAAAGTCTGATGTATCTGTGGCAAAAAAGAAACAAATTGAAAAGCGCCTAAGTCAAGGTGGGTGGCAACAACGTATTGCTATCCTACAGAGACGTATGATGCCACAAAAGCGCAAACAGGAGATTATGCGTAAGCGATGATTAATTCATATAAATCATATTTGGTTGAGGAAGAAAAGGCAATTTATTTTACCTTTGGTAGAATGAATCCGCCTACTATTGGCCATGAAAAACTTTTGAATAAGCTCGCCGCAAAAGCCGGTCGTAATCCGTATCGTATCTTTTTATCGCCGTCTCAAGATAAAGAAAAGAATCCATTAGACTATAGAACAAAAGTTAAGTTTGCTCGTAAAGCATTCCCTAAATATGCTCGATCTATTATGATGAGTCCAAAGGCTCGCAATGTAATGGAAGTTGCTACAGCAATCTACAACGAAGGATTTAAAAATGTTGTCATGGTTGTTGGTTCTGATAGAGTCAACGAATTTGAAGCACGACTTAATGCTGTAAATGGCAAGAAGGGTCGCCATGGCTTCTTTAATTTTCAAAAGATTTCAATTGTCAGCGCAGGTGAACGAGATCCTGAGTCTGAAAGTATTACTGGAATGTCCGCATCTAAAATGCGTAAGGCTGCGTCCGATAATGATTTTACAAAGTTTTCTCAAGGTCTTCCAAAGACTATAAGAAATGCTGATGCTAAAAGTCTCTTCAATGCCGTACGTAAAGGCATGGGCCTGAAAGAAACAAAAGAGTATAAAAATCATTTAAAATTAAATCCAGTATCAGAACGTCGTGAAGATTTTGTCGAAGGGATGTTCCAGCCCGGTGACCAAGTTGTAATTAAAGAATCCGATGTAGTAGCTACTATCATCCGCAGAGGTGCAAACTATTTGATCGTTGAAGCAAATGGTATTCAAATGAGAAAGTGGTTGGAAGCTGTTGAAGTATTAGAGCGCGAAGGTAATCAATCATCTCGTCAAGATCCTGATATTAAGGATCGTAAAGGTACTCAACCTGCACCATATTTTAAAGGCTTGAAAAAGTCTACGAAGAAGGCGCGAGACGCACACTTCAAAAAACATGGTAAAAAAGCAGATAATGATCCGAGTGCATACAAGCCTGCACCAGGTGATAAGAAAGCTAAAACAAAGCCTAGCAAATATACTAAACAATTTAAACAGATGTTTGGGGACAAGAATGATTAAATTTACTGATTACATTGCAGAAGATAAAGCAGGCGCATCGCTTGCCGATAAGGCCAAAAAGTCTGGTATTTCTACTGCTACACTTCGTAAGGTATATAACAGAGGAGTGGCTGCATGGAAAACTGGCCATCGTCCTGGTACAACACCTTCTCAATGGGGACATGCACGTGTTAATGCCTTTATTGTTAAGAAGAAAAAAGGTGGTCTTAACCACGATAAGGATTTAGCGTAATGAAAAACTTTCAGCAGATAAGAGAAGCAGTAGATTCAACAGATACTGGTGGAAAAGAAGAAGTAAGTATGGCTACGAAGCAAATCAAAGCTATGCGACATTTTCTAGACGGGATTGAAGAGAGAGTAAAATCTGCTGGAGATATGGAAGAATGGTATCAAAATAAATTAACCAAAGCAAATGATTATTTAAAAACTTTATATTCATACGGTAAAGGTGATCAAAACGAGTCAGTTGAAGAAGGTTATGCATCAGCCGCTCAGCGTAAAGCTGTTTGGGCAGCTCGCAATGACGAGAAAGAAAAGAATAAGAAAGAAGATTCTGATGCAGTAAAAGCATTCTTGGCTAAAGGTGGTAAGATTAAGAAACTTCCGCCAGGTAAAGCACAAGGTTATCACGGCAAAGATGATCCTGGTAAAGACGTACGTGGTGTAATGGATAAGCCTGACACGAAAGCTATTGGTACTCGTAAGAAAGTTAAATCAATGGCTAAAGAAGGTGTTAACGAAAGATCTGCCGAAAGAACTGCTGCTATCGATAAAGCCCGCGGTGGTGTTACAGGTCGTCAACATGGCGGTGCACCGGGTGTAGCACGTCAAAAAGGTATGAATCCTGATCATCAAGGTCGTGGTTTAAAAAAGACAGATGGTAAATTTGCACAGCATGGCCAAGATAAATCTAAAGACGGAAAAATTGCTGGCTATGCATTAGATAAAAAAGATCAAGCTAGAGATTCTAAGGTAAAAACACCAAAGGGTTTAGCAGATCTAAGAAGAAAGCATGGAAAGATTAACTAATGCCATTAGGTAAGAACGCTGACGCTGGGGATTATATCAAAGACTTTCGTAAGTCTAAGGCTCCTCAGTTTAAGGGTAAATCACAAGAGAAACGCCGCAAAATGGCGGTAGCTGCTTTTCTTAAATCAAGAGAAGAGCAAAGGTTACCTGATGATGGTACACCTGAAGCTAACCGTTTGGCGAGGGCAAAGACTCCTGGTCAAGTTAACGAGGAGATGATGTTCCGTGTTTCTGTTGATGGATTGCCTGATATGATTATGTTAGGTCGTTCACCTGGTGATGTTAAAAACCAATTAAGAAAGATCGTTAAACAGCCATCGATGATTACTGACGTCGAACGTATGTCAAAGGCAGACGTGAAGAAACGTTATCGTGATATGGCCAAAGGAGATATCGATGGAGACGTTTAAGACTTTTGTCGAAAAGAAAAAGTTGACAGGCAAAGACGCTAAAGGTCATTTTAGAGCCACTGAAAAGGGTGCTGGTATGACACAAAAAGGTGTTGATGCAGTCAATCGCAAAACTGGTGGCAACTTACAAACTGCGGTGACAGGTAAAGTCAAGCGTGGTAGTAAAGATGCTAAAAGACGTAAGTCGTTCTGTGCTCGTTCGCGGAGTTGGACGAGTGAAAGAGGAAAGGCGGCGCGTCGACGCTGGAAATGCTAATGGCAGATAACGATAATAATTACCAAAGACTCGATCGTATCGAAGCAAAGCTAGACAAGTTGGCTGATGCAATGGTAGCGATGGCTCGTGCCGAAGAAAAAATTAGTTCTTTACAGGATGATCACGATAAGATGTATGAACGCATCAATCGTCTTTCTGTAAAATTAGATGATATAGAACGTAAAGTCGATGAAAACTCGAGAACAGTTGCATTGATAAATAAAATCGTAATTGCGGCAGTAATCGCCGCTGTTGGCTCATTAGTGGCCCAATGGATGTAGGAGAAAACAATGTTTAAAAACATTTACAGGGAGTGGGCCGCTCCAGAAGAGGCCATCGAAGAAGCTACGAAAAAAGATGAAGGCAATGCTTTCACTGCTGCCCTTATGGCTGCACGTAAAAACGGTGACTCACATTTTGTGGTTGCTGGTAAAAGATACAAGTGCGAAGACTATGATGACGAAGGCAACGTCAAAGAAGCCGTAACATCTGCAGATAAAAAGCCAGAAAATTACACTGATAAAGAAGGTAAAACAAAAACGCGGATGGTACCAATGACAAAAAAAACTGATGTCAAAAAAGAAAAAATGGATCCAGTAGGTCGTGAAGACGGCGATGTCGATAACGATGGAGATAAGGATGCATCAGATAAATATTTGTTGAAGCGTCGTAAAGCTATTAGTAAAAATATTGCAAAAGATAAAAAGGCTGTTGGTAAAGATGATACTGCAGTTATGAATCCTAAGAAGGACGATAAAATGGCAACGAAAGAGTCAACTATTCGCGAGAAGTTGATGTCTATTTGGGAAAAAGCTGGTGATCATGCTCAGCATACAAAAGGTGCTACAAAGCCTGATGAGCAGCCAACAGATAGAAACGCTTCTGCTAAAAAGATGAAGGATGGTCATGGTAAACCTCAAGTAGATGATACTGAGGAAAAGGGTCATGACGATGCTTCTAAAGCTGGTCGCGCTGTTGCTTCACAAGCGAAAGCTCGTAGCAATGGTGATAACACCACAACAGGCGATCGTAACATTGTTAATAAAATTGCAGCAGCTTACAAAGGAATGCAAAAATGATCAAAGCCCCAGGTTGGTGCCACACTGCGGTACCTACATTACGTGGTTGGGAAGATCCTAACTCAGGTGAACTTCTTGTTTCTGGTCGTCATACGCAAGCTCAGATCGATGAATGGCATGGTGTACCTACTATGGAATTTATCCAAGAGATTGCAGAACCAGCAGTTGAAGAAGAAGTTGAATGGGTCGAGTACGATTTGCCATCAATGTCTAAGTTAGAATTAGAAGAACTTGGCAGAGAATATGGCATTGAGCTTGATCGCCGCGAAAAGAAAGAAGCACTTATTGAGCAGCTTGAAGCTGTGATGTATGAAGAAGAGTAAACTGAATATATAATCTTGTTATGATATTCAATGAACTCACTGAAGAGAATCTCTTCCTTTACGCAGCAAAGCATTATTACAAGCCTCAATTCTCCGACATCGAAGAATTTTATGAGGACTTGAAACGCTTTAAATACATCAAGCGGTTGGTGAACCGTCATCTTGATCAAGGAGAATTGGCCGAGAGACTTATCATCAACCACTTGATTGTTATCTTTAACTCTTTTGGTATTGAGGCAGCATTAGAAATACTAAAATTAAAATTAGATGAACGCCACTGGCCAGTGATTAAACCGTTTCTAGTTTATTTAAGATATATTAGACTTGACGAATATACTGGAATACCACAGGATCAGACAGTAATTGAGGCATTACGAAAGATATGAGTATTATCAAAAGAGGTGCAGACCTAGTTTACACATTCCGATTTATTCGTATGCTTGTACTGGATTGGAAAGAATGGGATGCATATAAACAAGGAGTCATTGACGAAAAAGGTAAACGTATCAAGAAAACCCTTCTCGATACTGATGCCAAAAAATCTTCTTATACTCCTTTTGTTAGGCTTTGTGCTAACATCAAGCGCTTGCTCTCAAAGGTACCAGGAGGATCTTCCAGACTCGGTTCGTTCGCCGCAGCTTTGTATCTCATTAAAGAGAACAACGGCTTGGGAGATGATCAAATCGATAAGATTATGCGAGAATCAGGTGGACCAGACGCATCAGCGTTTTTGATGGAAAGCAATGAATGGTTTGTGTGTGACGATAGACAATTGTCACCAGGCATATATAAGATTATGGAATCAAAAGTTATTAACTCGTCGTTCGAGGAACTTGTGAATCCTAAAGACAAAATTAGAGTACACGAAGAATCGTATCCAGTTGGTAATGTATTTGGTATTGACATCTATGAGGCGACTCATTTAAACACGAATCAAAAGATTTACATTACAACAAGCGAGATTATCAAATGAGCTTATGGGATAATATCAGAAAAAGACGTGCACAAGGCAAGAGGAAACTCAAACCAGGTGATAAGAACTATCCTAAAACGTTGGATGTTCCTGAAGACGTAACGACTGCTAATATCCCCAATCCCGCTGATACAGCAATGGGACCAAGACTCAAAACTACGACAATGCATGATCGTAGACGTAAAAAGAGTGCACGTCCAACATTGCTCAAACGTTTTCGTAAGTACGTAGATGAAAAAGGAATAGGTTAATGTTATCCCTTCTCGGATCTCTACTTGGTTTTGCAGGCTCTGCAGTACCAGCGGTAACAGACATTTTTAAAGATAAAGCTGACCGCAAACATGAGATCGATAAAATGAAAGCCATGGCCGAACTAAAGGCTCAAGGCTATGAACTCGATATGAAGTTCTACGAAAAGATGGGTGCAGATAAAGAGCATGAGCGTTTGATTGCTCATGATACTGCAATCATGCAATCAACAGGTTGGACATCAGTCCTACAAAAATCGGTAAGGCCAGTAATTACATATGCATTTTTTGGTCTTTTTGCAACAATTGAAATCACATTATTGATGAACGCTATTGAAATGGGTACACCATTTAATGAAGCAATTCAATTATTATGGGATGAAGAAACGAAAGCAATCTTTGCTGCCATTATTTCATTTTGGTTTGGTAGTAGAGCAGTAGAAAAAGCACGGAGAAAATAATGAAAGAGCAACTGATTAAAGCAGCACGTATGCATTCCGAAGGCGAGTTAGAACGAGCTAAAACAAATATCATGGTTTACATGAATCAAAGTGTCGGGATTGGTGAGCATAGCGATATCGTTGAAGCCATTCAAGAAGAGCTTGATAAGATGGCAGCCGCAAACGATAGAATTGAAATGCTTGACAAATATTTTTCGTAAATAAGCATTTACAAAATGTAGTATTTGATATATAATACTACCACTAAATCTAATCAATATACACATAGCGAGGTAGCAATGGCAACAGCATCTGTTGACACGAGAAAGTTTTTGTCCGACACGAAGTTTTATGAAGGCTACTCCCGATACAAAGACGAAGACAATCGTTATGAATCATGGGATGAAGCCGTAGATCGTGTTATCGAAATGCATAACACAACATATAATTCTAAATCAAATGAATTATCCGAATATTTAGAAGAAGCACGTCAAGCTTATAAAGAGCAGCGCGTTCTTGCAGCACAGCGTTCACTACAATTTGGTGGTGAGCAGCTAATGAAACATCAGATGCGTATGTACAATTGTACGTCATCTTATGTTGATAGACCAGAATTTTTTGGTGAAGTATTCTATATCTTGCTTTGTGGTGCTGGTGCAGGGTTTTCTGTACAGTCACATCATGTTGCCAAGCTACCTCTTATTACGCAGCGTACAAAGCAAGCTAAAGGATATGTAGTAGAAGACTCTATCGAAGGTTGGGCTTCTGCATTGAATGTACTGATGTCATCATATTTTGTAGATGGCGGTACACATCCTGAATTTGCTGGTCGTCGTGTATTCTTCGACCTTTCACAAATTCGTCCAAAGGGTTCTAAAATCTCTGGTGGATTTAAAGCACCTGGTCCTGAAGGTTTACGTCGTTCTCTTGATAAGATCGAGCATTTGCTCCAAAGCTTGGTCATTGATGCAAAAGAACCTGTAGCCCTCAAGCCAATTAACGTATACGATATTACTATGCATGCTGCTGACGCAGTATTATCAGGTGGTGTTCGTCGTTCTGCTACAATTTGTCTGTTTTCACCAGATGATGAAGAAATGATGAATGCAAAAACTGGTAACTGGTTTGTAGATAATCCTCAGCGTGCACGTTCTAACAATTCTGCTGTTATCGTCCGTGATACTACAACCAAAGAACAGTTTGGCAAAATTATGGAATCTGTTAAACAGTTTGGTGAACCTGGTTTTGTGTTTGTCGAATCAACAGAGCACACAACAAATCCATGTGTTGAGATCGGTATGTTCCCACAGATTGATGGCAAATCTGGTTGGCAAGGATGTAACCTTACTGAAATCAACGGTGGCATGTGTGTTACTGAAGAAGATTTCTTTAAGGCTTGTCGTGCGGCCGCGATCTTAGGCACACTCCAAGCTGGTTACACAGATTTTAAATTCTTATCTGAAACATCAAAAGAAATTTTTGATAGAGAAGCACTGTTGGGCGTATCAATTACCGGCTGGATGAATAATCCCGATATTCTCTTCGATGCAAAGATCTTAGAGAAAGGAGCCAAGATTGTCAAAGAGATCAATAGAGAAGTTGCAGCAATTATCGGAATCAATCCAGCGGCTCGAACAACGTGTGTCAAACCAAGCGGCAATGCTTCTGTTCTTCTTCAAACTGCTTCTGGTATTCATGCTGAGCATTCTGATATGTATATTCGTAATGTTCAAATGAACAAAGAGTCTGAGATTACACAAGCTATCATGAAATCAAATCCATATATGGTCGAAGAATCTGTTTGGTCTGCAGGCGGAACTGATGTTGTTGTTTCTTTCCCTATTGTGCCGAAAAAAGGTTCTATCTTTAAAGATGATCTAATTGGTGTCAAGCATTTGGATCTAGTTGCAAAAGCTCAAAAGCATTGGGTTAATGCAGGTACAAACGAAGATCTTTGTGCAGACAAAGGTGTAAGGCATAACGTTTCTAATACTATTCTCGTCGATGACTGGGACGAAGTAGAAGAATATGTATTTAAGAATCGCCACTCATTTGCAGGCATTTCATTCTTGTCAATGATGGGTGATAAAGACTTTAACCAAGCACCAAATACTGCAGTTATTACTGCAAAAGAAATGGTAAAGAAATATAGTGAAGGTGCAATCTTTGCATCAGGTATGGTTGTCGATGCCCTTAAAGTATTCCCTAATTTGTGGGATGCATGTGCTACTGCACAGGGTTACGGCCTCGATATCTCGCTCGAGTCATCTGAAAACTCTGCACGTCAAGATTGGGTACGTCGCTTTGAAAACTTTGCCAATAACTACACTAAAGGCGATGTAAAACAAGCCGAATACTGTTTGAAGGATTCATACCTTCTTCATAAGTGGAATAAAATCCAAAAGAATCTGCAAACAGTTGATTGGGAGGAAGACTTGACAGAAAAGAAATATACTGACGTTGATACACTTGGCGCAGCAGCATGTGCAGGTGGAGCTTGTGAGATTGATTTCTAATGACAATGTACCGTATCGAATGTGAAGAATGTGATACAGTAAGTATCGTTGAAACTTTTGATAAGGCTAAATACTGCCCGGCGTGTGGCCGTCGGGCAGAAGCCGAACCGTTGAGAGAAGGTTTAGAGAATCTTGATCAAGTAGGTTGGGATCCGCATGAGGAATTTGATGAATAGATACCTGTATGTGGTATTACAATAATGAACCTTACGACTCAACACCAGAAGATTTCCAAGGCTTTGTCTACGTTATCACCGAACTGGACACCAACAAAAAATATATTGGAAAAAAGAATTTCTGGAAACCAAAAATATTACCCGTCACGAAGACACGTAAGAGACGTGTACGAACGCGTGTCGAGTCTGACTGGCGGGAATATTATGGATCGTCAAAAGAAGTCATGTCCCTCGTAGAGTCTAAAGGTAATAATAATTACAAACGAGAGATACTCAGACTTTGCAAAACTAAAGGTGAGATGTCATATTTTGAAGCTAAGTTACAATTTGAGAATGATGTGCTGCTTAGCGACGAATATTATAATGAATTTATAGGATGTAAAATTCATTCAAGACATCTGAAGATATAAATAATTTCAGAGGTTAATATGAAGTACGTACATGAAATTCTTGAAGAAGTTCAAAAAACCAAAACTAAGGCCGACAAAATTAAGATCTTGCGACAGCATGACGACAATTGGGGCCTGAAAGATTATCTACTCGGCTCGTTTAGTGAGAAGATCAAATGGAATCTTCCCGCCGGTAATCCTCCTTACACTCCTTGTGAGGAGCATAACGCGCCAACTCATTTAGCAAAAAAGAATAAAGACTTTCGCTTCTTCGTCAAGGGTGGACCGGGAGACCGCATGCCTGCATTTAAACGCGAAAGTATCTTCATCGGTTTGATTGAAGCGATCCATCCTAAGGAAGCGCTTCTTGTTTTGGGTATGATCAATAAGGAAAAGCCAAAAGGCATTACAAAAACAGTAGTGGAGGAGGCTTATCCTGGAATTTTCGATTAACTACGGAGAAAACACCTGATGACTGCAACTCAGCTCGAAAGATTAAAACAAGATTCTCAAGACCTCGGCGATTACGCTGCAAAACTGCAAAAGAAGGGACTGGTAGAAAGAGTAACGAAGATCTTAGAGAAACGAGCGTTTATCGATAAACGTATTGCAGAAGCCACTTAAATTTAGGAGTTTACAAATCCCCTGTAATTTGGTATAATAGTACATATGCTAAGTTACAGGGGTTTTTTATTATGAATGTTTTTGTCCTTGACACTTGTCCTATTGTATCTGCCATGTGGCAGTGTGACAAGCACGTCCCTAAAATGATTGTCGAATCGGCTCAAATGTTGTCGACGGCACATCGTATGCTTGATGGTACTGTAGAACGCAGACCATCCAAATCTGGTAAAACCATGGTCAAGTACTACAAGCTTGACAACCAGTTCGAAGATCTTATCTACAAAGCCGTGCACTTCAATCATCCTTGTACCGTATGGACAATGGAGAGTGCAGCTAACTATGATTGGCATTGGCAGCATTTCTCTGCTCTGTGCCAAGAATATACGTTTCGCTATGGCAAAGTACATAAGACAGATCGTGAATTGCGGGAAGTGCTCGAAGCAAAACCGCTAAATATACCATATCGTAATGGCGAGATGACACCGTTCAAGCTTGCTATGAAATCTAACCCTGAATGTATTGCGCTTGGCGATCCAGTCGAAGCGTATCGTGCATTCTACCAAACCAAACAAGATCGTTTTAAAATGGTTTGGACAAGACGCGAGAAGCCAGATTGGTTTCAATATAGGAGTGCAGTATGAGTAAAGTAAATCCTCTCGACTATTTGTTGGTACTTCAAGAAGAAGTTGCTTATCAAAAGTCTCAGCTACAACCACATGATACGGGTCATATACATACTACCATTGGTGTGCTAGAACAGCGCATTGCAGAAATCGAGGAAAAGATCCGTGCCAACTTACACAGTGCGTAAAAAAGATTCCGATAGTGACCACGAATGGGACATTACATGCTCTTATACCGAGTTTGTAGAGACGTGTGAAGAATATAATCTCGAAAGAGTATTTAAACCTATGTCGTTCATTACTGGTAAAGATGGTTCTACTATGAAAGCTGCTGGCAATGAGTGGAATAATCGACTAACTAAAATTAAAAACGACCATCCTGGGAGTAAAATTAGAACATGAGTTCTTCTTCAAAAGTACGCTACGACGATTTGCTTGAATTTGAGCCAATTACTGGAAACCAAGACAAAGCATTTAAATTGTGGGATGAAGGTGAAAACCTTATTCTTGCTGGTTCTGCCGGAACTGGTAAGACATTTCTTGGTATGTACTTGGCTCTTGAAAGTATCTTAGAGCGAGATACACCATACGATAAGCTGATTATTCTTCGTTCTGTAGTAGCAGTACGAGAAGTTGGTTACTTACCAGGAAAACTAGAAGAAAAGACTGACGTCTTTCAGGCTCCATATCGGGGCATTGCTGAAGAATTGTTTGAAGATAAGGCAGCATATAATAAATGCGTATCTAATCATATCATTCAATTCGAATCTACCTCTTTTATCAGAGGTAAAACATATGATAGAGCTATCATTCTTGTTGATGAAATGCAAAACTTAAATTTCCATGAACTAGACTCTGTCATGACACGGGCTGGAGAAAACACTCGTATGATTTTCTGCGGTGATTATTTGCAGTCCGACTTCCATCATGAGGGGGAAAGAAACGGCTTAGCTAAGTTTCTTAATGTAATGGAAAGAATGAAGAACTTCTCAACTGTGCAATTTGGTTGGGATGATATTGTGCGGTCAGGCATTGTGCGTGACTATATTATGACAAAAGAAATGATGGGGATACGATGAAATGAAACGTATTTTGGCCAGTGCGGCCATGCTTTTATTCGCGAGTTGCTCGCCAGTACTAGCTCAAGAAAACAATCCAACTGGAGCTCCGCTCTATTCTAAACCAGTACCATGCGGTGATTTGCCTGGTTTGATTGTAGAATTTGACAAATCAAATATGTACCCATTAATGGGACTCGGTGGTTTTTCATGGATGGATGATGGTACTACACAAGCATCAGTAGTTATTGTTGTCGTTGATGAAACTGGTCGTTTCGCGGTTGTAGAGAAAAATGCATCATTTTACTGTTTACTTGCGACAGGAAATGTGGTAGAATATAGCTCTGACAATTTAAAAGAACTTATGGAATGGAAATAATATGGAGTTTATCCATGAAAAAATTGATCTCGGCTATGAAGACTTGGATCGTGCTGAACATTCAGATGGTCGCAGGTATGTTAGCCCTACTGGGAATGCTTATCCTAGCGTTACTACAGTCCTCAGTCTTGTAAACGAAGCAAAGATTGCAGCATGGCGTAAACGCGTCGGTGAAGAAGAAGCCAATAAAGTTGGCCAACGCGCAGCTAATCGTGGTACACAAGTGCATAGCATCATCGAGAAATATCTTCATGGTGAAGACACCTCTGAATTCCTTCCACACATTCAACAATCATTGCAAAATCTTAAGCCATTGATTGACAAGCATGTGACTAAAGTATTTGCTACTGAAGTACCACTTTATAGTGACCATCTTCAGTTAGCAGGTACTTGTGATGCTGTCGTAGAATGGGATGGCAAGCCAACGATTGTTGATTGGAAAACAAGTCGTAGACCAAAGAAAAAGAAAGATATTCCTAATTACTTTATGCAAGGCTCAGGCTATGCAGTAATGTGGGAAGAACGTACAGGTATGCCAGTCCAAATGCTTCGTATTGTAATGGACGTAGACGACTGGCATCCTGTTATGTACATCGAAAAGCGAGATGATTGGATTGACCAACTCATTCATTGGCGTGATGAATATAACCGTAGACAAATGTTCCATGGATAAAGACTCAAAGAAAGCAGATCGGCTTCATCGATCAACCACAGCTAGAAGGAAGCGTAGATCTCTTAAAGAGGTACGTTTCTTTCGAGAAGTAACACGATTCGCTAGACTCAGAGCATTACGAAAAAAACGTAAAAAAATTAAAAATAATTAAAAAAAAGCATGTACAATCCTGGATCTTTAGGGTATAATAGACCTATAATTAGAGATGAGGAGAATACATCATGTTTCACAAAGAGCTTTTTTCAAACGATGGTCCATACCTTCGCTACGATGGCGAGATTATGGCTCGTTTTAAATATTCGAATGGTCCTTTTACTAAGGCGAAGTTTAAGAAGTTTCTGATCAAGTCTGGTCTTACACCAAAGACTTATCGCGAAATGCGTCAAGAAGGTATTGCACCACTCGACGTTTGGGAACAACTTAACCCTTCATCATATAATGCAACTATTGAAGCTTGGAGAAACAAATAATGTGGATGGAACGTACTTGCTCAGATCTTGAAAATGTGATTGATCAACTTTTCGAACGTGTACCTGCACAAGGTCGTTGTGAATTCCCCAACTCTAAAAACAAAAAGCTTGATCGCTTTCGTAGAGCACTGAATGTTATTCATGATTTGTTTAACAACGGTCTTGGCAATCGTCGTGACCAGTGGGTTTACACCATGAAAATGCCAGTTCCTATTGCTACACATATGGAAGTTTACCGCTATGGTATTCGCCAAGATGAAAAATACTGGAACAACATCGAAGATCATGTTGCACCAGCATTTCGTGAGATTGTAATGGAAGCTGTGCTCGAACAGTTTGGTAAAGATGTATGGTTGAAGGTTATGCATAACCATTCATCAAAAATTATTAATGATGCAATTGCAAAAGGAGAAGTAGCATGACAGTATACCTAGATATGGATGGCGTAATCGCCGACTTCTTTGGTGAAGTAGAACGTATGTACAAGGTTGACCATTGGAAGTCAATTCAGCATCGTGACGGCATCTTCGTCGAGCTACGTAATACAGACTTCTTCAATCGTATCGAAAAGTTCCCTGAAACAGATGCTATTGTAAAGTATGTTCAAGAAGTTTCAGGTGGAGATTGGGGCATTTGCTCATCACCTCTTCGCGGTGACGAATACAACTCAGCATATTGGAAACGTGTATGGCTAGAACGCCATGGCTTTATGCCTGAAGTTGAGAAGTGTATCTTCACTAGCAATAAACATAAGTATGCTTACAATCAACTTACTCGTCTTCCTAATATTCTTATCGATGATAAACCTGAAAATATCAAACGTTGGGAAGAAGCTGGAGGTGAAGGTATTCTTTTCCAGTGCAACGAAGACGATGCTGAAGAATACTTATTTGCTGAACTAAGGAGAATGCTTTAATGCTAGATAAAATTGGTCGTAGACTTGGATTGAAGGATGATACTGGCTGGGATGATCCTTCAGTATTTGGCTTCATTGTAATTTGGAGTATTTTTGGTTATGGTTTCTATGTTGTGATTGGAGAATTGTATGCAAAATTTCTTTGAGCTGTTTAATCTTCGTTTCGAATTTGAAGAGATTACTAAGGACTACTCAATGTCTGTTGAAGGTAGCGATATAGATACTATTGAGTGGTTTTTAGAGAACGGCCATCGGTCGAACTCACTTCGTAATGGTTTCGAACGTGCGAAAGAAATCGCACTCGCAATCAAGGAGATCGCAGATGGCTGCGCAAAAGAAACTAGAGCCGAACTCGGAGTACGAGAAGTATGATTTAGATGGGGACGGCATCGTAACTGATGATGAGTTAGATATGGACGAACGCTTAATGCGTATCGAAAATGAAGACAAGAAGCAGGATGCGCAGCGGAATATGGCATGGTTTGCCTTATTCGGCATGTTGCTTTATCCTGCTCTTGTAGTATTATCGATATGGTTTGAATTACCAAAGGCTGCAGATGTGTTAGGTGATATGGCACCTACATATTTTGTATCTGTTGCTGCAATCGTTGCAGCATTCTATGGCAAAGAAGCTTTGTCGGCTCGTAAGAATGATTCAGTGAAAGTGTCACAAAGGAAGATTGATGTCAAATAAATTGATTTATCAAGTGTACGTTGGAAAGCGTTCACGATTATATGATCATTGTACAAAGTCTGCCGAAGAATATGCTGAAAAGATTGGCGCTGATTATATTTGTCAGCGTCAACCTATTCTTCGAATTAAACCAGACATTTTTAGCACAAATCGTAGTAAAGAGTCCTACGAAAAACATGGTGGCTTTCTCCCAATTTATGAGAAAGAGAATGCATTTGACTACTTCGACAAGTATGATCAGATTGCTATTATCGATTCAGATATTTGGATTCGTCCTACAGCACCAGACATTTTTGAAGATCTCGATCCAGAGTATGACTTTGGTGGTGTAGTCGAAGCAGAAATGAGTATCGAACCGTGGTATGTTCAAAAGATTGCAAACTATTCACGCATGCAATATGGTTCATTGAAGATTGATTGGACATATAACGACCGTACAGGTTTTCCATTCATGAATATGGGTTTAATGGTTATGAATAAGTCATTCCAAAAATATCTAAATGGTCAAACAGCACGAGAGTTTTTAAATCGACAAGAATTTAAAATGTTTATCGATGGCATGGGTGCATGGAAATGGTCGACAGACCAAACACTCTTGAATTATTGGATTCGAAAAGAAAAGATGAACATCAAAAAGATGGATCCAAAATGGAATGGATTATTTACTGCGGTGAATAATATTCATGAATGCCATTTTGTCCATTTTTTCCTCAAAGATAAACTACCGCAGAGAGGTGAGAACGTAGAACAACTCATGCATAAGGTGATGTAATGAGTTTTTGGGATTCTGAACCAAATCGTTTAGTCGTAGACTTTAACAATAAGCCTGATAGTTATCTCGCATCTGGATCATTTATGCGTGCATTCTCTGGTATTCATGTTCGTAATCTAATGGATGCAATTAAAAATGATCCGTATATTGAGAAAGTCAAAGATCCTAAAATTGGTGGACCAAAGCTGCATGGCAAAATTAGCCAATCAACAGCTCGGTCTATTTTGTATATCCGAGAGATCGAAAAGTATTTTGATCCAAATAAAATTAAATGGCTAACAGATTTTGGTGCAGGATATGGAAATTTTGTGCGCGTATGGCATCGTTTATTTGAAACTGATTTCTATCAGTTAGTAGATCTTGAGCCATTGCATCAAATTCAACAATCGTATTTAAATGCTCAAGGTATTCATGCCAATTGGCGGACACACAATTCTCAACTCAAACCAAGTGGCCAGAGTGGTCCTTCACTCTTTTTTGCTTCTCATAGTTTGAATGAATGTTCTATGGAAGTGCGTGATGTCGTAGAGGAATATTTGCCTCTTTACGATTACATATATATTTCATATAACGAAGATTTTGATGGTATTAATAATGTAGACTACTTTAAACAATTGGGTGGTCGGCTCGAAACTAAATTCACAGTCGAACATACATTTGATAAAGTGACAGGCAAGCGGAGACTTATTGCTAAATGAAGGCAGTGATTTATCAGTACTGGGAGGGGAAACTCTCACCAGGCAATGAAGCTGGTGTGAAGATGATGAAAGAATACGCAGACGCTATTGGCGTTGATCATGTATTCGAATTGAATCCATCTTGGCCAGAAGAAGCACGTATCCAACGAAAGAATTTAGGTTCGTATCAACCACATTTTGGTGCATTCAAACCTTTGTTCGATAAGGCATACGACAACTATGATTATATTCTTTTCTGTGATACAGACATTATTCCTATTACACATAGTCGAGAAAGACCACGTAGGAATATTTTTGCAGATTTTATGGGTCGGCGCCATGAAATGGCCGAAAAAAATCTGTATCCTGTAGATGTTTGGATCTCAGAAGAATATATGCAGCCTCAGATTAGAACCAAACATAATATTGGTGGTATCTGTAATGCGAACGATGAGCGTTGGGTAAAACTAATCGAAAGCACATATCAAGTAAAAATGCCTCGTACTGCAGGTAATTTACCAAAAGTGTTTAATTCTGGCGTGGTAATGTATTCGGCCAATGCAAGAATGCAGGCTCAAAGCAATTTTGTAGATTTTAAGAAATACGTAGAGATGACCAAACAACATGGTCTACCACCTTTCTATAGTTGCGATCAACCATATCTACACGCGATGCTTGAGTTCTGTAATTTTAACTGGGAAATTATGCCATATATATGGAATAGCCAGCTGCATCATACGCCTGGTACGAGAGGTCAAGAACCACGTCCTATCTCGGATTATCGTACTAAGCAAACGCAGTTTGTACATATGCAACTGAATGGTGCAGACCACTATTCATATGAAGAAACGAAAAGAATAGCAAATGATTAATGTTGATTTGAAACACGTCAAAGACGTAGTCGAGTTTTATACTGATATTCGTGCGGGTCAAGAAGAAGAACATGGCCATGATTATTGTGAGCAGCATGATGCAATCCAAAAATATGCACCAGAATGTAAGACATATGCAGAACTCGGTGTACACCAAGGCGGTACACTTGCCAATGCTCTTCTCGCAGGATTTAAATACGTAGAAGGCATTGATATCGATATGCATCGATACAATAAATTCCTTAAACCTCTTGCAGAGGAATATGCAAAGGAAAATAAAATTGTACTAAAAATTAAAGAAGTAGATTCGACATCGATGGATTCAATTGGTCCGTCTGTTGATATGTTGCTTATTGATTCTTATCATCGTGCATTCCATATGCAAAAAGAATTGCAAATGCATGGCAAACGAGTAAAGAAATATATTGTAGCACACGATACATGGTCAGTGCCTGAACTACATACATGCTTGGAAGAATTTTGTTTTAATAACCCAGGATGGAAGGTGCTGGAACGTGGCACTACAAATGTAGGCTACACAGTATTAAAGAAAGATGGTTAAAGTATACGAATATAAAGACTACGACGAATATGTAAATATTCAGACTCGTGAAAATAAAAAAAAAGTTTCATGGGTCTATGCGCGAGAAGTTGGCATGAAAGGTATCACAGAAGATAAAGGTACCGCAGAAAGTGTTATTTGCCATGGTACTCGCAATGGTAAAGAGATGACATTCTTCGCTAGGTATTGGCCAAATGCTCGATACGTTGGTACTGAAATCTCTGATAATGCACATGAGTTTAAACATACTGTGCAATGGGATATGCAAGAACCAAACGAAGAATGGATCGGTCAGTTTGATGTAGTCTATTCGAATGCTTATGATCATGTAATTAAACCTGAATACACACTACAAACATGGAAAGATCAGCTAAAAGAAGGTGGTACACTCTACCTCGAATATGCTGAAGCACAAAGTATTGGTAATGAAAATGATCCTCTCGATGCTACACTTAAAGAAGTAATTCAAATGGTTATCGATGCTGGATTTAAAAATGTTGCATGTCTCGACACTGTTGTAGCACATGCAGGAAAGATTATTAGAGGCGATAAATGACAAATCTTATCCTTCAGCACTTCGACGGCGAATTACGTCAGCTTGATAAACTATCAATGGCAAACATTCAAGAATATGCCGAAATGGTTGGAGCTGACTATCGCCTTATTACTGGAAAACCTTTAGACAAAAGACTTACATCTCCTTGTCAAAAGGTTTATATGATCCATCCAGAGTTTGATGAATATGATCAAGTTCTTATGTTGGATATTGATATGTTTGCACCGAAAGGTATGACCGAAAACGTCTTTGACGTGAAAGGTTGTGGCATGTATAACAATGTTCAGCAGATGTTACACCGCAAACTATGCGAACAGTATAAAGCACAGACTGATATTAGTAAACCATATTGGGGTGGTGCAATCTATAAGTTCGATCGTGCTACACGTCAAAGATTTTGGAATGTGTGGGATAAAGATCCTGATACATACTTGTGGACTCGTAATTACAATCAGCCTTATCATTTTGAGGATGAAGGTATTTTCCATACACTAACAGTATTTGGTTCTATGTGGTTTGATGAAAAAAGCAGATACATTGATAATAAATGGTGTCAATGTTCTTTTCTTCCAAATCCTGAAAAAGCTGGCTTTATACATATTCGTACGAAGGTTACACCACAAGGACCAAAGCGTGAGAAGATGGAAAACTATCTTGCTTTGGTAGATAAGGGTATTTTATGATTAATGCATATGTGATTACAATTCCGGCAGACGAGTTGTGTGATAGAGCTTTTCGTAGATGCGAAAGATCTGCACCGGGCAATGTCAAAATTAATAGATTTGATGCTATCACTCCGGGCTCTGTCGAAAGATTAATGAAAAAACATAAACTCAAATGGACATATCCATGGGAAAGTCAAGAGTTTCATTTTCAAACCGGTCTTATTCTAAATCCGTATCAAACTAAAAACCGTGGTGCGAGAATGGGATGTTTTCTTTCTCACTATATGTTATGGGAAAGATGCATTAAGCATGATGTGCCTATTGTAATTAATGAACATGATGCAATTTATACTGGTGACGAATTACCTTTAGAAAAATTAAACAATTCAAAATATGATATTATTGGTTTAAACAATCCGATCGGTGCTACCCGATTAGCAAAGGCGTATGATAGAATAGTTCAAGAAAATCCACATAATATTACTCGAGCTCCTCTTATCGACGAGCATACTGTTCCTCAAGGAATTGCTGGGAATTCTTCATACTATATTAGACCATCTGGTGCACAAATAATGTTAGATCTTGTAAAAGAATACGGCTGTTGGCCTAATGATGCTATCATGAATCGTCAACTTATTCCTACACTGGGACAGACTAAACATTATTATACATATGTTCAAGGATTAAGGAGTACTACTACGCTATGAAATTAGAAGCTTATGTAATTACAATTAGAGATAATCCAGATTCAATTGAAGCTGCTAAAAGATGTATTGACTCTGGAAAAAAGTACGGCATTCCTGTTAAACATTTTTGGGCATATACTCCAAAGAATACTGACTTAAAAGCACACTTTGCTCATTATAATTTACCAGAAGTTAATTTCCATGAAAAATATTCTCGGTTAGAAAATTGTATGGCAGCATTTTCTTCGCATCATGCATTATGGAGAATGGCAAAAAATGAGAAAAAGCCTATTCTAGTTCTTGAGCACGATGCAGTATTTGTTGATGCCTTGCCTAAAACCATTTTCGGCCATGTTGTATCATTTGGTAAACCTTCGTATGGAAAATATAATGAATCACCGACTTTAGGTGAACAACCATTATTTTCTAAAAGATATTTTCCCGGTGCACATGCATATATGGTTACACCACTCGGTGCAGCACAGCTATTAAAAAGGGCAGAGATTGACGCAGCACCTACAGATGTATTTTTACATCTTGACAAATTTGACAGAATACTAAGAGAATTTTATCCGTGGCCAATTGAAGCACATGATTATTTCACAACGATACAAAATGAAAACGGTTGCTATGCAAAACACAACTTTGACGAAAACTATCAAATCATTTAAAAAAGCTTTCATCACTGGCGCAGATAGCAACACCGAATGGATGTTACCGTGGTTCTTCGAAAATTACAAGAAGCACAATAAGACACCAATCCTTCTTGCAGACTTTGGCATGAAAAACCCAAAGAAATACAAGAAGTATGTGCATGCTATTATTGACATGACACATATTCAAGAAGAAGGTTGGTTTAAAAAGCCGAAGGCAATCATTTATTCTCCTGCTGAAATGACAGTATGGATCGATACTGATTGTGAAGTGCTTAAACCAATTGATGACATCTTTGATCGCTTAGAACCAAACAAACTGAATATGGTAAAAGATAAGCCATGGTCAAAACGATTTGGTATGGAGATGTATAACTCTGGGATTGTGGGTGTTATTAAGAAGCCTAATATTCTTTACGATTGGGCCAAACAAGTACAAGAAAATCCTGCACGTGGAGATCAAGAGACTCTTGCTCAGATGCTCGATGATCCTCTCAAAACTCTCACATATATAAATCCAATACCGAACGAATATAATTGGCTTCGTGTACAGGTTGCAAATGATAGGCAAAATAGCCCACATAAAAAAGTAATGCACTGGACTGGAGCTAAAGGTAAGGACAAAATCAAGGAGAAGATGCGTGCCTAGAGTAGTTCATGTAATTGGTAATGGTGATAAGGCCGAACTGTTTCAGCGTAAACCTCGTAAAGGTTTAAAAATCGCATGTAACCAAACACCATTTCCTATTGAAGACAAATACGCAACAGCAATGGTCGACTTCAAGTTTATGAATGCTATGAAGAGTGGATCAGTTGTAATTGATGGTAAATGGATTTGCGGGTTTAGACCACAGAAATGGTGTAACGATAATCCATCTTATCATATGAAATGGGCTCAACAAATTCGTGAGTTCTATACAGAATTACCTAAATACGCGTTGATGCCAGGTGATGGTGTTGGTCAAGGCTATACTAATTTTAACTGTGGTCATTTAGCAGTACATTATGCATGTAATAGACTAAAGGCAGATGAAGTGCATATGTATGGTTTCGATTCTATTTTTGATTGGAATCCACGTAGCTTCTCAGATCTTGTTCTTAATTCTGACCGTGGTAATACCAATAGTCATCGTTTGATCGGCAATTGGCGTCCAATCTGGACAGGTATGTTTCTCGAGTTTAAAGATACTAAGTTTGTTCTACATCATACTCACGACAAATTTAAAATTAAAGTAAGTGATAATGTGTATGCAGAAGTATATGGACCTGAGAAAAAAGAAGCTGCACCACTAGATCCTAACGAATTTTCTTCGGCATAGCTATTTACAAATGCTCTATTACTTGGTATAATAATACAAATAATGGAGTAAACGATATGCTAAGTATTAACGTCATAGGTGGCACTCAAGCCGAAAGGTCCTTAGTCGTGGATGCATTTGATTTTGCATGCAAAGAACTGATGCCTCGTAAACAAAACCTTGACGTTGAAGTTATGCTCACTGATATCGAAGGCGATGCAGATGGATTTCATCTTTGTGTAGATACTAATGAACATGAAATCGAACTGCAACGTGGTCTCATCGAAGAAGACTTAGCAACCGCACTCTTTCACGAAATGGTACATGTACGTCAGCACTGTCGCGGCAGACTAAAAGATAACGGAGTCATCAAAGTCTGGGATGGCGTCGAGTACCTCTCGCTTTATTCCACTGTAGAAGAATATATGGCATTGCCATGGGAGGAAGAAGCGTATAGACTCCAAGAGGAACTATATACAAAATGGAATACTCTTTCGGAATCCCACTAAATAAAAAACCACTTAACGCTGAAGAAACTAATGATCTTATGAAGCGTAATGTGTACGAATTGCAGCAGTCACTGCAATCAGCGTATGTTCGTATTAAAGAACTGCGCGAAGAAAATGACGAACTCAAAGCAAAACTTAATCAATTAGAAAATTAAAATATTACAGTTTTGTTAGGTTTATTTTTATAATAGTAAATAATAATGGATGGCGCGTTGAGTGGCCATCTGTTATTCATAGGAGAAAACATGAAAAAACTAATCGCAACCATTGCTCTTGTAGCAGCGGCCTCAACTGCGCATGCTCGAGAGTATGTTTCAATCGCAGGTTCATCTACTGTCCTGCCTTTTGCCACCATTGTAGCCGAACAGGCTGGTGGTAATCCAAATATGAAAACACCCGTTGTAGAGTCTGGTGGCTCTTCGGTTGGTAAAAAAGGCGTGTGCGAAGGTATCGGTACACAATTCATTGACATCGGTAACGCATCTTCGCGGATGAAAGTAAAAGAACTGGCTTATTGTGACGAAAACAATGTTGCAGTAACAGAAATTAAAGTAGGTTACGACGGTATTGTTGTGGCCCACTCAAGAGAAGGAACTCCCTTGAACATCACTAAGGCAGAACTTGGTATGGCGCTGACTGCAGAAATTCCTGCATGCTATGAAGGTTCCGGTCGTAACTTTAACTGTGATGCATGGATTCCAAACCCATTTAAAAAGTGGAGCGACATTAACCCTAATCTTCCTGATATTGCTATCAGAGTCATGGGACCCCCAACAACATCTGGTACTCGCGCATCTTACGTAGAGATGGTAAACCAGAAAGGTTATTGTGCAAAGGATCCTATTGCTAAGGCAGCATCAAAAGCTCGTGGAGATAAAAAAGGTAAGAAGTGCCGCGCAATGCGTACCGATGGTGCCTACATCGAAGCAGGCGAACAAGATAATCTAATTGTGCAAAAGCTTCAAGAGGACACTGGTACATATGGTATCTTTGGTTTCTCCTATCTTGATCAGAACTCTGACACTCTTATGGGTGCAGTGATTTCTGGAACAAACCCAACATTTGAAAATATTGCTGCTGGTGACTATGCAGTATCACGCGCCCTTTACTTTTATGTAAAGCACTCACATATTGGTGTTGTTCCTGGGATTGATGCATATATGAATGAGTGGAAAAAACACTGGGGTGAAGATGGCATGCTTGCAGATGCAGGTATGATTCCAATGCCTCAAGCAGAACGTGATGAAATGGCATTACGTATGGAAAATCTTCCAAAGTTAACTGCAGACGATCTCAAATAAAAAATAAAAAAAATCACAAACTATTGAAAACGTACCGTTTTTCGGTGCGTTTTTTTATGTACAAATCCAGAAGAACAGGGTATAATAATCCTATAATCAAAGAGGAGAGAAGATTATGTACATCATGGAAAAAGCCCTTCGTGACTACATCAACGATCAGCGTAAAGAAGCTGAAGAGTTTTCTAAAAAGCCTGGTTGTTGGATGGGTAAGATGGTCGATCCTGACGATACAGAGTATTGGTCAGAGCGTGCACCGTGTGGTACCCTTAAAGGGTTTCAGCGCATCGAACTTATCGAAGATGCGTACTACATCACGGCAGATCGGACTAGCAAGTCCTATGCCAGGTCGTTGGACTTTGCTAACTGGTCCGACAAAAATCTTATACGCCACATCGAGCGTATGGGTGAAAGGGAGTGTTCATAATGGATAGTGTATTCTTTCTTGACGAAGGCGATTGGATCATCCTTGAGCCTAAAACCAAACATGCGAAGGATCGTATTGCCCAACATGGTGATTGTTGGTTGGTTACCGATCTGAAAGAAGGTAAAGCCATCCTTCGGTCACAACATCGAACCTTCTCTGTTCGTACACGTGACGCAGCTAAGACCGAAGAGTGGACCACACACAAGATCCATGATGGTCGTTGGATTGATCTGCACAATGATAGAGATTTTACTTGGAGGAGAGTGTAATGCAATTAGATTTATTTACAGATTCGGCTGATCAAGCCAATATCGCAGTTGATGGTTTGCCAAAGCACGGTTCACCACAAGATCGTGGTTCTGCAGATCGCTATTATGGTCGTCAATGGTCTCCGCACTATTATCCTGAAGGAACTTATGTTGGTTCTCGTATCGGTGTCGAAGATATGACACCTGCTCAAATCGTTGAATATAACTACGGTTGGGAAAACGAAGATGATCGAAAGGATTGGGGTTAATGTATACCTACACTTATCGTGACAACCGTCACATGATGATTCGCACTGGCGATGGTGTTGAATTTTATCTTAATGCTTATGCAGACCATTTTGGTCCGCTGTCAGTAAACGAACAGAATGAGCTTGCAAAGATATGGAACGGATCGAAGTCTTAATCTTGCAACTCATGACAGTTGAGCCCGCAGCATTGGCGCTTTTTCTCCTCTCCTCTCTAGCGCTGCTGTGGGTTCTCCGCATTATTTTGTTTATGAAAGTCTGGGTTTTTCTTGCTATTATTATCACTTTTTTTTACTTTTTTTAAAAAAAAGCATGTACAAAGCAGGGAAAACAGGGTAGAATATACCTATAATTGATGATGAGGAGAAAATCATGAAATATGCAATCACTAAAGACATGACCACTGCTGAACGTTTAGCTGTTATCAAAAAGCATGCAGACAAGTTCAACAAAAAGGTCAAGCGCAACCATCGTGTTAAGCGCACCGAAACTTCTGTTATGGATCGTCAGTACGACGATAACATGAATATCAATGCATACACAGATGCACCTAAATATGTCGACGAACATTATGGCGATCGTTTCCGCGATCAGCAGTCTTATGAATCATACGAAGGATGGAACTAATGCAAGGTTTTGAATTTGAAGGTATGTGGATCGAAGATCCAACCATGTCACCATGTGGCCGTTTCGAAGTCGATCCAGTAGAATACTATGGTTTCGATTACCTTGTAACCACCAGCGTAGGAGATAAGTCAGATGACAATGCATCTTGTCCGCGGAATGACTAGCATAAATAGTCGCAAGCGCCGTGTCAATAAAAAACCTGGTCATGCTGAAGCACAAGCCAAGCATGACAAGTGGCTTCGCAAAATGGGTGTTCACCCAGACCAGTTGAAAGGGAAAAAGAAAGATGCGGGCAACGCGATTCCAGACTATGCAGCGACTAAACCAGCAATCCCGACGTCGGACAGGATCTGCGGAATCGCTGGACGTAAAGAAGCGCAGCAATACACTGGTACCCTTATCAAAGGTATTGCAACAATGCATAAGTCCAACATGGTCCCAATCATCAGCAAAGATGATGCTAAAGAAGTCGCACGGATGAGGAGAGGATAATGATAGCTGAAGCAATTGTTTGTTTGGCTTTGAATGTTTATTTCGAAGCACGCAATCAACCATTGACTGGTCAGATTGCAGTAACTCAAGTCGTTATGAATCGTGTTGAGTCTGAGTATTTTCCAGACACTGTATGTGAAGTTGTTTATCAAGGACCAACACGTCCACAATGGAGTAATCCTGATTTGGATATTCCAGTACGTCATCGTTGCCAGTTTAGTTGGTATTGCGATGGCAAATCAGATGAGCCAAAAGATCAAGAAGCATGGGAGATGGCAGTACAAGTAGCGTGGGGTGTTTACCATGATCAAGTATACGATCTCGTCGATGGTTCTCTTTGGTATCATGCTGACTATGTAACACCAGGTTGGGCTTCTCAAAAGACTGAACGAGCCAGAATTGGTGACCACATATTCTATGGGTGGAAAGGTTATGAAACTAATTGATTTGGTAAAAGTGTATCGTGGTGCATTCTCACCAGAACACTGTGAAGCGTTGATAGATATCTTCGAACATAATGCATCGAAGAGTTTTGAAACAGACATCATGAAGTTTGATCAATGCACACTCATGAATAATAATCCGCCAACTATGGCAGCCGTACAAAATTTTCTAAATCATTTTGACGGTTACCGTAAATGGCTCAACAGTCGAGGGCAGAAATATCTGCCTGAGGCTGTAGAACTCGAACAGCTGAGAATTAAGAAATATCCAATCGATGGTTATTTCCGTGAACATATTGATGCTGCTGATAGACAATCGTCTAAACGATTCCTTTCGGCGTTTGTGTATTTAAATGATAGTGGAGGAACTAAGTTCTTTGACAAAACGATAAAGGCAGAAACAGGTACAATGGTCATCTTCCCTCCACAGTGGATGTTTCCTCATACTGGACTTGTTGGTAAAAAGCCTAAATACTTTTTGTCTACGTATTTACATTTCTCTGCGTAGCTCAGCTGGATAGAGCAACGGCCTTCTAAGCCGTGGGTCGGGGGTTCGAATCCTCCCGCAGAGGCCAAACCTTTGGAGAATAATTATGGGTTTACTCGTCGTAGTTGGTATGATGCTGTTTAGTGCAGATAATGCCGAATTTATTGAAACTTCTGTAGCACAGCAAGAAGCTGGTTACGAATGGAATTATGTTGGTGTACAAGAACCATCAGGCACACCTGCTCTTGTAGCAGAAGGTGGCAATGGTAATAAATACATTTTGTTTCGACTAGAAAAATAAGGGATTGCTGGTTTAGCTCAGTTGGTAGAGCAGTTGATTTGTAATCATCAGGTCGGGAGTTCGAGTCTCTCAACCAGCACCATTACTATATGATCAAAATTATCGATAGCGAATTTAATCTTTTTAAGGATGATCCAGTCCGACCACATCTATCCGCAGAATTTAGAACAACGGAGAACCGTAAGGCATTTGCTCTTATGGACGAGGACGGATATAATGTAAGAGCAGTCGTATGCGTTGCCTTTACAGATAAGGTTGCAACTACAGAGGAAGAACTTATCTCACCTGGTGCAATCGCAATGTTCTACACAGTATGGTCATATAACAAAGGTGCAGGTCGTGAGATTATTTTTGAGACGGTAGAATGGATCAAAGAAAACTTGCCACTTATTGAGAGATTTGTAACTCTTAGCCCTCAAACAAATATGGCTTACAAATTCCATACGAGAAATGGTGCAGAGATTATCTCTGTGAATGATACGAGTATTAATTACGAATATGCCTCTGTGGTGGAATAGGTAGACACAACGGACTTAAAATCCGTCGGCTTTGGCCGTGCGAGTTCGAGTCTCGCCGGAGGCACCATAACGGAGATTAGCGCAGTCTGGTAGCGCACTTGGTTTGGGACCAAGGGGTCGTAGGTTCGAATCCTACATCTCCGACCATTTTTTTTGAAAAAAGTGCATTTTAGGCATGTACAACGCCTGCATAATGTGGTAGAATAGGATAGAAAATTGGAAAAGGAGAGAGTTCCATGCCACTCGCTAAACGTAAAAAGAAAAATGTCCCTATCCGCCGCCGTACTGGTATGGCTGGCGTACCTGTAGATAAGGGCTTCGAAGTAACACAAATTTATTTTCAGAATGAAGTGTCTCGTAAAGATGCAGTTGATCAGATCAAGACCTTTATTAAGAATAACTTCAGCAAGTCTGAAGCAAAGTTTATTCTTGCCAATCCAGAATGGAAGGTGATGAGTAGCTACTATCATGCTGCTACTGCCTTTTGGTATAATGCTGGAATGGAAGAATGTGAGAGATCATTGTACTGGAAACAGGCAATGGTGAAGAGGCAGTCTGAGCTTGTCGAATCAGGCAAAGACTTATATTATGAGAAGTTGCAGGCGAAGCAAGACTCCGATAAGGTAGTCAGTCTCTCTCCTCAGCAACGTCTGCAACAAAAGATCTCGAACACTATCATGCAAGATCTTCTTGAACTTGAAGATAAGTGGATCGAGGGAGATAAAGCCTCTATTGACGTTTACGGTCTTTTCCGTAAACATGGGTTGAGTGGATCCGCCACCATCCCAGTACGTAAGGTGATTGAGGGCTGGTTGTTAGATTATGAAGATGCTTACCATAAGCGTTGTGATCAAGCCGTCGAGGGCTATTCACATCTGAAACGACCAGAACTCAATCGCCGCATCAAAGAATGCAATGCTATGCTTGCAGATCTTGACAGAATTAAGAGTGCTGCTAAAGCTACACGTACTATTCGTGTTAAGAAGCCTCAGTCGATTGATAAACAAGTCGCTAAAGTCAAGTATCGTAAAGACGATAAAGACTTCAAGATTGTGTCTATCAATCCAGCTCAAGTAATTGGAAAGATGCGCTTGATCGTATTCAATGTCAAATATCGTAGATTGACAGAATATGTAACCAGCGATCCGAAAGGTTTCATTATCAAAGGTACTACTATTCAAAACTTTGACAAAGAGATCTCTCGTACACTTACACTTCGTAAACCGATGGATATACTTCCAATGGTATCGACTAAGACACCAAAGCAGTTTACGAAAATCCTTGATGGCATTAAGACAAAGCCATCTATACCAAATGGCCGTATCAATGAAGATACAGTATTACTGAGAGCGGAGGCAAAATAATGACTGCAGGTGTAGGACCAATTGAAAACCAATTTTTGACTAAGAGTAAATTTACAAAGCTCATTGAGTCAACTGTTACAGAATTACGTATCCCATATATGGAGGCTGTTCTTCATGTATGTGAGAAAAACCAAATCGAACCCGAAGATGTCAAGAAGTTTATCTCTCCTGTCATCAAGGACAAGATCGAAGCTGAGGCTATGAACCTCAACTTCTTGCCGAAAGGCAATACTCTTGATTCGGCTTTTGCTGAATAAAGGTATAAATAAAGCATGTACCAAGACGCATGAACTTGGTATAATACTACAGTTAATATTTCAGATATACGAGGTAATATATGTCATTCGAAAATCTAAAACGCAATCGCGATCAAATCTCCAAACTCATTCAAGCAGCAGAAGCTACCAGCGGTGGTGGCGAAAAGAAGTCATATGCTGATGAACGGATTTGGAAGCCAACTGTCGATAAAGCTGGCAACGGTTATGCCGTACTTCGATTCCTCCCTGCAACTGAAGGTCAAGAACTTCCGTGGGTCCGTTATTGGGACCATGGCTTCAAAGGCCCAACTGGTTTGTGGTACATCGAAAACAGCCTGACTTCTATTGGTCAACCTGATCCAGTTGGTGAACTTAACTCTCGCTTGTGGAATAGTGGTATCGAAGACGACAAAGAAAAGGCACGTACACAAAAGCGTCGCTTGCATTATGTAACTAATGTTCTTGTTGTTTCAGATCCATCTAATCCTGCAAACGAAGGTAAAGTATTCCTTTACAAGTTTGGTAAGAAAATCTTCGATAAGATTATGGACCTGATGCAACCTCAGTTCCAAGATGAAGAGCCTGTAAATCCATTTGACTTTTGGGAAGGCGCAGACTTTAAGCTAAAAATTCGTAATGTTGAAGGATACCGTAATTATGATAAGTCCGAGTTTGCAAGCCCATCTGCGCTCTTTGATGCAGACGAATCCAAGTTGGAAGCAACCTATAACCAACTACATGACCTCAGTGAGTTCACCGATCCAAAGAACTACAAAACGTACGATGAGCTCAAAGCAAAACTCGCACGTGTTCTTGGAGAAGAAGCGAGCGTAGGTGCTCCAACTATGGCACAAGAACGAGTTATGAACGAGCCTGCGGCTCCAGCTCCGATGCCATCTGTTGAAGAGATTCCTCAAGCGGAAGATGATGACACTATGTCATACTTCTCTCGCTTGGCGAATGAAGGTTAACCAACCCATAAAGCCTTGTCGCTGAATAAGATTCGGACGAAAGTTGGTGTAACTAGAAAGGAGAGACTACTTCGGTAGTCGGGAATTGGGGAGCTTCGGCTCCCCTTTTCTTTATCTGCCTGCTGGATTAATAGCAGATACTTGACCAGAATTAAGAACAGTATTTGAAGTAGTTACGCTTGATCTATTATCGGTAGGTGCATTAACTACATTCATGGCTGATGCAGCTGCAGTAGCTTCTCTATTAATAGCTGCTACTGCGCTTCGTGCTTCATTGAGTTGATTGATACCTAATCCTTCGTATACTTTACCAACACTTGCCTTTAATCCTTCAATGTCGACATCTTGAATTGCAGCATCGATGCCGCCTTCTGGGAAATAAATATATCTTCTAGCACCAGTTTTGCCAAAATAATCTTTAGCATCGATGCGATTTTCGCCGTCTCTACCTTTACCAGTTTGTAGACCTATCATTGCTTCAGACGCAAATGATATTCCTCTTACTGTGCTTTCTATACCTTTACCAAAATTTTCTATATCGATTTCGCCTAATCCTTTAAAAGCATTAGTCATTTCTTGCAGTTTAACTGGCAATATTGTCATATTGTCAATTAATTTAGGATCTAAATCTTTAATAGGTTCTAAAGATTCGATTAATTCTTCGATAGGACCTTTTTGTGCATCTTTTCTATAATTTGTTCCAAAAAAGAAATCTACAATTCCGAGAAACGCGTCTCTAACTGGACCTATTAAATCGCTTCCTTGCTGAAGCAATTGAGATCCAAAGAATGACATGAGTGCAGAAGAAATACCATCTAATGCAGGACCAAGATTTTCATCGAATGTAAGACCGCTGAAAGATTTAAGTCCTTCAGACACATTCTTTAACATGTCACCGAACCCTTTACCTGGTTCAGATCCTGTTAGTTTTGAAATTGCTTGAATACCTGCATCGCCAGCTGCAATACCTGCAAAGAATAATCCTATACCTGTACCAACCGCTGCAAGACCAACAGTTGCACCAGCTGCAGTTGCTGGACCAAACATGCCAATAATAGCTGATGCACCTAAAAGAGCACCAAATGATTCTAGTGTGCCGTCTCTATTAAGTGAATCTAATAATCCTACAAATACGTCGATGATAGGTTTAATCGCTTCACCATCGGCCTGCATCATTGCAATGGTTTTATCACCAACTGCAAAACCACTAAAGAATAACCCAATACCGGCACCAATAGATGCAAGACCAAATGCACCTTTGGCCATAGCCTTAGGTCCAAATAATGCACCGAATGCCGCAGAAGCACCAAATAATGAACCTATTGCTAATAAACTATCATCGTCAAGTGCGCCTAAAGCATCCGCAAAACTAATAATAATTTGCTTAATTGATTCACCGCTGGCCTGCATAGCCTCAATAGCCATATCACCAGCCGCAAATGCTGAGAAGAATGCGGCGATACCCACACCCATAGCACCGATACCAATACCAGCTCCAACTCCACTCAAGCCTGGAACAGCGCCAAATAATGCACCTGTACCAAGTAAAGCACCAAGAGCCACAAGATCTCGAGTGCTAAATGCTGCTAAACCTTCTGCTAGATTTGTTAATAGATTTTTAAGATTATCGCCACTACCAAATTTTGCCATAATAGATTCGGCACCTGCCAAACCCATAAAGAATGCACCGAGTCCAGCTCCAGCTGCACCGATGCCGATACCTGCTCCGCCTAAACCAAACCCGCCAAGTAATCTACTTAAAGGACCACCGCCTCCCGCGCCTGACCCGCCGGCCGGGGTGGGAGTCTGAGGCTTAACACCTCGTCCTTGTTTTCTTTCTCTCTCTTTTTCTAAGTCGTCAAGCTTTTTGCCTTTAGAGTCTTTAAAGAAAGCAATGAAAGACGCATTGAGTTGAGAGACCTCATGAGCTACATCGTGTGTAGCATCTGTCCCTTGTTTTAACTCATCGATTACTTCTGCGAGTGTTGCCATTGTTCGGCCTTTACTTTCTCTTCTTTTAAGAAACTAATTAACATACTAACATATACGTCTTTTTCCCAAGGTATCATGCTGTCTATCTCATCGAGAGAGTACTTATGATGTTGCATTAAATCAAAATTGGTCTGATAATACACCTGTAAATTACTGTGAGATAGACCTATGAGAAAAAACTTTGCAGTCCTTCAAGTTTAGTTTCGTTCTCCGTTCCACAATTAGTACATGTAAACTTGAGATTATGTGTCAGCTTAGGTAAACCTTCGACATATCCACGAATCTTTCCAAACTGCTCTGCAGACATAGACTCAAGAAACTCTGTAAACTCTTCTAATGATTCTTCTTTTACCATAATGCGTTCATCATCGGTTACGACAGAGATACATGCTTCTTTGATAAGTGCAAAGATTGCATCAGTCGCAGTCGCTGCTTCTGATAAATCGATGTTTTGCATATCGACAAACTTTGGCACTGCCATTTCAATATGAATGCTATCCGTCAATTCTAATGTCTTTTTTGGATATACGCCATTCATTTCGATATCGTCAATTGCAATTTGCACATCATTTGCTGTATCACAGTTATAACACTTATATGACAAATCAATTGTTTCACCGACACTTTTTGATCTGATCTTCAAGAACAAATATTCTACATCAGCGCCAGTTAATTTTGTTGTATCAAATCCTTCTTCAATGCAAGATTTAATAATATCAAGTACTGCATGTGAAATTTGCTTTGGCTCTTCAGATTCCAATGCAATTAACAGTACCTTCTCTTCTTTGACTAAGAACGGTCGAAACCGTGTTTCTTCGCCAGTCGAAGGGATAGTGACGTCGTACTTTGGTACGGCACCACTCAGTTTTGGTAAAGCCATAATTTACTCCTAAAAATTAAAACCAAACGACAACCCGCCTTTGGCTGTCTCCCAATTTGTATAAGACAACTGAACTGTCGTCTCTACATATGCATCCTGTTCATTGTTAAATTCAACCGAATTAATCGTAGTAGGAAATGCATCAATCAGATTTACTACGTACACTGATTGTGCTATATCAATTCCGCCAACTCTACTTGCAATTGCACCAATTGGTAGTGGCATTGCGAGCTGATGGATCTGTACATCTTTTGCGTAATCTTTTTTGTATTTTGCCGTTTCTGTTTCTTCGTCGATAATAAGAGATCTCCACGTATCAAAATACTTTCGAATTGGATATGTACCTGTTTCCATAAAGGTAATCGATACATCATCGATTGCATAACCATATGCAACCTTTTCGAATTCCATACCAATACGTCTATCAACTGTGGTGATCTGTTTGCCTGGTAATGTAGCAGATCGACAAAGAATATCCATATTTCTTTGACCAAGAAAACCTGCGATACCTCCACCGCCAAGAGAAGGCAATGTTACCTTAAACCGATTGGTACGAGCTAAGCCACCGCCAAACGTAATAGATGTTTTAAGCTCAGAAATTGTACTCATACCATTTTCCTTGTATCTCTATAGACCTGATTAGCACTTGCTTTATTCCAATCTGCTGTCGGAAGGAATGTTGCAATCTCCCATTCAGGTTTATCAACCAAAGCAAATCTACTTCTAACATGTTTAAACAAATAGTGTTTCATTGCTGGAGCGATAAACTTCTTTGGTATTGCACCTTCTTGTGCTAATACTGCATCGAGTACACGAGCTCTCATAACCTGTGGTAGATAATGTAGATTTAAACCATAGAATCCACCAGGTGCAGGACCCATCATGATGATGAGTGGAAAGCCATCATAATATGGTAGAGTTTCTTTATGTTTAGGGTCATAGAAGTACATGTACATATTACCTACAGGACCACCGGTCGTAATAGGTTTGTTACGTAATTCAAGCGATGGATCTTTCATAATCTCATTGCGGCTTTTGACCACACGACCACGATACATCTCTCTCGCTTTTGTTCTAAACCACTCAATAGACTGCTTTGTCCGCGGTGTGATCCCAGCGCGGAATGCTTCAATCTCGAGTTCTCTAAATAAACTTTCTCCAGCCATGAGACTATTTATAATTATTTTCTACGCTTTTTGCGATATGGCTTGAGAGGCTTGAGTTTACCTGGTACCTTCTTCAATGGCTTAGTCATAATACCCATCGAATACAATGTTTCTTCGGTCCAAATCTGAAACTCCCACTTACGGTCTTTGCAAAAACTATTAGCAGCTTCCCACTTATTCATATTCTTGACATAAGTCAAGCCTTCGTTGATATACTGTTTGGTTTTTCTTGCGCCTTTTGGTGGTTCTGTTTCTTTTTTGGGTTTGATTTCGACGAGGATTGTTTTGTCTTCAAAGACAATTTTGAGGTCGGGATAATAGCGGTGATAGCGTTTGTCAACTTCATAGAGGTATGGTATCACGATCTCTTCTGAAGACCATGCTTTTACTTTCGGGTTAGAATCGCACCACTTAAACGTGTCCCGTTCCCACAGAGAACGGAAGATTACGTTCGTATGATCGCCTTTGTACTTCTTCGGATTGAGTACAGTGTATCGTCCAGAATATGCCATTTTGTATATAAATAGTTCCAAATTACTTTATATCTATAAGGATAAAAACATGACTATGGGTAAAAGCGGAAGAGGGAATTATAAATTTCCTATAGATCTTGATAGTAAACAAAAAGGTTCTCGCATTTCGTTTCAAGCAATTCATGTTGAAGCGCCATCTATTACTGCCCGTTTTCTATCTAAAAAAGAATATGAGCAAAGACGTGCAGAAATTGCCGAGCTCGGCGCAAGCGGTGATAGAGCTTTAGCAAGTGCAGCATCAGCGCAATTAGAAAAAGACAATCAAGGATCTGGATTCCAAGGTGGTGTACAATCTACTAAATTTCATCGCATTGCTGGTGAAATATGTAATCTATATTTACCGGTATCTTTTCAAGTAAACGATGGCTTTGGTTATCAACAAGCAAACCTAAATAATATTGGTGCTGCAGCTGCTGGTGCTCTTAATTCTGGTGAAAGCGTATTAGGTGCTACATTAGAAAATGCTATGCAAACAGGACAATCTGTATTAGATTTCTTTACAGGTGCAGCTGCTAGTGGTGAAGCCGCAAGACTTGCAGCAGTAAGAGGTATTACGGCTATTCCGCTTGTCGTTCCTCAAGAAGTAAAATCAGCAGTACAGGTAACAGCTCGTGTTGCTATGAATCCAAATATTCGTACGATGTTTAACGGTGTTGCGGTAAGAGAATTTAACTTTCAATTTAAATTTATTCCAACATCTGCACAAGAAGCTCAAGAGATTAAAAACATTGTAAACTTCTTTAGATACCATGCATATCCAGAAGAAATTGGTAAAACTAAAAACTTTTCTTTGGCATACAACTATCCTAATATGTTTAAAATTGCATTGAAAGCAAAAGGTGCAAATGGTGAAGTAGATATTGGTACACCGATTAAATTATGTTATCTTAAATCTATTTCTACTGTTTACAATCCACAGTCTCCAGTGTTACATGAAGATGGATCACCAACAGAAACAGATATCAATTTAACATTCACTGAATACAAAGCTCTTAGCAGAACAGATGTGGTCAATCAACATAATCCAATATTGTTTGATCATGAATTGCAGACACCTGCTTCTGAAAAATATTCTAAAGAGAATGTACAAGGTGTAAGACCAGGCGCGACAGGATTTTAAATGTCTAATTATTTTGCTCCATTCCCTCGGGTATTATACAATTTTGGTGAAGAAACAGATCCAGTTGGATTTGAAAATATTGCCGTATATGCTGACACAGTTGATCAAATTCGTGATGCTGTAACTGCATATCAAAATTATTATATCAGACCAGATCAAAGACCTGATCAGGTATCAACAGAATTGTATGGCACACCGATTTATCATTGGACATTTTATCTGATGAATGAACATTTGCGTGAAAGAGGTTGGCCGCTTTCCGATGGTGCCGCATTTGAGAAAGCCAAAAAAGATTATCACTATCGTGTGCTTACTACAAGAACAAAACTAACAGATCGATTTAAAGTAAATCAAACTGTAACTGGTCTCGGTTCTGGTGCTACTGGTAAAATTATTCATAGAAATTTAGATTTAGGCCAATTGTTTATCGATGATGTGGTTGGCACATTTACTGCTGGCGAATCGATTCAGTCGACAAAGAGTGATGGTACATTAGAAACTATTTCGTTGCATTCTACCGAACTGCAATACAATGCCGCGCATCATTACGAGAATGCAGATAAAGAGGTTGTTGATATCGATCCGACTGTTGGACCAGGCGCACAACTAACAGAAGTTACGTTTCTCGATGAGCTAATCAAACAAAATAACGTGATGAAGCAAATTCGTGTTATTAGAAACGAAATTATTGTAGACGTAGCTGATTCATTTAAGAGAGCGATTGAAGGTTAATGAATACCTCAGACTATCAACTTAAAGAAGTACTATTGATTTCTGAAAGACTTGGTAATGATATCGAGTTAAAGAACAATGTGACTGATTTAGACATCTACGAAAGTATGGATAAACCATATTTGACTGGCCGTCTTTTACTTATGGATAATGAGTTTTTGTATGAGGATGGTGGCATTCTTGGTGGTGAAAGAATGCAAATCACCATCGAAAGTTTAAGAGGCGAGCAAGGTGAAACTGGTGTTGATGTTAAACCAATTACAAAAGTATTTTATATCGATAGAATTACAAATAATATTAAAGTACAAGATGATACATCAGTATTGGTAATCGAACTTATCGAAGATGTATATTATCATTCTAGCTTACAAAATATCAATCGCTTTTATCAAGGTAAAATAACAGATATCGCTACAAAGATTTCTGATAATTTTTTGAATAAAACTTTAGAATCGTCTGTATCTTCTCGAGAGAATTATAAATTAATCGTACCAAATATGCATCCGCTTGATGCATTGACTTGGCTTTGTCATAGAGCACAAACTACTGAAGGATTTTTCCCTTTCTATTTGTTCTCTACATTTGCTAAAGAAGAATTGTTTATGATGGATTTAGAGACGATGCTTACTGCAGGTCCAATCAATCCCGATGATCCATTTGCATATGGCTCATTTGCAGAACAAGAAGCAGCTTCGTTTGGTAAAAAAAGAAATATCAAAGCATTTTCTTTGGCCGAAGCCGATGATATGTTGACTAAAATTAGAAAAGGTATCGTAGGATCTAACTATCAATATATCGATGCTGCTGACGAATCTGTTAATGAATTTGAATTCGATGTAAAAATAGATATGTTCGATAGATTAAAAAATGATTATGATTTGATTAAAGAACCTAATTATTCTTCAAGATACGAATACGAAAACAAATCTTTTAATCAACATCGCGCGCGCTTGATTTCACAAATCGGTGGTGCATATGCATATCGTGAAAGTGATGCCGAAGATTTCGATTTGTCTCTTGGTGAATCTCGTAGTTTGGCAGAATATAAAACTAAGATTAGCTCAAGATCTATGGATAATTTTCTTAAATCAAACTCATTATCGTTTGTTGTAGATGGTGTAGATTTTATTGATGGTAATAAGCATTCTACTATTGGTACATTACTACAACTTATTATTCCTTCGACATCACCTGGCCATGAGACACACCACGTCGATGAAAGATTGAGCGGTGATTATTTGATTTACAATGCAAAACATAGTTTCTCAAAAGAAGCATATGTACTTACACTTAACGGTGTAAAGATAAATGGATATAGCGCATGACACCCGAACAATATCAAGATTTTTATGGAGATCAAACTCGTTGGTTTATCGGTAAAGTAGTAAGTATCGAAGATCCGATGCAGTTAGGCCGTATTCGTGTAAGGATTCATGGTATTCATACCGATAATACTCAGGAAATTCCTGATGACGGTTTACCATGGGCCCAAACTATAGTACCAATTACAGAAGGAGGTACAAATGGACTTGGAAATATTACAGGCATTCAACCAAATGCACGCGTATTTGGCATCTTCCTCGATGGAGCCAACAGCCAACTCCCACTCATTCTTGGAAGCTTGCCAAAACTTGAAGAATCATCTGCCGGAGGCAGAAGTACGGATCAGCGAATTCGTGGCGGCGATGATGGAAAAAATTCACTCACCATTACTAAAAAACCAAATTCAAACATTGGGGAACCAGATGACCCATATGCTGCAGTCTATCCAAACAATGCAGTGCATCGAACCCCAAGTGGCCACGTAATTGAATTAGACGATACAGAAGACGCAGAACGTATTCACATCTATCATAGATCAGGTACACATATAGAAATGCATCCAAACGGTGATGTTGTGACCCATCATAAGAATGGATTTCGTACTGTAACCGGTAATGATAAGTTAGAAGTAACAGAGAATATGGAAATCAAAGTTGGTAAGGATCTTAAGATTACAGTTGGTGGTAACATGACTCAGACCGTGACAGGAAATGAAACTGTCACTGTTGGTAAAGATCAGACAGTCACAACTGGAGGCAAGATCTTCTTGAACTAATATGCCAGGTGTAACACGTAAGGGAACAGATTCACATGTAGGGCATGCAAGTCCAACACCTAATCCATTTCATAAGACTGCTTATGCTGCTGGATCAGGCAATGTGATAGTCAATGATGCAAGTGCAGTTCGTGTTGGTGATGCTACCTCGTGTGGTGATCCTGCCGTTGCAGGTTCTGCCAAAGTTGTAGTCAATGGAAAAAATGTGCACCGTAAAGGTGATGCAACGGGTGGTCATGCATCATGGGTACCAAATTCATCTGCAGGTGGTTCAAGTAATGTAATTGCTGGTGATGGTAAAGCGCTCTCGTTTGGTGAGAACGAAGTCTATAATTCTCCTGCTGTCACATATCCTACTCGTATCTTACCTAAACTAACTGCAGCAGAAGTTCCACCAGAACATCCACGTAATTCAGAACAACAAGATCCTGCTACAGAATCAGAGCCAACACCTCAATGCGGTGAGATTCCACAAAGAAATCCCTATGATGTGGCAGCCGAAGCATTGTCTTTAGGTGATGCCGCATGGAGAGAAACAGGTTCGAATCCAAATATTACTGCATTATGGGACGAGATTGGATATCAAGGTTCTGCATATGCCGATGAAACTGCATGGTGTGCAGTTTTTGTTGGTGCAGTATTAAAACGAAGCGGCAATGAATTTATTCAGACAGCATCATCACAAGCATATCGTGGTTATGGTAAAGAAGTACAAATTGAAGATATGCAGAAAGGTGACATCATTGTATTTTATCGTAAAGGCAGAAATTCTGGTTATGGTCATGTTGGCTTTGCAACCGGTGGATATACGTCTTCTACTATCGAAGTACTAGGCGGAAATCAAAGTAATAGTCTAAACGTAAAAACATTTCAGCGTAGAAACGATGCCAAAGGATGGGGTATCAGAACTATACGCAGAGCAATATCTTGTGAAGACGGAGATACAGCACCTCCAGAGGCAACAGGTGCAACATTATCTTCGGTTGGAGCGGGTGATCAGGTCACATAAGTGGTATAAATAAGAGCATGGCAAGAGTATTTTCACAAGAAGACGGGAATCTAAATACAGCTCCCATTATTACGTCAAGAAAGGTAGCATATTCTGACGTAGACTTGACATTTGCGAAAAAGTCGAGTGGAGATGTATTTAAAAAATCTGATGCGGCATCTGTAAAGCAAGCCGTAAAGAATTTACTATTAACTAATAATGGAGAAAAACCATTTCAGCCACTTTTTGGTGGTGATTTAAATAGATTTTTATTTGATTTAGATACAGAATTTGACGAGTCAGAAATCGTTGACCAAATTGGCACAACTATTGCTAACTATGAACCACGTGCCTTGTTTATGGGTGCCAAAGCTAAATTAAATCCTGATCAAAATAGTGTTGCTATTACTGTTAGATTTCAAGTAGTAAGCACGTTCGAAGTAGTAGACTTAAATGTTTCATTAACGAGGTTGAGATAATGGCAGTCATTAAATCATCTGATCTTGATTTTGACAATATCAAGACCAATTTAAAAACGTATTTAAAGCAAAGTTCTGAGTTTGCCGATTATGATTTTGAGGCTTCAGGCTTATCAAATATTCTCGACGTATTGGCATATAATACGCACATTAACGGCCTCATTGCAAATATGGCTATTAATGAATCGTTTTTAAGTTCGGCACAATTAAGATCTTCTGCAGTATCTCATGCCGAAACGCTTGGTTATTATCCTCGTTCTAAAACAGGTTCTACGGCAACTGTTACGCTAAAAGCTGCAACCTCTGATACAACCACTGTGTCAGCAACTCTTCCTGCATATTCTTCATTTACCGCTAATGTTGATGACGTATCTTATACATTCCAAACTACCGAAGCTTATACTGCATCAAATGATGGTAGTGGTAACTTTACATTTAAAACTACGGCAGGTAGTGACAATATTATTATTAAAGAAGGTTCGCTTAAAACTAAAAACTTTATTGTGGGTGATACAGCAGATAATCAGGTCTATGTGATTCCTGATGAAAATATCGACACATCTACGATTGTTGTAAAAGTTTACGATACTACAACTAGTTCAACATTTACAACATACACAGATATTCAAAAGCAAGTTCGAATCAATACTACTTCGACAGTATTCATTGTGCGTGAAGTACCAAATGGCTATTTCGAACTGACATTCTCTGATGGTAATGTTCTTGGTAAATCGCCAGTTGCTGGCAATAAAATCGAAGTAACATATCTTCAAGTAAAAGGTGCAGTAGCTAATAATGCTACATCATTTGTGGCTGATAATAAAGTTACAGTTGGTGGCGTACAATATACACTGACTACCACAAAAGTTGCTAACTCTGGTGGTGGCGCAGACAAAGAAACAATCTCGTCTATTAAGGCGAATGCACCTGTTGCCTTTGCTACTCAACAGCGTCTGGTAACAGCTGAAGATTATAAAGCTTTGATCCTACAAAGATACTCATCGACAGTAGAAGATGTGATTGCATGGGGTGGTAACGATAATGTTCCTGCTACATATGGTAATGTATACGTCGCATTGAAGTTCAAAACAGGTGTTACAGCTGCTACACAGACTACCGTAAAAGATTCAATTAAATCAAATTTAGCAAATAACCTTGGTATCATGTCAATCGATACAATATTTTCTGATCCTCTCGATACATTCCTTGAGATTGCTACAACATTTAACTTTGATCCAGATTTGACGGGCGATACGGTTGATACTACACAGACAAATGCCCAAAATACTGTAAACAACTTCTTTACAGATAACCTTAATAAGTTTGGTGCAATCTTTAGAAAATCTCAATTGCTTACAAAAATTGATGCACTTTCTCCTGCGATTTTGAATACACAGCAATCGATTAAAGTACAACAAAGATTTAAGCCTACTCTTAATTCAAACACAAACGCAGATGTTAATTTCCCTGTCACATTGGCTACAGCAGATGATGTAAATTATCGAGTGACTACGACTAACTTCACTATGCTGGCTCAGAAGTGTTTTATTAGAAACACGCTAAAGAGTACGAAACTTGAGCTAATCAATGCAGAAACAAATGATGTAATTAGAGATAACATTGGATCGTATAATCCTGCGACAGGTGTTATTAGTTTTGTTGGGTTGAATGTAAGTGCATTCGAGGGTGAAAATATTAAAGTATCGGTAACACCTGCCGATGAAAATACAATCAAGCCATTAAGAAATTATATTCTGAAGGTTGATACTTCTAAGTCGTCTGCAAACGGCGTTACTGACTTCCAGAACACAGCGGTTACATTGAGCACATAATGCCTAAACATTTTACATCCAACGGAAGACGAGATCTAGTACTTACCACGTCCAAAACTGGTGAAGTATTACCTCAATATTATGAAAATGATAATTCTAAACTTATCAAATTACTTGATGAGTATTATGATTTTTTGGATTCCGATGGATCTCAGGCATTTTCCGATACAATTAAAGAGATTGTATATGCTCGTGATACTGCCGAAACGAAGACAGAATTTCTTGACGAATTAGTAAAAGAAATCGGTGATGGATTGCAGGTTTCTACATTCTTCCATCAACCAAGACTTATGGCTAAATTACTTGGTGGATTCTATAGATCAAAAGGTTCTATTGTATCGGCCGAAGGTTTCTTCCGCGGATTCTTTAATGAAGAAGTTACGGTCGAATATCCGAAGAAAGACATCTTTACGGTTGGCGAATCTCAAATTGGATTTGATTCGCAAAAGTTTATTCAGAATAACGGGATCTATCAGATTTTTTCTGTATTGCTTAAAGTTGGTATTTCTACACAAGACTACGAAACACTTTATAAAAAGTTTGTACATCCTGCAGGATTTCACTTTGCTGGTGAGGTTACATCTGTTGAAGAAGGTGCGTTAACACTTTCAGGTCAAGGTCTAAATCCTCTCGATTCAGCAGCTGGTATTTCTACTCTTGCGTCTGAAGCAAATGTTATCTTCTCTACACCGTTCAGCGAACTTACCGCGTTCCTCGATTCTGGCGCAGATGAAGAAAGATATCGTGTTACTGTCGATCAACCAGTATCCGACTTCCAGGCTCTTACAGCAAATGAGATCTCGAAATTCTACCCAACGATTACAGCTCTTGTCGATCCAAACTCTTTCACATTCGACGACAGCGATACAACTGGCCGTCCAGACTTCTCACTGGCTGCCGAAACTATGGACAACGATCTCTACAGAAGAGATTTACCAACATTAACTCGATTCTTTATGTCTAACACTAATATCACATTCGATGATATCACAGAGACATTTGATGATGGTGGTGCTGGAAACTAGATATAAATAAAGTAAACCTTATTTTACAGAGGAATTAAAAAATGGCAAGACAAAACATTGGTGTCGGCGCCTCCGCCAATGATGGTACTGGTGATACACTGCGCAGTGCAGGTACTAAGATCAATGATACCTTCGTTGAAATTTACCGTATGCTGGGTGGCGGAGACTCTGATAACCTTTCATCCCAAATCTCACTTGAAGATAGTGCAATTGTATTCGAAGGCGCTTCTATCGATGCATTTGAAACTCGTCTGACAGTAGTAGATGCTACAGCCGATAGACAAATTCAATTACCTGATGCAGCTGGTATTGTTACGCTTAATGATGCTACACAGACATTAAGTAATAAGACTATTCAGGCTCCACAAATTAATTCACCAAAAATTGGTGCTGCGATCAACGATTCAAATGGTAGCGAGTTAATTAGCTTTACATCTAATTCAACTGCGATTAACCAAATCAATATTGCAAATGCGGCAACAACAAATGCTCCTGTTCTTTCAGTAATTGGTACTGATGCGAATATCAATATGACAGTGAATTCAAAAGGTACTGGTTCGGTTGAGATTCGTAAAGCAGCATACACATCTTCTGAGATTACTGCAAACGGTGCAGCTTCTGCTAACGCTACTTACATCATCTGTAATAAAGCGACAGCATTGGCAATCTCTCTCGCTGATGGTACAACAACGGGTGAATACAAAATCTTTACGAACAAAGGTGCTGGTCTGGCAACAGTTACTCCTGCTAACTTCTCGGCTGGTTCATCTTTTGCAATCGCACAGAACGAAGCCGCTCAGTGTGTATGGGACGGAGCAAATTGGTTCCTTATCGGTAACCAAAGCGTCTGTACGGTAGTATAAGAGGTAAGTCATGGTAGCAATTGTAACTGATCCACTGAAACTAAAGTTCGCTGAATTTATTTTCAACGAAGCGACAAGCACTTCTGACAGTCATGAGTATTATATCGGTATCGGTAAGGCTGATACCTATGATAGCTCGGATACTGTTGCTACACCTGTTCGCACACTTCAAGAAGAAAGAGAAGCACGTAATAACCTACAATCTGTAAAGAAAGTAACTGGTACATCGTTCGTTATTCCACGATATAACTGGTCATCTGGTTCTACGTATTCTCCATGGCAAGATAATCAAACAGGTATTCCATCAAATACTTACTATGTAATGACAGAAGATAACGAAGTTTATATCTGTTTACAACAAGGTAAGTCTGCAACTGGTACATCGAATGCTTCTACTGTAAAGCCATCGTATACTGATGCTGGTGTGGCAGAAACGCAAGCCTTTGAAACATCTGATGGTTATCGCTGGAAGTTAATGTATGCGCTATCTGCATCGAGAGCAAATACATTCCTTTCTTCTGGTTTTATTCCATGTCAAAATGTAACAATTGATTCTGGTTCGGCTAACGCATTTGAATTACAGCAGTTAAATATTCAAAACACCTCATTGCCTGGTGCAATTCTTGGTGTAGAAATTGTAGATGCTGGTACAGGTTATACATCTGCTCCTACTATTACATTCAAAGGCAACGGATCCGGTGCGACAGCAACTGCCACAATTTCTGGTGGTGCTATTGTAAAGGTTGAGATGGATAACGAATCTGCAGGTATGGGTTCTGGTTATGATTATGCTTCGGCCACTGTAACTGGTAACGCATCACTTCGACCAATCCTTGCACCTCAAAAAGGTATTGGTAACGACGCTCGAGCAGATCTTAAATCATCTTCGATTATGTTTAACATTAAGCCGTCTGGTACTGAGAACGATACGTTCAATATTACTAACGACTTTAGACAAATCTTATTGCTAAGAAATCTTGACGAAATGGATAGTGCACAAGATGGCAACCGCTATACAGGTACATCATCTAAAGCACAAAGATTCTTAACAATTACTGGTACAGTATCGGCATCAAACTTTGTTGTCGATGAAAAAATTACAGGCGGCACATCAGGTGTAACAGCGTTTGTTGACGAACTCGATTCAAACTCTGGTAACAAGATTTTCTTCCATCAAAACAGCAATAATATTGCTGGTAACTTTACTGATGGAGAAACAATCACGGGTTCTGGTTCTGGTTCAGCAACTGTAGATAGTGGTGATAAACACACTGCGGTCGATAATCACTCTGGTGAAGTCTTATACATAGAGAACAGAGCACGTGTTATCCGCTCGAACACACAAACTGAAGATATTAAAGTAATTATTACGGTGTAAAGAATGGCAACAACACTTACCAATACTACGTTCTCCACTACCTATAAGGACGACTATAAAGACTCCGATAATTTTCATCGGATTCTCTTTAATAGTGGTAAGGCGTTGCAAGCTCGCGAACTTACGCAGATGCAAACTATTATCCAAAACGAGATTCAACGTTTTGGTTCTAACATCTTCGTAGATGGCGGGGTTGTACAGCCTGGTGGCTTAACAGTTAACAACAAACTAGAATATATTAGACTTGCAGCTTCACAGCTGCCAGTAAATCTTGACGATATTATTGGTAAGACATTTACTGTAAAATCTCCTGACCCTGCACTAAGAGTAAAAGTTCTCAAAGCGGTTAGAGCAGATGGTTCTGATCCTGATACATTATATGTAGAATACGTATCTACTTCTGCTGGTACATCTTCATCTGCACCCGTTCGCGTAGGTGCATCTCAAGTTCTTGAGAATACAGATCTTGGCTCATCATATGATATGACAATTGCATCATCGAATGCGGTTGGTCAAGGCACAGAAGTTTCTATCGCTAAAGGTAGTTTCTTTGTACAAGGTCACTTTGTATTCTGCGCCAAACAATCTATTTTCGCCGAAAAGTATTCTACAAATGCTAACAAAGATGTTGGCCTTAAAGTAGAAGAAGAAATCATTGGTGCAACAGATGATGATGGTCTATACGATAACCAAGGTGCAACTCCAAACTTAGCAGCTCCTGGTGCCGATCGTTATAGAATTAAGTTAACTCTTACAACTCGTGACGCAATCGATTCTACTGACAACTTTGTATATCTTGCAAAGGTAAGTTCTGGTAAAATCGTAGACGAATCACGTACAGATAATTCTTACAATGTTCTTAACGATGTATTAGCATTGAGAACAAAAGAAGAATCTGGTAACTATATCGTTAAGCCGTTTAATGCACAGTTTAACTCAAAGAATGATTCGAATCTTGAGCTTGAAATTAGTGATGGTATTGTATATGTAGATGGTTATCGTTTGAATGCAGACGGTAAGAAAATCAACGTACCAAAAGCACAAGATACAATTACAATTAATAATGAAACGATTGTTGTCCAGTATGGTAACTATATCATGGGCAGCAACAGCACATCTAAAGGTTTGCCTGAAATTGACACATTGGCAAAACTAACACTAAGATCTGCAGCTACATTCGGTGGCGATGATCTTGGCACATGTCGCTGTCGTTTCGTCGAAGAAGATAATAGTGGTGATTCTCGCTTCTATCTCTTTGACATCCAAATGAGACCTGGCAAAAACTTCAGCTCAGTTCGTTCTTTCGGTACTAGCACATCTGACTATATCGATGTCGTACTCGAAGGTGGTGTTGCCGTATTGAAAAATACTGGCAATAACGATCTACTGATGCCTCTGCCGAGAACACGTCCTACGAATACTGGTATTACGCATGATACTATTACTTTCTTGAAGAAGTATTCGATGACGACTAACACAAGCGGTAACTCTACTGCTAATATCGCGGCTGGCGCTGGTCTCACATTTACGAATCTAAACGCATGGATTGCTGCGGCTGATGATAGTGCCATTGACGGTTCTATTAATCTACAGCTCGATGGTACACAAGAAAACTTCTTCGTTAACGATGGTTCTGGTGTAGCAAGTAAGACATACGAAGTATTGGCATACGTAACTAAAGGTTCTCCATCAAAGAGAACAAAGTCACTTAACAATACAACAATTACTAAAGCATGGCCTGGTGATGTAGAATCCGATGGTACAGGTGCAGGCATTGAATTCCTTGCACTCGATAAGGCTGATATTTTTGAAGTCGAAGCAATTAAGATTGAAGACTCTGATGGTGCCGATATCACGACTAACTTCAACATCGATAACGGTCAAAGAGATAACTACTATGGCATTGGTCGTATTGTCAAGAAAGCTGGCTCTACGATTCCAACTGGTGACATCTTTGTAAGATACAAGTACTTTACACACGGCAATGGTGATTTCTTCGATATCACTTCATATCCTACTGCTTCAGTACCATACGACAAAGTTCCATCACATACACAAAATGACGGTACAGTTGTATCGCTGAGAGATGTGATTGATTTCAGACCAGTTGCTGTACGAGATGCAGACAATGCTGATTCATCTATCTTATCATTTAACTTTGATTCAAACGGTGCTGGTGGTAATCCAATTATTCAGTCTCTGCCTCAGTCAACTGACACATTTACGGCAGACATCGTATATTATATGCCAAGAGCCGATCGCCTTGTAGCTACGTTCCTCAACGAGAAAGGTGAACGCCTTCCGCGCGGTCAGGTTAAAGTAGTACAAGGTGTATCTTCTCTTGATCCTCAGCTTCCTGCTATTCCGACAGGATCGATGCCGCTTTACAATATGAACCTGAATCCATTCACGTTGAATGAGTCAGATTTGACAACAGCATTTATTCCTGCCAAGAGATTTACGATGGCAGATATTGCTGAGTTAGAACAGCGTATCGATACATTACAAGAATTGACCACACTGTCACTGCTTGAGGTTGATACTTCTAACCTTACAGTTCTTGACTCTGCTGGTAACGAAAGAACAAAAGCTGGTTTCTTAGTTGATAACTTTAAAGACTTTGCATTCTCTGCTGTTGGTCGTGATGAGTATCGTGCAGGTGTTGATGAGCTTGCGGGTTTACTTGAGCCATTACAAGAAGCACACAATACTCGCCTTATCTTCGATTCTGCAGATGCAAACTCTACTGTAATTCGTAAAGGTGATAACTTATATCTGCCTATCGATTCAGATGTTATGATGATCAATCAGGCTCTTGCAACAGAAACTGAGAATATTAACCCATTCGCAGTGATTGTTTCTCAAGGTCATATGGAATTATCTCCTTCTTCTGACGAATGGGTAGAAACTCGCTATGCACCTGATAACATTGTACAAGGTGAAACAGTAACAGAAAGATTGGCTACACGTAGAATTGCTCGTATTCGCCAAAGACTTTCTGCATTCCGTGATCGCTGGATTGGTAACCCAACTGGTTCTCGAGTCCTTGTTCGTGGTGATGTAAGATCTCGCCGTGAAACAATTGCTGATCGCGTTATCGATGTATCGTTTATCCCATTCATGAGAGCACGTAAGATCTTCTTCCGTGTACAAGGTTTGCGTAGAGATACTAAGCACTTCCTCTTCTTTGGTGGTCAAGATATTTCAGATTATGCAAGAGAAGAAACAGTATTCGAAAGATTCGCTGCTCGCTCTGATAATCCTGGCAGCATCTTTACAAATCATACTGCACACCCAAATGGTACTTCGGCTCTGACATCAGATTCTGCAGGTAAGTTAGTTGGTTCATTTATTATTCCATCTAACAATGCTCTGAAGTTTAGAACAGGTGCACAAAGAGTTGAGCTGATGGATGTCACATCTGGTAATGCAGACGATGCTATCTCTAAAGCACAGACAACATTCCAATCAACTGGTATTCTAAACACTCGTCAAAGAACAGTCAGAAATACAAGAATTGAGACTGAGTTCTTTGTACAAGAATATGATCCATTAGCACAAACATTCCGTGTTGATGCACAAGAAGATCCAAACGGTATCTACATTACAAAGTGTGATATTTTCTTCTCTACAAAAGAAGATAATTTTGGTGTTCCTGTACAAATGCAAATCAGACCAGTTGAAAATGGTATTCCAACGTCTGCTCCGATTCCAGGTGCTGTTAAGTTCTTGAATCCACAAGATGTTAATATTCCATCTAACTTAAATAGCTTGTCTACTATTCAGGCAACGCCAACAACATTTGAGTTTGATGAGCCTGTATATCTTGAGCCACAAAGAGATTATGCGATTGTTCTCCTTGCAGATACAACTGCATATAACGTGCATGTCGCTAAGACTTATGACTTCCTGATTGGTTCTACTGAACAGCGTGTTACTAAACAGCCAACGCTTGGTTCGATGTTTATCTCTCAGAATGGTATTACTTGGACGCCTGATCAAGAACGTGATCTGATGTTCAGATTATATAGAGCACAGTTCGCTACTTCTGGTAAAGCTATCCTTAATAACTCTGAGACAGAAAAACGTCTACTTGAGAATAATCCGCTTCTAACAGATTCTGCAGATCCTAGCAAGCTTCGTGTATTCCATGAAGGTCATGGTTTTGCTAAGAACGATTATGTTACAATTAGTGGACTTGACTCAAGCACAACATATGCAGGTGTTATCGGTACAGACATTATGGGTTCAAGACAGATTACCTCTGTCGACCATACTGGTTATACATTTACTATGGATTCATCTGCAAATGCAGCATTAAGACTTGGTGGTAACGGTGTCATCGCAACGCAAAATGCTATGTATGATGCCTTTGTTCCTCAAATTCAAATCTTACAGCCTGATGATACAACTATCTCTGCTAAGATTAAACAAACTGAAGGATCTTCGTTTGGTAATCAAAGAAATACTGTATTCTCTCAAGCTGGTAAGCAATCTACATATACAGATATTACACTAAATGAATTTAACTTCAATGAGACACCTAAAGTTATCTTTAGCGATTCAAACGAAACAGCAAATATTTCAAGTGCAAAATCTATGACAATGGAAATTACGCTTGGCACATCTGATAATAAGGTTTCACCAATTATCGATTTGCAACGTGCGTCGATTGCATCGTTTGAAAATACGATTGATAGTGGTGGTTCTCATGCTATCACAACGATTGGTGAAACTGATCCTACTGAAGGTACCGCGGCTGCTAAGCATATCACAAAAGCAGTTACGCTTGAAGAGCCTGCGGTTGGTTTGAAGATCTTGTTTGCAGCTAACAGACCAGCTGCTGCAGGATTTAAGGTGTTTATTAAGACTGCGACATCTGATGAAACCTTAGATGATGTTGCATATGTAGAAATCACCGAAGAAACAAACAATCCAGCGGACGAAAACAAAGATCGCTTTAGACAATACGAATATCTTGCTGGTGGACAAGTTGGTAACCTCAACTCATTCACTCAGTTCCAAGTTAAGCTCGTAATGACAAGTACTAATACTTCTAAGATCCCAACAGTAAAAGATCTGAGAGTAATTGCATTGGTGACATAATGGATAAATACATAAATGTAGAAGGAAAAGCTGGTTTAGTAAGAAGTAAAGCTTCAGGCGCAATCATCAATGTGAATAGCAATGAGATGTCTCAAGCCAGACATAGAAAAAAAATCTGGAAAGATCAACAAGAAGAATTGCAAACTTTAAAAAATGATGTAGCCGTGATGAAGGATTTGCTCTTACAACTAGTAGAGGAAAAGAATGGCCGTAACAACAATTAATCTGTCGGATCCAGTTTCTACCTGGGTTAACAAGACTAATACAATCGCCACTAATGTTGGTGATTTGGCTACGCTATCGACATCCGATACAGCGAGTCTTGTTGCTGCCATTAACGAAATTAATGGTCTGATAAATACAAATTTAAATGACTCAAACGAAATTAAAGGGATGTTCGTATCATCTACTTCTATTGAGTTTGATTCATCTGCCGGATCATTTAGCATTATTGATTCAGCAGTTACTGGGGCAATGATAGATAATGATGCAATTGTAGAAAGGCATATTGCTGCAGCTTCAATTGTAAATAGTCATCTTTCACCTGGTGCGGTTGACACATTAGCACTTGCTGATGGAAATGTAACGAATGCTAAATTAGCTGATTCCTCTATCGGCTTCTCAAAAATTCAAGCTGGCGCAATTAAGTCAGTGAATTTTGTTAATACAACTACGCTGTTGATTAAAGATTCTGCAGCTACAACATTGAAAACATTATATAGTCCTGGAAGTTAATTATGGCAGTTAGAAATCCTCTTTATTATTCGTCTGGTGATTTGCAAAAAATGACTGGTGCACAGATTAGTGCTATGATTGATATGGTAATCTATCAATATGGTTCTGATCCATCCGTTACACTTACACAAGTTGGCAGTTCTGGTAATCTTGATGCAATGAGTGATACTCGTTTGCAAGCTGGTTCATATATTACTCGCGTAGATAGATATGCGACTGAAGCTGAAACAGCAGAACCATCAACGGTAACAGTAAGTTATGATCGTATCAATCAAACAAATGCAACCGTAGCACAACTTACATCTGGCGATACAGTTTCAGGTGCAGGCGAAGGTTCATTTCCATTCTACTATGATGGTGATGATCTAAGAACAATGACGCATACAGATATGCTTGACACGTTTATTCGTCCTGCTATCACAAAGCTTACAACTGGTTCAACTGGTACAGATCAAGCTGGTACGTATAGAATTCACACGGCAACATCACTATCAGGCAATACACTAATTAGTTCAACGCCTGTCTTTATTGATACTCGTGCTAACACGGGTGCATATACGGCTGGTGGTATTCCTGAAACTCTTGATCAGCCTACGACTATTTCTAATTTCTATTTGATGAGAATTAATCAGGCATCTTCTGCACCAACCGTTGTAAATATGCTAAGACAGACATCGTCGAATGACTTGCAAGAATATACCGATACAGAACAAAACAATATGCTTAAGAACATGGTTCGTTGGGCTGCTGTTAATGATACTGGTAATCGAATCCAATATCGTGTTGCTACATCTGGTACAGGAAATGCTCGTGGATCTGGTATGACAGATACAAAACTAAATGGTTCAGGTAACTATCAAACGCGCTTCGTTAATGCGAACGACTATCGTGCACAGGAATTTCCGAATGGTTCGGCTGTGACGCAGAATACATATTATTTAAGAATCTATACAAACTAAAGGAATTGAAGAATGGCTTTTCACTGGGAAGAAGGAATTGAATACGCCCGTTATATTGATGAAGATCGTCAAAATATCGAGGTAATGCATATTATTGAAGACGATGAAAATATTCATGGTCGTTCAGCCAAATTGCATGTATTACCTGCTGATGATAACGATGTGCAATTCAAAGCTTTACTCGAGCATTTCACATATGATGATATTATGGAAATGACATATAGCTATAATCAAAATGCAGAACGTGCATTCGAAGAGCAAGTTATAGCAATCGCCCAAAAATCTGGAGTACTAGCTACTCTAGATGTTGACGTTGTTTCTTATGAATATGTCGATAAGCTTATCGATATTCTCTTCTTAGAAAAAGGTATTAAAGATAAAGAACTAAAAGAACTTATCTTTAAAACCAAACTTAGATTATTTGAAACTGATTTGGTTAAAAATAATAATAATAAAGAACTTAAAAGTTCATTACGCAAATCATCGTCACTAAAAGATATTTTTTATATTATGATGCAGATTGAGGAAGATACTCCTCAAACCTAGAAAAATCTTTATTAACCACATGATGAAGACTTGCGCCTAAATGCTTAGTCGAAAATGTGTTATCAATTATCCAATTCCAACTTAGTCCAATAGGATTAATTGGTATTTTATAAAATTCTTTTATAAAAGAAAAATAGACCTCATTGTTCCTAGAGAATGATGAGGCTATTTCTTTTGGATAGATGTTATCAACTAGTGCTTCATCAAAAATAGTATCTGCATAATCCAATCTTTCACTTAATCTAAAATCTTCAATAGCGTTTTTATTGCCAATTAACACGCCGGTGTTAGCAATTTGGTTATTACCGCTGATACCTTCTAATAGTAACATTGCATTTTTGCAACATGCCTTTACTACCATATTCATTTTATCAAAATCAATTGTATCAATCCACCAATCACCATATACCCGTTCTCCCCAATTAGGCTTAGTATCGATAAAATGTGCACCTACATATTTGTGAGTAGCATGTTTATCAAAAATATTTTGAGCGCTTGTGGGTATTACGTCTAAGTCTAAATAAACTACTTCATCATATTCGTTTGCTAAGTCTTCAAACCTATATAATTTTTCAAACTGTAGGTCATCATAATCTGGAATAGAAGGAGTAAAACAATGATATTCTGCATTACACAGATTAGCATAATCTTTGTGAGCAGATATTAATCGATCTTTATATTTTGCAAACGCATCTTTCTTTTCTTGTGGAGATGAAGTGTGCCTATGAACATCTGCCCAAATACTATAGATAATTCTTTTCATAAAAATCAAAAACCTCTTTGAATTTTTTATTGATAACATGTACGAATTTGCTTTTGCGTGGAACTACTTTATACCTATCATAAAACATATGCCATGGCCAATCCAACCATTGAATAGGTATATTTCTAGTTTTAACTAAGTAAGACCATATCGTTTCATTATCCCATCCAAACATTTCTCTAATATCTTCAGGATACATTTCGTCGTTTTTTAGATTATCCATATCTTTAATTACGGCATCTAAATTATCGAAATATGCTAATTGCTTCATATGCTCTGACGATACTCCCACAATGCCTGTATTAAATACATCATTATCGGTGTTATATCCGTTCGATTCTAATAATGCAAAGCAATTCCAATATTTTGCAGTTGGGCTTCTATTAGATTCGACAGGCCGATTACGCAATTCTCTTAGAGTTTTCTTCGCTAGATTGTTATTATCTTTAATCGCGATGCCTTTAGATAAGTCGTGCACTTCAAAGAAATTTTCTTGAGTCATAGGAACTACGTCAAAATCTAAATAAAGAATTTCGTCGTAATGACGAGATAGCTCGTGTATGATTTGTAGCTTATAGAAATTTACTATATTATATTCGGTTATTTGCGGATATGTTTCGTTAAACCATTTTTTATATAATTTAAAATCTTCATCATACTCGTACATCAAGAACGTTACACCAATATCATTGGCATATTTTTGTTTACATGCTAATAATTTATCATAATACTTTTGAAATTCTATTTTAGTTCTTTCGGTTTTAGGTATATCATCACCATAGTAAGGTGCTTGATAATCCAAATCTTCTTTTGGAATATCGATATACAAACTATAAATTACTCTACGCATAACCAATTACCATATATCTTTCATAACCGTTTGACATTTTTAATTTGCCAGAATATTTAATGTTAGATAATCCGCATTTATCTTCAAGTTCCCATCTTGAATTTACACAATTGCTGTGGTCATCAATATGAAACATATTATTGCTTTGAATTGCAAATAATGGTATTTCATAATTACGTCTATGAAAAAATGGTTCGATATACTTTTTTCGAATAATATTTTTCATGTCTGGCATATGTTCTGATGACGTGTTAATTATTAGATTAGCTTTTTCATCTAAAGGACCATTTTCTTGAACATCCCCGCATCGCTCAGCATAAGCATAGTTTTTTAATTTCATATAACGTCTAAAAACATTTAATGATTTAATATCTAAATCAATATTTTCTACAAAGGAAATATCTAATGTAGAGTTTAATAATGCCACAATGGGAAAGCCTATCCATCCTCCAAATAGTTGAACATGAATATCGTCTTTTTCTAAAAGATGCGGTATAATTTTATCTACTAGCCATACTTTCGATTCAATTTGATGTGGTGACATAGAATCAAGTAAATGTTTTATGTCATACTTTTCGCTTTCTGTATTTTCCCATAAAATTTGCCAAATATCTGGATCAATTCCAATAGTGTTCAAATCCATCATAGCCCTCATCATCTAACAAATATTTGCCATTAATATATTCGGTATTCCGTCTCCATCCGTTAAATATGCAGACAGGATATGTATCATCTTTAAAAAGAGGTTTAGATTTTGTGCCAGCTTTAAAGTAATTGTTTTCATCAATACCGTATAACCGGGAATAGATTTCACCTTTCGGAAATACATTAAGCTTATCGTAATGGTGATAATATAGATATGAATCTATACCATTATATTTTACCATATAATAATCAGGATCTTTCATAAATTCTGACCATATAGATGTTAGATCACCGTGCCATATCATAACAGACGAGTTATAGTTCATATCGGTACCAGTCAATTCGTATGGTTTCCAATATGCCTCGATAAGTCTTAGCTTACTCTTCTCGCAATAATCTTTGAAGTGTGTAATGTCATTTTGCAGTACGACATCTAAGTCAAAGAACATTTCAGGAACTACAGCTGGTTCTTTAAATAACCGTAGTTTCCACCACCAGTTTTCTAAATCATATTCTTGTTCGAGAGGTTTTCTTAGAATATATGGATGCAAACCGCGAGGATCATCAGTATAGCAAACGAATCTAAATGATTCGTTAAACTGTTTTGTGCACATAGCATATAATCGATTTACATGCTCGTACGAAAACTTATCACCCCATTTTACGCAAGATATAATCATTAATAACCAATAAATCTAATTCTGTTTTTTCAAATGTAGCTATAGCATCTTCAGGCGTTTCAACGATAGGTTCTTTACAATTAAAACTAGTATTCAATAGCATTGGAATTCCAGTAATTTTATAGAACTCGTTAATAAGATCGTAATATTTGCGATTCTGTTTACGATTTAGTGTTTGAATGCGCGCAGTACCATCTACGTGCGTAACACCTGGAATTTTATCAGAAATAACAGGCATAATTCTAGACATATATGGACTCGGTTGATTAGTATCAAAATATTCTTTGTAATGTTCTTCCATAACAGAAGGAGCAAATGGTCTAAAATCTTCTCGCTGTTTAATTGTATGATTAATTCTATCTTTAATATGAGGATCACGAGGATCAGCTAAAATACTACGATTACCAAGAGCTCTATTACCCGATTCGCATTTTCCTTGATACCAACCAACTACTGCGCCATCGGCTATAGCTTGTGCTACTTCTTTATAGTCTACCCTTTCAGTGCCAATATATTTGTATTCTTTACCAGAATAAACTGTAGGCCTATGTCGATTTTTATTAAGAGTATAATCGGCATGGATGTATGTGCCAATAGATTGACCCTCATCTCCAGGTGCCGGAGGTACATGAACCTTTTTATATGTTTTAGTAAATTCCTCATTCATATAACCGTTATATGCTACACCTCCAGCAACGCATAGATTGTTGCAAGATTTTAAAGGTAACACATGCTCATCAATTAATTCTTGTGTTGCATATTGTAATGTATATGCAACATCTTCTATCTTAGTATGATCTAAAGTTTTTTCTATATCTTCTGGAAATGGATCAATCTTTACATTGTATTCTCCACGTCTATTCTTTTTTAGCTCCATTTTGTGCTTAAAAATATTTTTATTATATTCATCAATTATCATATGGATTTTTAAATTATATTCTCCATATCCAGCAAGACCCATAAGTTTACCAGCACCTAAATGTCCGAATCCCAATTGTTTCGAAAAATAATTCCATAGAATGCCGATATTCATTTTATCTGAAAGATCGGTCATACGCCCATCTTTATCAAAGAACACACAGTTATAGTGCCAACCTCTACCATCAATGGCTAAAATATCAGACTTTCTAAATCCTGAATCCATATATGCATATGCGGCGTGTGATTGATGATGGTCAATGTAATATACATTATCAATCATAGCATAGTCCCATAAATTCTTTGGTTTAAAACCAAAGAACTCATAATATAATTCTCTATCAGCTAATAAGCTAACTCCACCTTTAGTGGTAGTAAAAGCAAAAACTTCATGTTCTTCTGGCTTATGATATTCATCATAAAATTTTAACATAAATTCATCATCATCTTGATTCATGCTAATTAGTTCTGATTGATGCGAATACACATCCACATGCCATGGAATATTATGTTTACGTCTGCTGTATCTTTCTATTTGATTGTGCAAAACACCATCATAAGTATTTTGGTCATGTGGACTTAGTGCGATACTAAAGATTTTCATAGATATAATCCGCTAATATTTTTTGGCCTTCTGCATTTGGGTGAGCATCTTCTTCTGATATTCTATATTTTTTATAATCATCAACTTCGTGTGATATAACGTAAAATGGTTTTTCTTTATTTTTATGATCTATACCTATAAAATCGATAGGAGATAATCTTTTATAATAAGGAGAGTTTAATATAACACTAAGAGCTGCTTCATCAAAATCTGCTCGGTCTTCGAATTTAAAGTGATTCCACCACCTAGATGCACCCCATCTTTCTTGTGATGCTGGCAATCCGCCGGAATTGCCAAACTGTTGTTTGAAATAATGGCTATATAATTGTATCATTTGGAATTGTTTTAATGGGATTCTTTGACTAGCACAAATAGTTTGTATGCTATAAAAATATCTTAAGCTTTCTTTTATCCATCCAAGAATGTTTCCTTGAGGTTTTACTCTTTCGTTACGCCAAGTAAATTGATACTCTGTCATATTTCTATATCTATTATGGGCTTTATAAACGCTTTCGAAATCATATCTTTGAGCCTGTGACCATGCCAACATAACATAGCCAATATCTTTAGGATCATACTCTTGCATAGCATCTAATACAGAACTATAAATCATATGATTTCCTTGTCCGCATTTGCCGACATTTACAACTTCCATCCCTAATTTACTACCCACAAGCTCTGGCCATTTAGGCCAACTCGTATCTAATTTAGGATGGTAATCAGATGTGAAATTTTCATCTGTCCAACTATCACCGCCTGCTATTAGTATTTTTCTAGCCATGTAATTTTTTCCATTGCTTATTAAACGTAAGCATTCTTTCTTCTACTGATGGATAATACATATACGAATCTAAATCTACCATATAAGGCTTCTTCGTATTTTCACATACGATATAATTTTGTCTATGGAAATCGTTGAATGTATAATCTGATTTATGATTTACAATATCCTCTATTACTGTATTAGGTTCTGTAAAATAAAAACCTTTTATATAATCAATTATAATAGTAATCGTCTTATCTTCAATAGAATACTCATAATTAGGAATTAGTATTCTATTAAAATTTTCACTTCTCAATCTAGTTAAATTATCATATACAATTTTTGCATAATCTACGGTTTGATATTCAATTACTTTAGTAAGAGTAAATGTTTTTATATTCGTTCTAAGCGAATCCACATAATACATATTTTAAAATCCTAGTGTTCTATCATTTAGTGCCACGATAAGATTATCTAAAGTATGTTCTCCTTGTTCAGAAAGTTGCTCAGTGCATATTTTACAATATTCTTCATACTGAAATAAATCGAAATTCATCATCTTCTCGATGTTCTTTTTTGTTACATCAAATGTCTTAGAACCATTAATTACTTTTTTACTGCAGTGCCTTATTTTTTGCATTTCAAAGTCAATGACTGGAACTGAAGGATATTTGGCACAAAGCTTTCTAGTAATTTCAGAAGCTTGCATATCTACATCATAAAACGGTGATCTTGCATTAAATTTTTTAAACATAGTATTATCATGATCTATATGTGATAAGTCATAATTTTCTCTAAATTTAAAATAATTAGGAGTTTGAATAATAACGTTATAGTTGTTATTATCATTTTGCTCTAAAAAATCATAGTTACCTAGTTTTTCAATGCGATCTTCATGAAAGTCTAGTACTAGGTGTTCGACATAATAAATTGAAGGATCTTCTAATATATGTGGATAACGCTTGCGCACAAACGAATTAGACAATACTGAAGGAATAAGAGTAGGATATTTTTTAATTTCAGCAATGACTTCATCCAAATTTTTTACTAGGCCTGGTTCTCCACCTAGCAAATTAATTTTTGCTTTGTATCTAGAAAGATATTTTAATGTTTTACTTAGAAAATCCATATCTACTTCTAGATTTCTCATTTCCAATGTCCATGCTGTACAGTAATGGCATGACTTATTGCAAGATTTTGTTAAATAAAAATCAATACCAAAATATCCATTCGCTTTTAAATCTTTATAATTCATGTTGAATCCACTTTTTCGGGTTTGCCATCTGCTGACAAAACGATTTGCTTTTTATGGCTATCAGTTTCTCTCTTTTTACAGATATGATGGCATATGCCAAAACCTTTACCTTCTTTTAAATCTTCAAAAAACTTAACCCATTCATCTTGTAAAATAATTTCATCTAAAGATTCGTAATCATCAATTTTACTGACAGCTAATAAATCTTTATACCTAGGTTCTTTTCTAGTATGCTGATTATCACACCAACAACACGGAATAAGTTCTCCCAAATTTGTAACAGCAAACGCGTTTTGTTGATTATTAAAACATTTAGGCTCTATTTCATGTCGAGAATCATATTTGTCTAATTCCATAATTTAATTTCTCCTCAGTGAAAGAGCCATCTCTTTATTTTTTGGTTTCAATGGATCATTTTTTCCTTCCCATCGAGAAGAATATAATAGTCTAAATTTGATATTAGGAAGGTCTGCAATTAAACTTCTAGCTTCTTCTATATGATGTTCATTATAACTAAATACAATATATTGCCAATCTGCGCGATCTAAATATTTAGCAGATTCCCTAATAAGTCTAAGCATCTTATGACCGTCTTGATTTTTTCGGTATTTGTCGCTTTCATCAGGTAATCCGTCTAATCCAAAAAACCATACTGCATGTGGATTTGCTTTCCAAGCTTTAGGATACCAACTTTCTGGTTTAGCCGCAGATGCGTGGTGTACTGTTACAGAATTTCCATTTTTGTATGCCATTTCTAGCATTTCTATAAACTTGGGATGGTGCACTGGATCTGATACTTGACCACAAAAATTAATATGATAAAAATGATTTAAAATTTTTTCATATCTATCCAAAGGCATATCTTCTCCAGTTACTTTTAATCCCTTAGAAGTAAATGAAGTGTATCTTTGGCATCTTAAACATTCTAACGGACATCTATGCGTGATATCAATATTACACGCTGGTCTGTGATGAAATGTATTTGGATCTACTGGTAATTTTTCTCCCATATAATCCTCACATATAATTAATTTTGTCTATAGACTTATTAAGAGAAGTTTCACACCATATTTTAAATTGTTTATTTAAAGCAGTTAGAAGATTATATTCTACTATATGATTGAAATGTTCTATAAAATATTTAGCATTTGCATTGTTAAAAGATAAGTAAGTCTTTTCGACTATTAAATCATAAATTTCTGGACATACACCTTTAGTATATTCTTCATTAATTATAAATTCTTCATAACAATGTTCACTAAAAATTTTATGCAGATGTACTTCTTTTTTAAGTCTATCAGACACATCTATTAAATTAAAGTTTTCGTCAAGAATACAAAATTTATCTATTTCTTTGTCAATTAATAATTCTACCATATCAGACTCTTAATGCAACTGTGTTGATGACATGTTCAATTTCCTCATCTTTTAACCAAGCATGAATAGGTAACGAAAGTACGGTGTCTGCAGTATGCCGTGCTACTGCACAATATCCGCTACGATATTGGATATGGTTGTACATTGAATTATCGGGAATAACTCGCTCATAATGTACTGATCCACCTAAAGCTTTCTTTACTTCGTTACGCGTTTCTTTATCCTCGAATTGTATTACGTATTTATGATAGTTGTGGTTGTCATGTTTTTGCGGAGTCTTTACAAGACCATCGAATTCATAATCATATTCTTTTGCAATTTCTTGTCTACGCTTTTGCCATTGTTCCATAAACTGAAAGCGATGTAGAATAACATCTGCATTAAAGTTATACATCTTTGAGTTGTAGCCCAACATAGCAAAGTCTTTATCTTTACCATGCTTAGCAAGCATACGTACTGTCTTGGCAATCTGATCGTCATCTGTCATAAACATGCCACCGCCTGAGATACCAGCAATGACTTTATTACCATTAAAGCTGTACGAACTACAATCACCAATTGTACCAGCCTTGCGGCCATTTAGACTTACACCTAATGACTGAGCCGCATCTTCAATAAAGACAATATCATTTTCTTTACAATAGTTCTCAATCTCGGTAGTATCGGTCATATTACCAAAAAGGTGTGTATAGATGAGAGCGCAGTTACCATCACGCTTCATCTTTTTTACAGACTCAAGTGTCATATGATAAGAGTCAGGATCAATATCACAAAAGACTGGCATTGCACCCGCCATAGAGATACAACTTGCTGATGAGATCCATGAAAAACCAGTCACAAAGACTTGCCAACCTGGACCAATGCCATGTGCTTTCAAAGAAAAATACAATGCATCGGTTGCACTACTTACAGGCACACAGTGTTTACGACCTGTATAATCTCTGAACGCTTGCTCTAGCTCTTCGGTTGGCCCTTCTGGTTCTTTTGCCATAGCCTTGTCAAAGAGTTCATAATATAGTTCTTTATTCTCGAGATATTCTCTATCCCAACCGTTGTAGTTCATCATATGCTTTCATAATAGGTTCAATATTGGGCTTTTCTATAGAACGTCGACTATAAACCCAACCGCCATCTCTAATTTTTGTAGATCTATTATACTCTATTTTCTTATCGAAGTACATGCATTCTTGCAAAATTCTTGGCGCAGGATCAAATTGCTCTTTCGCATACACATACGTATTAAACATGCCTAATAAATTATCTACAGGTGCGAAAATATTTTGTAAAAGGGGGTTTACAAACGCTTCTTTATATGTTATAATAAAGTATGACTTGTAGGAGGGAGCCAGTATACCCGCCCTTTCGTAGTACTGTTTTCCAGTCCCTAAAAACATATGTTCTGCTTTTAGATCTGGAACAGGATCTTTGTAAATATCAAAATTAATTCTTTTTTCGAAGTGATCACCTACACCATTCACATACACATCAGTGTCACATAGATCATATACATGTCGTGGTCTAAAATAGTCTAAAGCATAATTATACTCTATAGGATGATTTTCAGAATATACTGATATTAGTTTGTGCGAAAACGCATCTATTAGAGAGAATAGTTGGTCATGACTATACTTATCTTTTAATTTCCACGCGTGAGTAAGCATACTTCTACCCATAATAAGGGTAACATCGGTTTCTTCATAGAAATATTCGAATGATACATTTTTACAATGTACATACTTTTTTTCTAAAGAAGTGATATAATCATTTACTTTGAAATCTGGATGTGGTATAATAATAAGTCGAGCATCGAGTAAAGATGCATATTCATAACTATAATATAACAAACCATCGCACGGCTTACTCGTACATAGAATGTTCAATCTCATTGCGAATCAAATGCCCATTTCTTTTCATAACACCAAAAACAATGACCACACTCTTTTGCAAAATAATCTGTTTCTCTTGCTGTACCCACGCACGAACCAGTAATTGGATAAAGAGTTTTCATTAAGCCTTCTTCTTTATAAACACCTGCTACAAATTTTTTATCAACATTTATATATGGCCTATATTCATCACCTTTTCCTGCCCAATTTTCTTGTGTATACGATCTTCTTTTTTCAGCAAGGTGATCAAAACCAATATTTTTCATAATATCTTGTGGCGGATTTTTTGTTATACCAGTGACGATTAAACACTCGTGCATTTTTTCGCAAATTTCTAAATGTTTTTGTTTTTCTAAAACTTTTACTAGACCTTCAATGTTATTACATCTATCAACATATTGGCCATCTATTAATACGCGTTCATCATTCCAACGCTCTTTAGCATATTCTTGCAATTCTTGATCATAAATGTCGAATTCATAGATATAGTGTTGACCGATTTTATGATTTGGAAATGTATCTTTCATAAATTCTACAATATCTAATGAGCAGAGCGCATCAAATGGAGCAGTCAAATCTTTTCCCGTAAAAGGAATAATTTCGACATTTGGAAAATGTTTACAGATTAAGTATAACAGAGATGCCGAATCAAGTCCTCCAGATAGCGATAAGATAATTTTATCAGGAACATACTTATCGAATAGATCTATCGTTTGGTTTCCATAACTAATTTTCATTATTAAAACTCCATTTTATATCATTTTATCCAATTGATAACTTCGTCATAATCAGGCTTATGTTCTCCTGCATTTTTTATATATTTTTGCGGATAACGTCCAGAATGTTTATATCCGAATTGCATAGAAAATATTACTTTTTCGTTATCAAGAAATTTCAATTCTTTTTGTAACATTTCGGATTTATAGCATAGCAAATAAGAAACTTGTAAACCGGCTTCAATACAAAGGCCAGATAATATGGTAGAAAACATTCCAATTTCTATAGCATTTTCTCTCATTTGAGTATCACCATTGTATCTCTGTGGATCTACACAATAATGCTCAAATACTCTTTTTCTTTGAAATATACGTAACACAGAATCATTAGGAAAGGTTAGCCTAGAAGTAAAAAGAAGAACATAAGGAGCATATACATTTTTATTGATAAAGGTGCCATTATGTGTAGATGCCTCATACAAGATTTCTTTTTCTTTTTTGTGTTTAGGCTGCAATACGTGAACTGTGTATGGCATTAAAGATTGTTTAGACGGTACTAATTCGTACGTTTTTTTAAGCAATTCTTCTACTAATTCTTGAGGTGGTTCTTCTCGGCCGTAATATCGAATTTGAGTCCTTTTACTAAATACGTCTTCTATCGGCATCTTTCTCTCCATATAAATACCATCACCAATTTATTTATATGTATAAATAGGTCTGTATGGTTTTGTATAAATATAGACAAACAACGTAAAGAGTATTTGTGAATGGCCCAATACGAAGAAATTACAATTGATCAAGGTGCGGATGCATCTATTGAACTACATCTTGTGAATACAGATGGCTCTAAGAAAAATCTTACGAACCACACCGTCACAGCGAAAATGAAAAAGAATTATACGAGCGACAGTTCAGACACAACCGATTTTGTGTCAACAATCGCAAATGCTCTTGACGGTATTGCAACTATTTCATTAACAAATCTACAAACAGATGCCCTTAAAGCAGGTCGATACGTTTATGATGTTGAGCTATCATTTCAAGATAGCGATGGTGATACGATTATTGAAAGGGTGTTAGAAGGTAAAATTACAATCACGCCGTCTGTAACGAGGTAAGTCATGGCAATAAGAGTCGGTACAGGTCAGACTACTCAAATAAAGACGGTTAGAGGCGTTGGTCAAACAACACAAGTTCGAAAGGTTGTTGTTGGTCGACCAGTAAGAAACGTTAGTTCGGGTGCTACAGATATTAATAACCTTTTAGGTGTTGATACTTCAGGCAGAGTTGATGGCGCTATCTTACAGTTTGACGCGGCTCTTGGTGTATTTGTGGCAAATGCCGAACTAACAAAACAGGACATTAACGGAGGCAATTATTAATGGCCACTATTATTAGAATCAAAAGATCGACGGGTACCAGCGCTCCAGGGTCATTAAAATCAGGCGAACTCGCCTACTCCTCAGGTGCCGGTACTCAAGGAAACGGCGGTGATCGACTTTACTTTGGTAAAGGTGATGACGGCTCAGGTAACGCAACAACCGTAGAAGTTATCGGCGGTGCTTATTTCTCTAACTTGCTGGATCATGTAGCTGGTACCCTTACAGCAAGTAGTGCAATTATCGTTGATGCGTCTTCTAAGATTGACAACCTTAAAGTTGACAACTTAGATCTTAACGGCAACACAATTAGTTCTACAGACACTAACGGTAATATCGTACTTGATCCAAATGGTGCAGGTACAGTCGATGTTAATACATCGAAGATCGTTAATGTTACAGATCCTACCGCAGCACAAGACGCTGCGACCAAGAAATACGTAGATGATCAAAATGCTGCTGGTAGCTTAGACATCTCTACTGATTCTGGTGGTACTCATACATTAATGCTTCAAGACTCTGACCTTACCATCGTTGGTGGTACAGGTATTGGTACTCGTCTTGATGCACATCAAATTACAGTCGAACTCGATAATACTGCGGTTTCTGCTGGCACATATGGTAGTGCTACTGCGATTCCTGCTATTACTGTTGATGCACAAGGTCGAATCACGTCTGCCTCTACTAATAACGTGGCTACAGACCTTACAGTCGCAGCTGATGCTGGTACAAATGCGACGGTCTCACTCTTAACAGATACACTGACAATTCAAGGTGGCACAAACATTAACACTACTGTTGGTGGTGATGTTGTTACAGTTCACCTGGATTCTTCTGTTTCGATTAATACTCAGTTAACTGTTGACAATATTAAAATTAATGGTAACACGATTAGTTCAACCGACGGTTCTAATCAGTTATACCTCGATCCGGCTCCTGAAGATTCTGATGGTGGTGATCTTATTGTTCGTGGTAACCTACAAGTTAATGGTACAACCACGACAATCAATTCTGTCAACTTGTCAGTTAATGATAAACTCATTACACTTGCCGATTCTGCCGCAGACTCCGCTGCTTCAGATGGTGCGGGTATTGAGGTCGCAGGTTCGAATGCGTCTATCAAATATGATAATGCGACTGGTCGATGGGACTTTAACAGAGACATTGAAGCCGATGCATTCCACGGTAATGTAACTGGTGATATTACGGGTGATGTTACTGGTAACGTAACAGGCAATGTGACTGGTAATATCGATGGTGACTCTGGTGACCTGAGAACATTTACTGCAAATACTATTACATCTGGTTCATTAACCACAGATTCTGCAACAATTGACGGTGACCTACGATTAACTGGTAACCTACTTGATGCTACAACCGACAATATCACTGAAGGTTCTTCTAACCTTTACTTTACTGACGAACGTGTCGATGATCGATTAAATAACCTCTTATTAGCAGGTGAAGGTATCGATCTTACCTATGACGATGCAGCAAACTCACTTACTATTGATGGTGAAGATGCTACGTTAACGAATAAAGGTATTGCTTCATTTGGTGGTTATGCTGACTCGGCTAATGCTCCTGTTCCGGGTAATGCAAGACAGTTTAGCTTGACAAACGGAGATGTTACTATCGCAGTGATTGACGGCGGAACATATTAATACCATAGCCTGAGTTTTTACTCACTAAGGCTACCTTTTTTAAGGACTGGAAATGGCAACTGATATTAGGCTCAAGAAATCCTCCGTAGCCGGTAGGATTCCTGACTCATCGGATCTTGAATATGGCGAATTGGCCATTAACTATGCCGATGAGAAATTATATTTTAAAAATTCATCTAACGTAATCAAATCGATTGGCGGTAGTGGTATTGACTCTGCTACCATCACGACTATTGTCGATTCTGATTACGTACTGAATAGATCATCTGCATCATTCCCAATCCATAACGAAGATTCCAGCCTTTCTCATTACGAGAAAATGTCCTTTACTGTTAAAACGGACGCTGGTGGTATTGTTGTACTACAACCTCAAGTAACATATCAAGATTCTGGCGGAACAGATGTCCTTGTTGATATTAATTTATCAAAAGGTGTATTTAGCGATTCAAATCCTGTTATCGATCTTATCGATTCTGCATATATTCAGGCAAGACAACAGCTCGTAGACTCTGCTTCTATTATTGCATTGGTCGATTCTGATTATGTCCGCGCAAGACAAATTCGTACTATTGACTCTGCACTTGCAGAATATCGATTTATGGATTCTGGCGAGGTTATTACACTTGTAGATTCTGCATATGTTCAGGCTCGATCAATTACTATCGATTCTGATTATGTACAACTACGGGTACCTGAAACATATCTTGCGACTATCATTGACTCTGATTATATTTCTGACAGACAAGCTGCAGGTACTGATTCGTCTACAGTTATTAATCTTATCCAATCTACTGTTGATTCATCATATGTTGCCGTCAGATCGTCAGACGGTGGAGATGTTGTAAATGGTTCTGTAACTACTCATACGGCAAATCAATTTACTGGTGATGGGTCGACAACATTATTTACAATTGACAATTCGATTAGTAATACTGCTCAGCTATATGTTACTATTAATGGTGTCTTACAGCATACTGACACATATAGTTTCTCAGGTGCAAACGTTACACTTGACTCTGCGCCAGAAGATGGTGATGATGTAGAAATCAGACTAAATAATACGCAGTCAACTAATGTTACATTGCGTGATTACCAATCATATTTCTATACACCTGATTCCGCAACATCTGTATTCAGCGGCCAAGATAATCGTGGTAATTCCTTATCATATAAACGTGGTAAAATTGAGGTATATCTTAACGGTTCAAAACTTGTTGACTCTGATGACTACACCGCACAGAATGGTTCACAAGTTACAATTCTCGGTGATGCAGTTGACAGCGGTGATACACTTGAAATTATTTCTTTGCAGTCTGCAGCAATTTATGATGGTATTATTTTCTCGGTTAGTAAAGACTTTACTACCGATTCTGCAGACCAACGAGTAGACACATTCTCTAAAACTCTATATCGTACTACAAAATACATCGTACAAATTGAACATGATTCTGATAATAAATACCACAGTGAAGAGATATTGCTTTCGCATACTGGAACAAAGGTTGGTATGGTAACATATGCACAGCTGTTACTTGACTCAAACCTTGGTACATTCGATGCAGAATTAGACGGAGATAATTGTAGATTGTTGTTTAGTCCAACATATACGAATACAAGTGTGAAGGTCAGAGCTATAAGGACTGGTGTATAATGGCAACAAAGATTAAATCAGGCAATTTTAGTATTGATGCCAATCAACATATTAGATTAGAATCACCATTCGGTAGATTTGCTGCAGAAAACTATCCGACTTCTGCTGATAGTGCTACTGCACCTGGTGCAAGTGCAATCGCGTTAGGTGCTAGTGCAAATGCAGGTCATACAAATTCTACTGCAATTGGTATTGATGCACATACCAATGATAGCAGTCAAGTTATGCTTGGTGGTCCATCTATTAATTCTATTCGTGTTGGCAATAGTTCGTATACACCAACCGATAGCGCAGATTTGGTCACAAAAAAATATGTAGATGATAATGAAATTGCAGGCATTGATTCTGCCGCTACAATTGCATTGATTGATAGTGATTATATCAGAACACGAGAAACACCATCTGACTCATTACTTAATGCATTGATTTTTGGAGGTTAACATGGTATCAAAGGCAAGACATCTAGCATCATTAGCGAAAGCTCTGAATACAAATTCAAATGGAGCGGTAGAAATGTCTGGTGACATGATTCCAGAGAATGCTATTACTCAAGCTAAAATTGCTCCAGGTGCAGTTAATTTTACGGAAATGGCAGATAGCGCAGGTTATGCAACAGGTGCGCTTGATAGTGCATTCGGTATTATGATGGACGAATTAATTAATATTGCGGAGAACAGATAATGGGTAGAAGGAATTTTACCAACTTCTTTGCCAATAAACGGGCTTTGCTAAGAACAGAGATCGACGAATTTGTTACGTTTAAAACAAACGAACGTAATACTGCTATTACAAATACAAGTGCTCGTAAAGACGAAGCAGACTCTGCCGCAACAGAAGCAATTTCATTTAAAGACGAAATTCAGGCATTTAAAGATAGTGCAGATACACTTTTGGCCCAGCTTCAAGCTGGTGGTATGACTGCGGCAGAGGCCGAATATAAACGTGGTCTAATGGAGCAATTATCTCGAGCCGCTGCAGCATCATTTAAAAGAGCGGAAGAAGCACGTATCGAGGCCGAAACGAAAGCACTTGATGCGGCAAAATTCTTTGAAAATACTCGAAGTAGTACGACTGCACAAGCAGACAAAGAGGATGCAGACTCTGCAAAACAAGCAGCGATTGATGCACTCGAAACTGCCTCTTCATTAAAGGCAATGATTGATACTAAACTGACTCTTGCAGTTGAGGAAGTAAGTGATATTAAATTAAGTGCACAATTACAAAATGTTAATGTGACAGAAATTACTGGCGATACATTTATTGCAGGAAACTTAAGAGTTGGTGATTCTTCTGCGGCATCTTATCCATTGCATGTAGTAGGTCATGCATATGCAAGTGGCGATATGATTTCTGCATCTGATATTAGGCTTAAAGATCAGATTGAAGCAATTAATAACGCAGCAGATATTATTGCATCTCTTGAAGGTAAAAGATATATTAAAGATGGCGAGCCAAGTGTTGGTCTTATTGCACAAGAGGTTGAAGCAGTTTTACCTGAGGTTGTGCATACTGCTAATGATGAAATGGGACTTAAATCAGTTTCGTATGGTAATCTTGTCGCGGTATTGATTGAGGCACATAAAGAGCTAACAGATAAGGTCGAAATTCTTGAAGACGAGGTTAGACGCCTGAAATATGGAGAAGATTACTAATGGCATTTAAACTTGATCAAAGCGGTACTTTAGTCCAACAGGCAAACGTGCCATCATCAACTGCTGCGGGCCGTGGTTCTTATCTTGTATCGGATGGTGCTGGTGGTGCCTTTTGGGCATATTTAGGAAATACTGCAACTGCAGGCCAAGTTGACAATTCTCAATGGTTATATAGAACGATTTATACTCATGGCTATTTGGCGTGTGGATACAAAGGTTCTAATCCATGGAGAACACTCAATAAAACTTGGCATCCAACAGAAACGACAATTTATTGTGGCGAACAAATATCTGGAACACAAGGATATACGAATGGTAATTGGTCTGATTACTATGGATATATTATTGCTGGTTCTGGGTTTAACGTTGCATCATCGGTGATTAGTTCATATAACCTACATAGCGGTGCTATCAGAACATTTTCTGCTGATGGTTATTCATCAGATGGTGTTACATATGGCTATCAAGGACATGATCCTAAAAACGAAGGTGTAGAATACGGTACTGCGGGTTATGGTGGTGATGTTGGTGGTATGAGAATGCATGCTACAAGATTAGATGGTCAATCAACTCAAGATATTAAAGGCCAACATGGTTATCACGCTGGTGGTCAGAGATCCGCAGACGGAGATAGCAGACACCATTTCCCGACAGAGGTAATGTATAAAATGAGTAATGCACCTCATAATGGTAGAGGTGATGCAGCATATGGCGAATTAAAAGGATTTTTTAGGTCTGACGGTAATAATGTCACATACACTCTTACATGGTCAAATACTTCATGGTCAAATGGGGGTTGGACGTCTGGTTCTGTAGATGTGCATGGCAAAATGATGGGATCTAAACATGGTCATTTCTATGCAGAAAATAGTACGAATGTAACATGGCCAAAAATTAAAGTTAATTCAAGCACTGGTGCTACTATTTCTTCATTCAATAAAGTTCGTGCGTATGGTGAATCGAATAATGAAGATGGGCAAGATAACGGTTATGTGATGGGACATTATGACGGTCAACAAAATAACCATACAATTAGACAAAGTTATTCTACAGACACTGAAGTAACGCTTGGTGCTGCAGCTCAACCAAAAGGACATTATGGTCAATCATCTGGTGCCTGTTCTACGGCCGCTGCAACTGTTGCTGTATTGGGGAATTAAATGAAATATATTATTACTAAGACAGATCCATTAAGACCATATTTTGGTGGTAACCAAGATCAAACCGACGATAACTTCTATTGTCGCGATTTGTATACGCTTTTTGATTTAAGTTGTGTTGCAATTGCAGAACCGCTTTTTGATACAATCTATCCTCTTATTCCGGCAGGATACGAAGAGGTATCTGAAGATGAGGCTTTATATGGCTCACAGTTTTTCTCTGAAGTCAGAGATATTGTAAAGCTAAAAGGTCCAGCAGAACATGATGAAACACTTGATTCTTCAGGTAGTTTACTTACAACCGGTAGTTTTACTCTTTACACAATTCCAGATTCTGTGAAAACTCATGTTCTAAATTTCATGTTTAAATTTGCAAAAGAGATTATTGAGAACGAATATAATTATAGATTTAAACATAATATTCGTAAAACAACAGAATTGGAACAAGCATCGTGGGAAATTCAAAAGCATGAAGCCAACGAATGGTTAACATATGGTCAAGACTCTGATCATCTTACGCCATTCTTGGATTATATTGCTACTGAGCGTAGTATAAATAAAACGACATTAGCAAATAAAATTTTAACAAAGGCAGAATCGTACCAAGATAATTTGTCTACCGAGCTTGTTAAATACCAAAAGCTTTTAAAAGAGTTTGAAGGGTGTACTACAATTAGGCAGATGAATACAAAATACGAAAAGTATTTCGGAATTATGGTTCCTGCTTTGCAGGCACAAGAAGAAAATCTACAAGATTCTGATGGTCGTAGAATTTTTGACTCTGATGGAACAACATATTGGGATATAAATAATCCTAGATTTGGTAATAAATTAAATTTTTAGGTGATGTATGAATGACGTTATTGTCCCTATTAGGGAAGAACTTGATATCTTAAATTTGTCTGACGATGATCGTAACGTATTAGAAAAAGCACTCAATCAAACCGGCGCGGGTCAAACAACCTTTCAATCAAAATATTTTGTTGCTGGTTCACAATTAACCCCATATCGAATGGCAAAACAGTGTCTGCTCGAGCTCGAGTCAAGGCATCATTCTTATGTGGGTATTCAGGCAAAACAGAAGAGAGCTAGCTACGAGAAGGCTATTGCAGAACGAGCACTTGCTAATGAACCAGATGAATTGAAAAAAGGTTTGATTCAGTGTGACATTGATGATATTGATTATGACCTTAAAGTATGGGAAAGAAAAAAGAGACAGTGCGAAGATGAATTACGTGACTATCTTGGCATCTTTGAACAAGTAAAACAACTTGATCCTGTTGCTGCTGAGAAAGCTTTTGAATACGATGAGGAAGAAGAACGACAATATTGGATTACCAGAATGGCTAAACAGGCTGCGATGGATATGGTATCATATGGTCGCATCGGTACTGGCAACATGGATTCGATCGCTATGATGAATGATGAAGATCAGGTTATGACTCTTGCGACCACTTTACAATATCACGAAAGACTTGGCCAAGGTATGCAACAAATTCATGGTGCAGTGAATGAAGGACTGTTAGAAAATAAGGAACATCTGCCAAAATTTGATATTCCTAATTTTACAGATAAATTATTGTCAAAGGATTTAATTGAAAATGTTCAGCGTGCCGTTGAACCCAAAACTGGACCAGAAACAGTTTGAGGGATTCTTAGGGTTTCTCCGAGCCCATCAGCATTTAATCTATGATGTTTACTTTACTAGTCGTATTGCTCCGTTCGAGCAAGACGCGATGGGTGATGTGTTCATTAATGACCCGATTGATCTAATCAATAATGCTCTTATTATTCAAGATGAGCTTGGCATTAAGGCAAGCGCTACCTTTAATAATATTCAGGTTAGACCAGATCAAAAAAATCTTAATATGTGGATGGACAACTTTAGAGAGTTGTATAATCGTGGTATTCATTCTGCGACAATCCCGCATACACATTGGATTATGACTGGTGAAATTCAAAAAAGATTCCCAAAACTTTTTATCAAAAATACAATTTTAAGAGAAGTAAATACGGCATCGGATGTTGCGAAACAAGCCGAAGCAGGATTTCATTACATTAATATTGATCGAGATCTAATTCGTAATAGAGATGAATTAGAAAAAATTAAAAGAGTTCGTGAGAAATATAATGTAAAGGTCGCTATACTTGGTAATGAAGGGTGTCTCGGTGGATGTCCTGTTATGGCAGAACATTTTCATTTTAATAACACTCGCACAGATGGTCCTCAATATTTTAATGATACAATAAGCCGTGTATCATGTCCAAAATGGGATATTACAGAACCAGTGACTCCTCTTAAAACTGCAAACATTGCACCGTGGAGAGAAGACTGGGAAGAAATGTTCCAATATGTAGATGTGATTAAAATGCATGGCAGAGAATCGATTCATCAAATGGCTAGCACTATGGATATTATTGCAAGATATAGAAACGGTGATCAGATACTCTTCGATGATTTTAATTCATATATTAATGATACAAATTTGGCAGGCAAACCTATCGAGGCATGGAGACAGTTTATAAAAAACTGTAAGTTTGATTGCTGGGATTGTAATAAATGCGATAAGTTATATGAGGCCAAAAATGGTCTGCCTGAAACTACATTAGAAAAATTAGTGGTGGAATCAATATGCACGGCATACCTGGATTAACATCTAAAAAAGTTCAAAATTTTATAAATGATATGTGCAAATATGCAGAGACATATTTGGAAGTAGGTTGTTATTTGGGTGCAACTGCATGTGCAGCATTGCATAAAAACAATATTGAGGTTTATCTAGTTGATAATTGGAAAGAAGACATACAACCTTTTAGAGATGATCTGCCTAATTTGCCACCAAACGATAAAGAGTTATTTCGTCAATTTATCAAAAACAGCAAGGGTGACAATAAAGTAAATGTCTTTGATTGTGATATGTTTGATGTCGATTTAACACAAATAAAACCGATTGATGTATTTTTTTATGATGCTGATAAAACAAAGGTAAAGGAAGCTATAGAATATTATTGGCCTGTTTTATCTGATACAGCAATCATTATTATTGATGACGCAAATGATAAGTCAATTGTCGAAGCAGCGCAAAGCGCATTAACAGGTATATCATACGAAAGAATTATTATGAATGATATAGAAGATGAAAAGGAATGGTGGAATGGAATCTACATTGCAATTATTAACAAATAATCAGTGGTATCTATTTTATTTGGCTGCAATTATGATCCTTGCAGGATATGCGAGAGATCTTCGTTTATTTGCGCCAGTTTATAGACTTATCTTATCAAAGGTAAAATCTAAACGAGCAGTCGTAGCATTAATCTCTATGATTACTGGTGTGCTACCTATTACTGGTCGTGTAAGTGTTTCGGCTGGTTTCCTCGATACTATTGCGCCAAAAGATAAGAAAAAACGAGAGATCTTTGGCATTATCGACTATCTCTCGACTCATCATTATTATCTGTGGTCACCAATCGAGAAGTCTGTCATCATTCCAATGGCTGCACTCGGTATTGCATACAGTACATTTATGTGGCATATGCTACCTCTTCTTATCGTAATTTTTGCTGTTATCTTTTTCTATATCTTTTATGTAATGCAAGAAGAAGAAGTTGATATTAGTACAGAAAAATTTGAGACTGGTGAAAAGTATTTTGAGAAAAATCCAAGTAAATATATTAGTTGGACTACACTTGCAGTGTTAGCCGCAATTATTGTATTAGGTAACTTCGCAAAAGGATATACTGATGAGATTAAACAATTTGTTGAATCAGATGTTGCAAGCTTTGCTGTGGTATCAGCCCTCGCTTTTTGTGGCTCGCTTGCTTTGGGTTCTTCTTCTCGGTTTGCTGCTATTACTGCCATATGTGTAACCGTATATGGTATCGAATATTTGCCATGGTTCTTTGCAATTGATTACGCAGGTTATATGCTATCACCTGCCCATAAATGCCTGACAATCGGTAAGATGTATTTCGGTACACCAATCGTACGATACTATAGATCTGTTATCGTATTATGTGGTGCATTGTTTTTTACGGCTTTGGCGACATTAATCGTATAAATAGATTTGATAATCTATTTGGAGGCAATATATGGCCAATACGCTCAAAAATGTTCAACTGAACAATATTAGTACAACCGCGACCACGCTATATACCACTCCTGCAAACACCACTACGATCGTAATTGGTGCCACTGCTGCTAACATTCTTGCAAATAATAACATTAATTTCAGTATGACAATGCATGATTCGGCATCTGCCCCTGGTGTGCATGTCGTTAAGAATGCTACTATTGCACCAGGTGGTTCATTGGTTCCTATTGGTGGTGATCAAAAAGTAATTGTAGAAACCGGACATTATTTAAAAGCCTCGAGCTCTGACTCTGATTCGGTTGATCTCATCTTATCAATCGTAGAGCAGACATAACATGGCAGTTATTGGTAATAAACCTAATCCAAACGATATATCTGTTTTTAAAACCGTAAACAAGCAAACGATTACGGGAACAGGTGATAGCTCGTATAATTTATCCTATAATGTATCGGCACCTGAAGAAATTGAGGTTTTTGTCAATAATGTAAGACAGGAGCCTAGAATTGCATATGATGTTGGATCAGGCCAAATTACGTTTGATGAAGGTATTGATAGTACAGATGGTTGTTATATTATATTTCAAGGATCTCGCGTAGGTACTATTGCACCTGCAGATAATACCATTACTACCGATATGATGAAAGATAACTCTGTTACGGCATCAAAGTTGGTAGATAGTTCAATTACAAGCTCAAAATTATCTGACACTTATGTAGATATTGTTGGATCTGTCGGTAAGGTAAAACTGCAAAGAGTATCAGCTACTCTTAGTTCTGATACAACTTTTAATGTTACTACTGATACTGCCATTGTAAGTGTTAACATTACGGTTGACTCAGGTTCGGATGTGTTTGTGACATTTAATGGCGAGCAAAATGGTCAAGTTGGTGATGCCTGGCAATGGGTACAATTATTTAGAGGTACTACTGCACTTGGTACATCAACCATATCTGTTGTGCGAAGCGGCTGGAATGAACACATTAGTTTACAATACTGGGATGAAAACTTGTCGGCAGGAACATATACTTATTCGTGTAAAGTAAGAAATGGTGCAAACTATTGTAACTGGGGTGAACATAGCACACCAATCATTCAATGTACAGAGTTCGGATAAGATATGTCATTAAGTAAGGTAAACAATAAACAAACATCAGTTCCAGCAAGTTCAACTGCTCCTTCAAGCCCATCTGTTGGTGATTTCTGGTTTGACACTGATGAAACACTAATGAAAGTTTGGAATGGATCACAATGGGATACTGTTTCAAATAGCTTTTCTGCTACTGGTGGTACTCAAGAAGAATATAGTTCTGGAAATACTACATATAAGGTACATATCTTTAAATCTTCTGGTAACTTTATTGTTCAATCTGGAAGTAAACAAGTTGATTATCTTATTGTAGCTGGTGGTGGCGGAGGATCTAGTGATGACTCTGGTGGTGCTGGTGCCGGCGGTCATTTAAGTGGAACTTATACAGTAGCTCCAGGAAGTCACGCAGTTGTTATTGGCGCCGGTGGTGCAAAAACACCAAGTGGATCATCATCCAATGGTGGTAATGGAGGTAACTCTTCTGTGTTTGGTTTTACTTCTATTGGAGGAGGCGGCGGAGCCTATCAATCAGGACCTACTGGTAATAGCGGCGGCTCTGGTGGAGGTGGTGGTCACGCTCCTAGCGCTGGAGGAAGCTCACCCGGCGGCTCTGGAACATCTGGTCAAGGCAACAACGGTGGAGCCGGCCGCGGTTACGGAGATCCATGGGCCGCTGGCGGCGGCGGTGGAGCTGGAGCAGTAGGTTCAGATGGTGTTAACGGTAATAATCCAACTTCTTTTGGTGGAGTGGGGTTAACAACAAATCTTATTACAACATCACTTGCAACAACTCATTCGGTAGGTGAAGTATCGGGTGGTAGTGTGTATGTTGCTGGAGGCGGTGGTGGTCAATACCGTGATGGATATACCGGTAGTGGAACAAATCTAGGTGGTCTTGGTGGTGGTGGGGATGGAGGTCATGTCTCTACTGCTGGAACTAATGGAACGGCAAACACCGGTGGAGGTGGCGGTGGTGGAGGCAACCAAACCAATAACTATCTTGGTGGTAATGGTGGTTCAGGTCTAGTAATTATAAGGTATGAAGTATAATGGCACACTACGCAAAAGTATTAAATGGCAAAGTAGTTGATATGATTGTAGCTGAAGAAAGTTTCTTTGATACATTTCAAGATACATCCCCTGGTGAATGGATTCAAACATCATATAATACATTTGGTGGAGTTCACACACAAGGTGGCACGCCGCTAAGAAAAAATTATGCTGCAGTAGGTCACACCTATGATAGAGACAAAGATGCATTTATTGCGCCTCAACCATATCCAAGTTGGATTTTAAACGAAACAAGTTGTTTATGGGAAGCACCAGTAGATAGACCAGAAGGTGACTGGCTCTGGAATGATTCAGATCAAAGTTGGGATAGCGCATAATGGCAGTAATTGGTAACGAACCTAGATATGCAAGGATTTTTAAACTGGACCAAATACTTGGTACCGGTGATAGTTCCTATACACTTACATATAATGGTAATCAGGAAAGAAATCTAATTGCCGAACAATTACTTGTGTCTATTAATGGTACAATGCAGAATCCAAACTCTGCTTTTACAATTAGTGGTTCGACGATTACATTTTCAGAGGCAATTGATTCTGATGATACGATTGACTTTATTACGGTCATTGGTGAGGCACACAACGTTGCCACTGTATCAGATGGTGGTGTTACGGCAAACAAATTAAACGATGCGATTGGTGTAACAGACACACCTGTTCGTAAAAATAGAAATAGAATTAGTCAAGGATTTACTCTTGACTCTGCAGATAATGCTATGGCAGCAGGTCCTATTACGATAGACTCTGGTGTATCTGTTGTTCTTCATGGTTCATTCACGGTGGTATAAATGGGATCTACATTATCAGTAACACATCTTAGAGGTTTGACATCGGGTAACGATGCTAATACAATTTACTTGGATAGTGGTCATGAATTGCATGCGCCGGGTCATATCATTCAGACAGTTCAAAATACCTTTGGCGGTTATGATACTATTACATCTACAACATTGACAAATACAAGTTTAAATGCTACAATTACACCTAAATTTTCAACATCAAAAATTTTGGTTAAAGCATCATTTTTATTTGGTCAAACAAGATCCGCGCAAAATCAAGATAATATGAAATATTTTACTATAAAAAGAGGTAGTACAAATATTGCACCACATAATAGTCGCTTCTTTGCTCATCAAAACGAGACTTCTGGTAGCATTGATTTTAATGAGCAAACACAGGTTGCCACAATTGAATACCTTGACTCACCTGCAACGACGTCTGCAACTACCTATACATTGGCATGCTCGTGTGATAATTCTGCAGTAACCATTTCATTAAATAGTAGAGCAGATGGTGGTGGTCAAAAGGGATCTTGTACAATGATTTTACAGGAGATTGCACAATGACCAGTGAATTAAGAGTTGATGCAATTAAAAATGTTGCCGGTGAAGAGATAGCAGATCTCGGTGATCAATTCGTGCCGAAGTATAAAATGCCGGATGGAACATATGCTAGCACACCACACTTTGAAGCGTATTCACAAATAGGTGGATATAATCATTCGTTTACCACAACAGATTCTACGTCATTTGGTGCAACAAGCGGTAGACAAGCATATCTAACATTTAATAATGTTCATGGTGGTAATACTACAGGATTTACGACTAGTAGTACAAAAGGTGCATCAAAGTATAAGGTACCTGTGACAGGAATTTATACATTATCATTTAGATGTCTTGTTAATACGCAAGTAACATCGCACTATGATACCGCATTTTATATTACAGATAAAGATGATACCTTTTCAGATATTAGTGGATTATATCCATGGAGTGCGCAAGTTACAGAGTTTACATCATCATCAAGTCATGGCGTAAGAGGTTTTACCCGTATATCAGAAAGTGATGGATTATCCAGCGGACCTGGCCAATCTATTACAATTAAATTATACAAAGATCAACATGTAAGGCCGGCAATTGTTATGAACGCAACTGAAACTGTGTCAATTTACCTATCTAATCATAACTATTTTCACGGCGTATTGGTGGCAGCACTATGAGTACTCTATTCGTAAACAAATTAAAAGCAGCGGTTGGTTCGTTAATTAAATTGGACCATAATCTTGATGCAAATGGTAACGAAATATATGCACCAGGTCATGTCATACAGGTAAAATCAACAATTATTACATCAAAGGTTACTGCAACTAGTACAAATGTCAACTCGGGTGTTGGTGCAGATATGGGTCTAAATGTCACAATTACCCCAAAAAGAACCGGTAGTCATTTTTTAATTCAATGCCATGTTGGTATTGCTGCAACAACCAGTGGTAATACATATGCTGCAATATTATCCAGAGGTGGATCAAGAATTGGTGTGGGTGATACTGTATCTTCAAAATTAGGGGTATGGTTTAAAGGTCCTGACCATGCTGGTAACAATGGGGCGGATACAAATCATGGTGTTGGTAATGGTGGTGTTTATTATGATTCGACAGCAAATGCCGTGGCAGGTACCGCAATAACGTATAAGGTTGGATTCTCAGGCGAGGGTGGTCAAGTACAAATTAACCACAATGAAGGTAGTTATTCTGGTAGTTCATATCCTGTTGAGGCGCTGACAAGTTCATCACTTATTGTTCAGGAGATCGCACAGTAATGCCACTTACACGACCTAATTTAAAGTTTGCTGCAACAGGTTCTGTTATTCAAACTGTATCTGCTAATTGGAATAGTACAATTGATATTACTGGAACAACGGTCAGCGCGACAGGATTAAAAGCCTCCATTACACCGTTATATAGTAATTCAAAAATAGAAATTCATATTCAAGCACACATTAATAACCGAAGAGAAAGTGGTAGTGGAGCAATTGGACAAAAATTAGAACTTCAGAAAAAAGTTGGTTCCGGTTCATACTCATATTTGCATCAATTTGCACAAGCTGGAGTTGACTATCAAATTTATCATAATATTCCTGATAGTACGGGTGATAAGGATATTTGGTATCCATGGACTGTTTTTTATACTGACACGCCTGGAACAACATCCACATTAGAATTTCAACTGTATGGTTGTGAAAGACCAGCAAACGCGGGTGCGACCACTAGACTTAGAGTTCGTGGTGGAAATATGATTTTAAAAGAAATTAAAGTATAAATAGAATAAAGTTCATACGGGGATAGGGAACCGATGGCAGCAGAGCATCATAATTTTAAGGTCAAGAATGGCCTTGAGGTTGCAGGTGATACCACGCTCAGTGGATCCTTGACAATCAATAATACCACAGTAACAAGACTACTTGACTCTGCAGACGTGACTGCTATTGCACAAGCAGCATCTCTTGATTCTGCCGAAGCTCTTCAAATTCTTCTCGATTCCTCAGAAATTATACAATTAATTGATTCCGATTATGTCACTGCACGTGCACCTGCTGGTGGTGATGGTGGCATCGCGATGGCAATTGCATTGGGGTAAAACATGGCAAACGCATTTAAATTAGTTACATTATCAGGTGTTGATGATTCTGCCGCCACAGTGTACACTTGTCCTGCGGCAACAGAGACTACTATCATCGGCCTAAACTTAGCAAACACAACTAACGCATCTATTACGGCATCTGTTCAAGTAGAGAACAATGATGGCGATAATGTGTATGTGGTCAAAGACGCACCTATTCCGATTGGCTCATCGCTGGTTGCCGTAGGTGGTGACCAAAAATATGTCCTGAATGCGAGTGACCTATTAAAGGTTACATCAAGCGATTCAGATTCAATTGATGTGTCTATGAGTATTCTGGAGATTACTTAATGGCTGGTACTCTTTCGGTCCAACAAATTCAAGGCTTGGCAACTGCGACAGATCCTACTACCGTAACAATTCCTACTGGGCATAAACTTGTAGGTGAGGATGCGGCATCAATTGCAGCACCTGGTACACCTATTCAGATGTTTCAGCATTCAACAAATGCTACATTATCCGGAACATTGGGATTTAATAATAATCCTAATTCTACACACGGTACATCGTTTACAACATTCAATTTTACACCTAAAAGATCGGATAGTGATTTATATGTTTGGTCAAGTCCAGTTGCAGTTTATGAAACAAGCAATGTTGCCGATCAAAGTTTTATTTCTGCTTGGTACGATACAACAAAAGTTGCATTAAATTATGTCCCTATTAAATATAGTTCATTTAACAGCGCGCTAAACGCTGCAGCGTTATGCCTTTTTGGTAAAATATCTTCATGGGGTAAAAAGAAAAAAACAATTACTGTTAGAGTGGGCATGAATGGTGGTTCTGCTATTGTTAATTATGATAATGAATATTCATCTCAACACGGTGGGCAAAACGGCAATAACTATGTCTACTTTAATATGATGGAGGTAGCTACATAATGGCATATCTCGGTCAAGGAAATAATAATGTAGTAGAACTAAGAAATACTCGGTTCCGTTATACTGCAACAGAGGGTCAAACCTCCTTTACAGGCGCTGATGCAAATGGCACTTCATTGGTTAATATTGATAGTGGTTCTGCTGTTTTTCTTAATGGCTCACGTCTATCAATTGATGGAGATTATTCTGTTAGTGGTGGTAATACACTTACACTCACAACTGCTGCTTACCTTAATGACATTATTGAAATCGTAGAGATTACAAGGGTAACAGTTGCTGATGCAGGTGGTGCTGCAAAAAGATCAGGTGATACATTTACTGGTAATGCAATCGCTCCTGATTTTAGAATGAATAGATCCACACAGGCAACTGATACAAGTGCGGTCAAAAGATCTGAGTCGCCGTGGGTTGGATCTAATTCTATTATTAGAACAAATGCAAATAATATTGCAGAGAATATTACAATTGATTCGAGCACAAACGGTATGAGTGCAGGCCCTATTGAAATTGATTCAGGTTTTACAGTGACCGTAAATGGTGAATGGAGTATCGTATGAGTAGATTAATTGTAAATCAAATTCAAGGCGATGCGGTTAGTAAAGAAATTGAGATTCCTACAGGTCACACGGTAAAGGTAGAAGGTGTTTTAGATACGACATCTGCAACTCGCACAGTAGGTAATGGTGAAATTATTGAACAACTAACAGCACCATGCGATGGCAGAACAGTTACCGGCATTGAAAGATCATATACATGGCCAAATGTAACTGGAAGATATACTTCATCTAGTACTAGTTATGCTGATCTTCCTGGTTCATCAATATCATATACTGCTCCTGCTGGTACAAAAAAGGTTATATATGATTTTTATTTTAAATTTGGCGATAGAGGTTATGGTGGTATTTCACATCACGAATTTCATTTAGCTGGTTCTGCTGTAACCTCACGGAGAGGTAGACGAACACTTACCTTTAGTTATGATAACAATAACCAACATGCCGAGCTAATGATACATATGAATTATGTTATTGAAAAAGCCGCATCCGATGATGTAGATAATTTAAAATTAGCCAATTTAGAAACAGCGAATACATATAAGATTCGATCAAGAAATTATGATGGTGGTTACATGTTTGAGGCTCATAAAAATACATGGTGGAATGGCACTGGGGCAAGCGGTGATGATCAACAAATTGTAGTTCCAACACTAACAATGACGGCGATAGGATAATGAGTAAGTTAAGAGTCAAAGAGATTGCACATTCAAACGGTACCCAAGCCATGACCATTAATACGAGTGGCCATGTCTTAAAACCTCAAGTGCCTGCATGGATGGTAGGAATTTCTGCGTCATATACACACACCGCTGGTAATGACGTTCAATATAATACTTCATCTGGTAATGGTGGATTTGATCAAGGTAGTAATTGGGACTTTTCGACTTATGAATATGTTGTTCCTACAACCGGTGTTTATTTTATGTATGCTACTGCGTCAATTAATTCTGGTGAGGAAACAAGATCAGCACAGATTGGTATGAAGGTTAATGGAACTGCTGATGATGCAAACTATGTAGGTCGCGGTCAAATTGATGCAACCTTATCAGGTGGTGGTAGTTATAATAGGGTATTTGGATCATGGACAAGAAGCCTTACTGCTGGTGATAGAGTCAAATTTAGATTATCTTGGGAAACAGATGGCGGTGGAGATGGTTTTGATTCAACAGAAAGTGTCCATACTCATGCAACATATTGCACAGGATATTTAGTAGGATGACAACAAGAGTAAGAGCAGGCGGTATCGCAGGTAATACAATATCCAACGCAATGTTGAAGGACGACTCTGTTGATTCTGATATCCTTGCCAATGCGATTAATATTACTGCAGGCCAGATTGTGTATCCCGGCATGCCTTTGCAAATCCAGAATACTAATTTTACGGATCATTTATCATATGGAAGCTCTGATAGTACAGGTGCCGCAACAGGGGTAGGAAATGGATTTTCAGTTATTCCATCCAACATATATGTTAATGTAACTGCAGTAAGATCAAATTCAAAATATTTTTGTATGTTTGATGGTAATGCTAGTTGTTCTGCTGATAGCACAGCATTAGGTGATTGGATTGGTGGTTTTGGATTTGTAGTGGACCCAGCCGGTGGTACTTCGTGGACACAGTTTGGCAGTGGTACTAATACATCAAATACAAATAACATAAAATTTTTCTCGGCAAGAGCAGATGCATCCGGCGCCGGAAATGATAGTTGGTGGTCAATGCAATTGAATGGAAATGCAATGTATACGTCAACTGCTGCGGCTGGTGCAACTCTTAGATTTGCAATTGAATATTTTCACTATGATGGTATACACCATGAAACAATGTATATAAATCGTAGAACAAATTCAGCAGCGCAAGCTGGTAATTCAGCATATCAAGGTGGTTTGGCGACAAGTCTTACAGTATGGGAAATCGCAACTTAATTTATAATAAATAGAAACACAACAACTTAACTTAAGGAGTTAAAACAAATGGCGAAATATGGTATTCCTGACGCGCTTCAAAAGCTTCGCCCAAATGCACAGTGGGTGCTTCGGGGTGATGCATATTCTGGTCTTGAGTGGCTTGATTCCTCAGGGAATGAAGACAACACAATGTGGGGTGGTAAACCTACAGAAGATTCATGTAATGCAAAAATTGCAGACCTTGATTCTGATGAACCACTGCGCCTGCTTCGTGTAGAACGCGATAAAAAACTTGCTGACCTTGATTGGGAAGTTATTAGACATCAAACAAAAGATGAATCTATTGACTCCGATCTGAAGGTCTACATGAATGCATTGCGTGATCTGCCTTCGACTGCAAATCCTACTATTGATTCTGCAGGCGATTTGGTGGCATCTTCATTTACCTGGCCGACCAGATAATGACAAGAGCTAGAGAAACAGCACGGGCCGGATTTATGACCGAAAAGACTTTCGGTTCGGCCAGCGAGAGCGTGGTATTCAGATTGAATGACACAAATCTTGCCAACGACTTCACTATTGATTCCGATAGGAATGCAATGGTGGCCGGTCCGTTGTCTGTCGATTCTGGCAAAACACTAACGCTAAACGGTAACCTGAGTATTGTATAATGGCTGGAATAGTTAGAGCAGATACATTTAGAATGAACACTATCAAAAGTCAGGATAGTGATGTCACTGCTATGACTATTGATGGTGTTGGTCGAATTTCATTACCTACTCATGTAATGTTTCAATGTTATCTTCGTGGCGCACCAAATGGTGCGTATACAACTGGAACACCAAGTACACTGACTGCAACTTCAAGTGGTTTGTCATTTAGTTCTAGCACGGAATGGGTTTGTGTAGATACACATGTTAATAATGGAAACCATTATTCAACATCTACCGGTAGATTTACTGCACCTGTTAATGGAACATATAAATTTTGGTGGAGGTTTCTTGGTGATTATTCACAAAATTCAGTTAGCGAAATTCATACTGAATTAAGAAAAAATGGTGCAAATGATAGTATGCTTGGGTCCGAGTCTTATAGTGAAATGGCATCAAGTGCTCCAAATAGATATAATGATGTATCTGGTGAAATTCTTTTTACATTGGATGCAAATGATTATGTTAGTATTTGGCTCACGGGTGGATTCCATCAAAGGTATAGTGGTTGGGGTGGAGAATTAATCGGATGAGTAAACTAATCGTAAATACTATCGAGGCACAGACATACAAGTATGACTCTGATACGACTGGTATGACCATTGATAATGCGGGTAGAATTGTTACTGAGGATGTAAGACCAGCATTTAAGGCATACTACAATGCAAATAATTGGGCATTAAGCACTGGCGATGTTTTTGTATTTGATAGAACAGAATTTAATGTAGGTAGTTGTTATGATACATCAAATGGTAAATTTACTGCACCACGAGATGGAATATATCATTTTAATTATTATACAATTTATACTGGTAATGCTGGTAATGATTGGATCAGTTTACAAAAAAATGGTAGTAGAATTAGAGGAGGTGATCTTCATTTTTCCACCACTCCAGGAGGTAATTGGGATACGATTGGTAGTTCAACTCTTTTACAGCTCTCAAGCGGTGATGAAATAACAATGGTTGCCGGTACTGCACACACATATCATGGAGGTAATTGGAGTGAATTTAGCGGGTTTTTTGTAGGATAGGTTATGGTAGCAACATTACAAACATCTAAGATTGCACATAATAATGGTACCGAGGCAATGACCATTCAATCGGATGGCCGCGTTGTACCTGTCATGGCTGGTAGTATTATTCAAATGCAATATTCACAGTATACTGGTACCACAACACAGGCAATTACTGCAGACACTGATACTGTGATGGATTTTATCAGTGTGAATATTACACCAGTAAGTACCTCAAGTAAAATTCATATACAAGCACATATTTTTTACGAACACGGTGATAATAATCCTAATTCTTGGAATCATGTTTGGTTCTTTTACAGAGATAGCACAAAATTAGCACATCCGGCCGCAGGAAATAGATTATGTGGTATTTCGATGGGTAACTTAACATATTATGCTGATGATAATGGTAGCACGGCAGAAATTGCAAGATATGACTATTTTGATGAGCCAAATACGACTGATCAAATAACGTACAAAATAGGCTATAGATGCTACAGCGGAGAAACACTTTATATCAATAGAACAGTTAGTACTGTTGATGGTAATGAGTATGAGCGTGGGGTGTCGATGATTAGTGTTACGGAGATTGCAGGTTAATGCCGTATATTGGACGCGAACCAACACAAGGTGAATTTAAAAAGGTTGATGTTTCGGCATGGACTTTTGATGACTCGTCGACATCATTTCCAATTGGCTTTCAGGTAGGTGAAGTCAATCAGTTAGTCGTGTCCTTAAATGGTGTTATTCAGGAACCTACATCAGACTTTGTTCTTGCAGATGGCGGTACTAATTTAGTATTCGTTACTGCACCTGAAACTGGTGACTCATGCTTTGTATTAACATATGGTGATGTTGGCGGTGTATCGGTACCTGATGCATCCATCACACTTGCCAAATTAGAAACAAATCTAAAATCATTTACCGAAGATCACTTTACTGCATCAGGCGATTCAGATACATATACACTTTCTGAAACACCACCATCAAAGAGTTCTATTCTTGTATCAATTGATGGTATTGTTCAGGCAGAGACAAACTATTATCTGACCACAAATCAATTATCATTTGATTCTAACTTGGATTCGGATGCAAGTCTTAGAGTTGTACATATGGGTATGGTATCAGGTGTGACCAATCCATTGAATGGTACTGTAGCAAATAAACATATGTCGTCCGATATTATGAAGGCAGCAGGTATTCGAGTGAATAGAAATGAATTAACAGAAGATGTGACGATTGGTACTAACGAACGTGCATCAGTGGCAGGTGATTTTAAGATCTCTGCAACATTGACAGTGAATGGAGTATTTACAATTGTCTAAGGTTTATGTAAACAACATTCATAATAAAGCCGGTACTCAGGCAATGAGTATTGATGGCAATGGTGTTGTAAAAGAAACAAATAAAATTATGTGGCAAGTTCATGGAAGCAATAATGCCTATGTTTCAGCTGACGGGGTAAAAGTTGCGTTTGATGATGTAACTCTTGATACTCATAGCGGATTTGATACTGCAACAAATGGATATACCGCACCAGTTACTGGAACATATCATGTTCATGCCAATATCTATCTTAGGGTTGATAATAATGAAGCTGTGGCTTTAAGAATTAAAGTTGATGGATCGGCTTGGTTAGGGGTGGACGGCACTATACAAACTAACGGTCCTTACGCTTATCATTATTGGGCTGGGGTAACACAGTCACACCATAATATGACATATAGTACTTTAATAAAACTAAATGCTGGTGAAGAAATGACATGGCACCTTTCAGGCTCAAACACTGAATATTATTCTGGTGGTAGAGAATGTTGGACTCATGGATATTTGGTAGGATAATGATATGACAAATAGTGTATTAGGTGTAAGAAATATTCAGCATACCAACGGTACCGATGCGATGACCATTGATACCGCAGGTAATATTGATGTTAAAGGTTTTTTGACAAAACAAAAACCCATTGTTTGGGAAACATCCAGAAATAGTACGCTTTCAACTGATAATGCAGTTTGGGTTCCAAATAGAATCGAAATTGATACCGCAAGTGCAATTAATACATCCACAGGAAAATTCGTCGCACCTGTTGCCGGATATTATTATACACAGTTTACATGGTTATCTAGAAGTACTGCAGAACTGTCAGATGTTTATATTAAATGGACAGGTAGTGTTACCAATACAATGAAAAGAATAAGAAGCCAAGGACACTCAAATCATATTTCAATGTCTGGTCATAGAATTATGTATTTAAATGTAAATGATGAACTTTGGATTGAAAATGGCACTGGTTATATTTATGGTGATAGCAATTGGTGGACATCATGGTCCGGACATTTTATAGGATAAGAGAATGACAAGCGTTTTATTAGTAGATACAATTAAAAATTCTCTGGATTCTGCGGACACTGTTGCGTTTACTGGTGGTATTCATTCACCTGGTACACCAATCCAGGTAAAAACTGGGGTATTAAGAGGAACTGTTGCTCATTCCACTAGTACCTTTACGGATATTGGTTTATCAGTAACAATTACCCCAAAATTATCTAATAGTCATATGATGATTTTGGCATCTATTGCTGGAGGATCTAAAACATCTTCTGCCACAACATTGCAACTTTTAAGAGATAGTACTGTAATTTTACCAGATAATCCAACTAGCCCAGGAAATAGGCAGGTAGGCATGTATGACATGTACACTGGTAATAACGGATATAATATTAATTCGTACAGTTTTATGTATGTCGATACTGGCAGAAGTGCAGGAACTTCAGCAATTACTTACAAATTTCAATTAAAAACTCACAATACTGGCACGGTTTTTATTAATAGAAGCGGTGATGATACAGATGTAAATAATTATGTAAGAAGCACATCCCATATTCAAGTATTGGAGATACCACAGTAATGCCTATTCAAAGAGCCAAACCAATTGCTGCAGATTTGCCTATAATTCCTAGCGATAAATTATCACTAGGAGCTTCTGATATGCCATCAGGTTCTATTATTCAGACAGTAAGAACGGAATTAGCATCATCTTTACAATACACAGATGCTGATGGAGATATTATGTCTGTTAATATCACACCTTTATTGAGCGATTCAAATTTATTAATTTCTGCGTATTTGCAATGGTCAATTATGGAAAATGAAGGTGGCGACTGGGGTATCAGATTAAGAGAAAATAGTTCAGGAAGTGAAACGACTATTTTAGGTGATGATCAAAATGGATATTTTATATCTGGTGGGGGTGTTGACACTTACGACTGGGTTGGTCAAGGCAGTAATGCATATGGTGTAAATTTTGCATCTAAAACAGATTATTATACAGGAAGAACTGCAGGCACGTCTCAATTTACTGTAAAATTAAGACACGAATCACAACAGAATAATACTAATGTAAGATACATGCGCGATGGTTGGGGCGGTGCAGGAGTTGAATCTCAAAGAAGTAGATGCGTTCTTCTTGTCCATGAGATTGCAGGGTAATTTTTGTATAAATAGAATAAAGTTTTTTAGAGAGAGGTTTTAATGGCCAACAGAGTACCACTCGTTGTAGCAAATCAAAAGATGCGGGAAATCGCCGACGGGGATACTCTTGACCTAACAGGCAATCCGCTTATCGTTGGTGGTGATCTTACACCATCTGTCGATTCCGCATACGATCTTGGTAGCTCATCAAAGAAATGGAAAGACCTGCATCTTTCAGGTTCTACAATCCATTTGGGCAATATTCTTCTGCAAGATAGCGGAGGAAAATTTGTTACGCGTGATTCTGCAAATGGTCCAGTTACATCATTCCAACTTTCAAATAATACCACAGACGATGTAGCAGAAGGTTCATCCAATCTTTATCATACAACAGCGAGAGCAAGAAATGCTATCAACGTTGTAGATGCTGGTGGAGATGGTTCATTCGCATATGACTCTTCGCTTGGTAAGTTAACTTATACTGGGCCTTCGGCTTCTGAAGTAAGAGCACACTTCACGGGTGGTTCTGGTATTGGTATCACTAACGGTACTATTGATCTCGATTCTGATCTTACAGTTACTGGTAACTTAATCGTTACACAGAACCTGACTGTTCAAGGTACAGAAACTATTATTAATTCAACGACTCTTTCGGTTAATGATAAGACAATTATTTTGGCAGATAGTGCGGCTGACTCAGCTGCTGCAAGTGGAGCTGGTATCGAGGTGTATGCAGCTGGTGCTTCTATCACATACGATCATTCAAATGTAGAATGGGATATTAATCGTAAGATTAATGTACGTGGTACTACTGTGGATGATGGTGGTATTCAAATTAAAACAACTACAGGTTCTGTTGCATATGTAGATTTATTCTGTGAATCAGGTAACTCTCATAGAGTACGGGTTAAATCACCTACACATTCACAATATTCTGGAAATATTGATGTTATTCTTCCTGCAGAAGCGGGTACATTGGCTACAGTTGGTAATGATTCGACTGATCGCTTACTTATTAAAGATTCAAGTGGTTCAACAATTAAAACAATTCAAGGCGTCGGTAACTCGGCATTATAATAGATGGCAAATCCTAATTCAAGAGCTACATTGATCGATTATTGCAAGCGCCGTTTAGGTGATCCTGTAATTGAGATTAATGTAGACGAAGACCAAATCGAAGATCGCATTGACGAAGCGATTCAGTATTACCAAGAGTTTCATTCTGATGCGACTCGTCGTGGTTATCTGAAGCATCAGTTGACAGCGACAGATATTGCGAACGAGTATATTACTCTTTCGACAGATATTCAATTTGTCTCGAGGATTTTTAGATTTAACTCATCATTTGCCCAAACAGGTAACATGTTTGATATCAAATATCAAATGGCTCTTAACGATATTTGGGACATGACTAAGTTTGCGGGCGATTTGGCATATTACGATCAGTTGCAACAATACTTATCGACTCTCGATATGAAATTAAATGGTCAACCAATTGTTGACTTTACGCGTAAACAAAATAGACTCTATATTCACGGTAATATTCCAGACAAAGATGTCGCAGTAGACGAATATGTCATCTTAGAGATCTATGAAACGATTGATCCCGATACGTTTACTTCGATTTACAATGACATGTGGCTAAAACAGTATGCGACTTCACTGATTAAACTGCAGTGGGGCATGAACTTGATCAAGTTTGAGGGTATGCAATTACCAGGAGGAGTCATTATTAACGGCAGACAGATCTATGATGATGCTCAGGCAGAGATACAAGAATTGCAGGAGAAGATTCGTATAGAGCACGAGATGCCCGCAGACTTTTTTGTAGGATGATATGGCTAGAAATATTTACTTCACCGACAAATTCAAAGGTGAGACAGAATTATATGAAAACATAGTCATAGAATCACTCAAGATCTATGGTCAAGATGTTTATTACATTCCACGAGACATCGTAAACGAAGATAAAATCTTCGGCGATGATATCGAGTCGTCTTTTAATTCCTCATATAAAGTAGAAATGTACCTCGACAACATTGAAGGTTTTGAGGGCGAAGGAGATTTGTTCACTCGTTTTGGCGTAGAGATTCGAGACGAATGCACATTTGTAGTTGCGCGGCGTAGATGGTCGCAGACGGTATCACGCTATGATAATGATATTAACAGTGATAGACCTCGTGAAGGTGACTTAGTCTATCTTCCGCTATCTAATTCGCTTTTCCAAATTACACACGTTGAACATGAGGCACCTTTCTATCAGGTATCAAACCTCAATGTGTATAAACTACGTGCACAATTATTCGAATATACTGGCGAAGATCTCGATACGGGCGTAGAAGCTATCGATGATATCGAAGTAGATTACGCGCATCAATATAAAGTTAAGGTCGCTGCACCGAAGACAGCGAAAGGCACGGCGGTATTGTAATGGCACAGATCAAGCATTTAACAGATATTACACTTACCGATTCTGGCCTTATGTACAGTCAGGCACCAACAGTTACATTTACTGGTGGTTTTGCTGATTCGTCTGATCATATTAAGTTTGGTAATAACTCGCTTGATATGGCGGCTAATCATTATATCTACGAATTAGATAGTGGTGAGGCATCAAGCCCGGATGGATTCTTTGCATTCTGGTTGTGGGTTGATAGTGATGCACTACCTGATTCTGCTGGTTCAAATCTAAAACCACTTGTAGAATTTGGCGATGGTCCAAACCTTAATCGTAGGCGACTTGGCGTTGATAATTTGGGTAGATTAAAGTCTACATTAAAATATGCAAATGCTAATTCATTCTTTACCTGGGAAAACCAAGGTTCATATGGACGTATTACAGAAAATCAATGGAACCATGTAATCTTTGGATTTAGTGGTGCTGATCAAGGCCCGGGAACAAGAAGGGCAGAGATTGCCATTAATGGTATTAGAACATATTACACAAATTCAACAGCATTCTCTGGAATGTTTGGAGAATCTGGCACTGTATTCGGTTCTCTTAATCAGGGTGCATATGGAATTGGTGATGTAGTATTTGACTCACCAACTGGCATGTATATGGATAATCTGTATCTTGACAGTGACGATGCAACATTTACACTTAGCACAGAAATTGCTGCGCTATACACTAATGATTCTGGCGGAGGTAACTGGTTTAGTAATTCGCTTACAAAACATATGACCTTTGATAATGATTCTGCTGAGGTATCAACTACAATCGATTCTGACGGTAAAGTATCTAGTATCACAGTCACAAATGGTGGTAATTATATTAGCGCGCCAACAGTAGCATTTACAACAGTACCCGCATCTGATGTCAGACAAGGCGATAGCGCATCTCAAGTATTATCTTCAGGTGTTATTGTAAGGGGTGAAGTACTCAAGTATTCTGACTCTGACGGCATTATCCATATTGGTCATGTTGGTGCAGATGATGGAAAATATCATGACTTCCAAACAGGAAGAACAATTACATTCGGTGGTTTAGATCGTACATATTATAGAGAAGTTGTATTTGTAGGTGATTCAGATCTTAAGTTATCAGAGAACGAACAGAATAGAGACTTTAGCTCTATCTCTGATGACTTCCTTGACTTTACCGAAGATAATCCATTTGGTGAAGTGGAGAATAATTAATGTTTGGTACACACTTTTACCACGAAAAGACTAGAAAATGCGTAGCAGCATTCGGACGGCTGTTTAACAACATTTATGTTGTTCGTAAAACCAACAGCGGCACAGGTTTGTCTCAACTCAAAGTTCCTTTGTCTTATGCTCCTAAAGCAAAATACTTAGATCGTATTCGAGAAAACCCAGACCTTGACACAGATACAAAAGTTGCACTAAAGTTACCTCGTATGTCGTTCGAGATTACGAGCATTAATTACGATACGACTCGACAACTTTCTAAACTTAATAGCGTGCAAGGTTCAAATAGTAATACTGCACGTAATAAGTTGTTTACTGGTGTCCCATATGTTTTAGGATTCCAGTTAAACATTTATGCAAAATCTCAAGATGATGCTTTACAAATTATGGAGCAAATCTTACCAACTTTTAATCCACAATATACACTTACAATGTTGCCATTGAAAGCTGACTATCCTACATTTAAGGAAGATATTCCTATTAGTATCGCGGGTGTAGGGTTTACAGATGATTTCGATGGCGAGTTAGCAGCACGAAGAACGATTGTTTATACTATCGACTTCGAAATGAGAATTCAATATCATAGCGGAATCAGTAGTTCTTCTATTATTCGCCAATCAAATGCACGCATCTTCGACCAAGGTGGAGGCGTGAGCGGCGATTCAGATACAAGACTTGAAACAATTCAGGTAAATCCTGATCCGTTAACAACTATAGGACTAGCAGACAGTGACTTCGGATTCACAACAACCATCTTCGACGCAGATTCAGACTACAGATAACGACTACGATTATAGTCGTGAGACGTACTATGAGTTGATCGAAAAGGGCAAAGATGCACTCGAGGACATGATTAACGTGGCTCGAGAGTCTGAGCATCCACGTGCATTCGAAGTATTGTCCGGTATGATTAAGAATATTTCAGACGTCAATGATAGATTGATGGATCTGAATAAAAAGAAAAAAGAACTTGATCGTAAAGATGAAACAGTAAAACAGATCGAGAACCAACAAAATAATTTTTATCTTAGTACTTCTGAATTACAAAAGATGATGGCACAAGGCGAAGTAGTTGATGCAGATCCAGACCCAAAGTTACTTAGGGAATCCTAATGTCAAGAGAGACGGTGTTCAAGAATCGTGGACTCCTGAAAAAGTTCAGGAGTACAAAAAATGCATGCTGGACCCCGTGTATTTCGCAGAGAAATATGTTAAAGTTATATCTCTTGACTCTGGTCTGGTAGATTTTAAGTTATATCCCTATCAAAGGGAAATGTTTAAACACTTTAACGAAAACCGGTTCAATGTCGTTCTCGCATGTCGTCAATCTGGCAAGTCAATATCTGCCTGCGCCTACCTCTTATGGTTCGCGTTATTCAATCCTGAAAAGACAGTTGCGATTCTTGCAAACAAAGGTGCAACTGCGAGAGAAATGCTCTCTCGTATTACACTCATGCTTGAGAACATTCCGTTCTTCCTTCAACCAGGTGCTAAGGCTCTCAATAAAGGTAGTATTGAGTTTGGCAATAATAGTCGTATTCTCGCCGCTGCTACTAGCGGGTCTTCTATCCGTGGTCTCTCTGTTAACTTACTTTATCTAGACGAGTTTGCCTTCGTTGAGCGTGCAGCCGAGTTCTACACCTCGACATATCCTGTGGTATCTGCAGGTAAGGACACAAAAATTATTATTACCTCTACTGCAAATGGCATTGGTAATATGTTCTATAAAATTTGGGAAGGTGCAGTACAAGAAGTAAACGAGTTTAAATCATTTCGTGTTGATTGGTGGGATGTACCAGGTCGAGACGAAGAATGGAAGAAACAAACGATTGGCAATACAAGCCAACTACAGTTTGATCAGGAATTTGGTAATACATTCTTTGGTACAGGTGATACGCTTATCAATGCAGAAACATTGATGTCACTAAAGGCCAAACAACCGGAAACTGCCCTCGAGGGTGGGGATCTATTAGTATATGAGAAAGTAGAAAAAGGCCACGAATATGTGATGTGTGTAGATGTGGCGAAGGGAAGAGGACAGGACTATTCAACTTTTAATTTGATCGATATTAGCGTTCGCCCGTTTAGACAGGTTGCTGTATATCGCAATAACACTATTTCTCCAATACTCTTCCCGAATATTATCTATAAATATGCGAAAGTCTACAATGAGGCATATATCGTTGTAGAATCAAATGATCAAGGAAGCGTCGTGTGTAATGGATTATATCATGATTTTGAATACGAGAATTTGCATGCAGAATCTACTGTAAGAGCAAATGATCTAGGTATCAATATGAATCGTAAAGTTAAGAGACTCGGTTGTTCAGCTATCAAAGATATTCTCGAGACTCAGAAACTAAAGATTGTTGACGAAAATACGATTCTTGAGTGTAGTACATTTGAAGCCAAAGGACAATCATATGAGGCATCTGACGGTAACCACGATGACCTTATGATGAATTTAGTTTTATTTGGTTATTTTGTATCTACATCGTATTTTGGAGATATGACTGATATTGACGTAAAGAAAATGCTATTTGACCAAAAGATGAAAGAAATCGAAGATGATGTTGTGCCATTCGGATTCATCGATGACGCAAGTGACTATGTACCAGAAGATGAAAAACCTGATTGGTACGTCGAATACGATATAAATTAAAAAAATTATAAATAGTTACGATAGTTGAATAACCGTATTATGAGTCATATAATTTTTAACCGAAGAGGAAAGCAATGGCACTTTTTACTCCATCACAATCTCCTGCGGTAGTAGTCAAAGAAGTAGATCTGACAGGCGGCGTGCCTAATGTACAGTCTACTACTGGTGCTATTGTAGGTAATTACCGGTGGGGTCCTGTAGATGAGAGAACACTCATCACAAATGAAGCAGGTCTTATCGAGACTTTTGCTACACCGGACACCACTAATAACATCGATTTCATGAATGCTGCGATGTTCCTGCAGTATTCTAACTCTCTACAAGTTGTTCGCGGGAATAACGGCGGAACAAACTCGACTGCAAATATCGGTCAAACTAGCAGCTACAATCCTGCTAATTATACTGATCCTGTAGTCAAGAACAAATCAAATTTCGATACTCAATTGGCTGCTCTCGACTCTGACGAGCACACGTTTGTAGCGAGATTCCCTGGCGATCTTGGTAACTCATTAAGAGTTTCAATTTGCCCGAAATCAACTGACGACTCTGCATTTGATAACTGGGTTTATAAATCTAGCTTTGACGGTGCACCAAGCGAATCATTTTACGATTCAAATCGTGACGGTTCTGCTACAGAAGTACACGTCGCAGTTGTCGATAAAAACGGCAAATTCTCTGGAACAAAAGGTACAGTTCTTGAAACATATCCATATGTCTCACTGGCCTCTAACTCAAAGAACTCAAACGGTTCTACAGCGTTCGTTAAAGACATTATTAACGGTCGTTCAGAATACGTTTATCTTGTTGGATTCGACTCTGACTTTAACGCTGGTAACGCTGGTACAGATCTTACACCTGGCACAGCAAAATCATATGCGACTGCAGACGCTGCAGTAGTTAACTATGATTTTGACTCAGGCGCAAATTCATCTGCACTGACTCAAGGCATTTTCCAGACAGCATACGATTTGTTCGATGATAAAGAACAAGTTGAAGTAGACTTCCTTATTGCACCAGGTCTTAATGACTCTGCAGATCAAAAGAGCATGGTTAATAGCTTGATTGGTGCGGCAGTTACTCGTAAAGACTGTATGGTTGTTGCTTCACCACACCGTGACGCAATTGTTGGTCAGACTAACGAAGCTACAATTACAACAAACATTACAGGCTATGCTAATACACTGCTTCAGTCTTCTTACCTCGTCAACGATGGTAACTACCTGAAAGTTTACGATAAGCATAACGATCAATTCATCGAGATTCCTGCGGCATCTTCAACTGCTGGTATTATGGCGCTGACAGATAGAGATGCAGCTCCTTGGTTCTCACCTGCAGGCGTACGCCGTGGTCAATATCTTGGTGTGACATCGCTGAGCTACAACCCTGGTAAAAACAACAGAGATGCTCTATACAAGGCTGCTGTTAACCCAATCGTTAACACACCTGGTCAAGGTATTGTACTCTTCGGTGATAAGACTGGTCTCACAAGACCTACAGCTTTTGATCGCATTAACGTACGCCGCTTGTTCATCGTCCTCGAAAGAGCAATTGCAAGAGCGGCCGAAAACGTTCTGTTCGAATTCAACGATGAATTTACAAGAGCAGAATTTGTTAACGTTATCGAGCCTGTACTGAGAGACATCAAAGGCAGACGCGGTATCACAGACTTCCGTATTGTTGCTGATGAAACAGTCAATACTCCGGCAGTTGTAGATCGCAACGAGTTCATCGCTAATATCTTCATCAAGCCTGCACGTTCAATCAACTACGTAACACTGAATTTCGTAGCTGTAAGAACAGGTGTAGACTTCGAAGAAGTTACTGGCACAGTTTAAGGAGGTAAGAAATGGCACTTGGTAGCGTAGACCAATTTAAAGCAAGACTTGCCGGTGGCGGCGCACGTGCTAACCTGTTTCAGGTTACTCTTGCCAATCCACGCGGTGGTCTTGGTGTTGACCTCGACATCGACTTCTCATCATTTATGTGTGAAGCAGCTCAATTACCTGCATCAACAGTTGGTACGATTACGATCCCGTTTCGTGGTCGTCAGCTGAAGGTTGCTGGTGATAGAACATTCGATGTGTGGACAGTCACTGTTATCAACGATACTGGCTTTAAGATCCGTGATGAAATGGAAAAATGGATGAATGCAATTGCTAACCATGCTGATGCTGGTGGCGTGCAGAATCCTGAACTCTATTTTGCAGATCTTCAAGTGCAACAGTTCGATAGAGACGAAAGTGTAATTAAGACATACACATTTAAAGATGCATGGCCATCTGACGTTTCAGCAATCGATCTGAGCTATGGCGATACAGATACAATCGAAAGATTTACTGTAACGTGGCAGTATCAGTATTGGACATCTAATACGACCGATAGCTAAGATATACATAGAAGGAGTGGCTGATTATGGCCACTCCTATAAGGATTAAGAGATGGCTGAAGACAATAGCAAAGGTATCCGTTTATTCGGATTTGAAATTAAGAGATCGAAGGAAGAAGACGCGAAGAAAAAACCGTCTATCGTTCCTGCTCGTGATGATGATGGCGCAGGCTATGTAACGGCTGCGGGTACCCACTATGGTCAGTACATCAACCTCGACGGCGATGATGCAAAAGACAACTATCAGTTGATCATGAAGTATCGCGGCGTCAGCATGCATCCAGAAGTTGACGCCGCTATCGAGGATATCGTCAATGAGTCTATTGCTGGCAGCGAAACAGAGCAATCTGTTGACGTTAGAATGGATAACTTAAAGCAAAGTGATGCCATTAAAAAGCAAATCAAAGAAGAGTTCGATAATATTATTAGTATGTTGAACTTTAATGAAAATGGACACGATATCTTCAGGCGCTGGTATGTTGATGGTAGACTATATCATCATCTCGTAGTCGATGAGAATAACTTAAAATCTGGTATTCAAGAGATTCGTTTTATTGACGCCTCTAAAATGAGAAAAGTAAAACAAGTCAAGAAAAAGAAAGACGAAGCAACTGGTGCCAAACTTATTCAAAAGGTAGATGAATACTACATTTACCAAGAAAAACCTGGTAGTGCACATCAAGGCGGTGTAAAAATGAGCCTTGACTCTGTGAGCTACGTAACATCTGGCCTTCTTGATGAAGGTCGTAAAAAGATTTTATCGTATCTGCATAAGGCACTAAAGCCTATTAACCAGCTACGTATGATGGAAGACTCATTGGTCATCTATCGTCTAGCTCGTGCTCCAGAACGTCGTATCTTCTATATTGATGTTGGTAACTTACCTCGCGGTAAAGCCGAACAATATATGAAAGATATTATGGCGAGATACAGAAATAAACTTGTATATGATGCTAAGACTGGTGAAATTAAAGATGATCGTAAACATCAGTCATTACTTGAAGATTTTTGGTTACCACGTCGTGAAGGTGGTAGAGGTACTGAAATCTCTACATTACCTGGCGGTGATAACCTTGGACAGATAGACGATATTGTATACTTCCAAAAGAAATTGTATCGTGCACTGAATGTGCCTATCAATCGTTTGGAACAAGAAGCTCAGTTCTCTCTTGGCAGATCAACAGAGATTAGTAGAGACGAACTAAAGTTTCAGAAGTTTATCGATCGTTTAAGAACAAGATTCTCAAATCTTTTCTTAGGCATTCTTAAAACTCAGCTTATCCTCAAAGGTATTATTACCGATGAAGATTGGGCTGATATGAAAAATGATATTCTTGTTGACTATGTACGAGATAACCACTTTACAGAACTCAAAGATCTTGAAGTCTTAAGAGAAAAGGTGCAGACTCTCGATATGGTTAACAATTATGTTGGTACATACTTCTCGCGTGAATGGATCATGAAGAACGTACTACACTTCAGTGATGAAGATATTGACAATATGGCAAAACAAGCCTCTGATGAAGAGGGCGACATGGAAGGTGACAATGGAAGAGACGCAGAATAATCCGTTAGAAGATCTTGTGCAACACGCACTTGATCAGGATTTCAATAAAGCCAATAAGGTATTTGGTGACCTGATGGGAACCAAAATTAATGACCTACTTGACCAGGAGAAAGTCAAGATTGCGGGTCAAATCTATAACGACGAAGAACCAGAAGAAGAGGAGGACTTCGATGCAGAAACTGAAGACGATGCTGACGAAGTTGGGGATGATGATCTGGACGGCGCTGAAGTGGACGATGATGAAGATCTGGACACTGATGAAGAAGCTGTGGAAGATGATGAAGACGATGATGACGAAGATCAAGAATAAATTTTCATCTCAGTAGAAAATAATAAAGTTATAAATATATACGAAGGACAAGAATATGTTAACTTTTGTTGAACTAAGAGAAAAAACTAATCGTGCTGGTGGAAAGAATAAAGACGTCCACAAAGGTAAAGGTGCGATTGTTCATGGTTCATCAACCAAGCAAGGTGTGATGGTTGTAGTTAAAAAAGAAGGTCCAACGAAATTTGTAACTTATGTTGACGGCGATAGACTTGATGAATATAAAACTAAAAGAGATGCAGTGACCGCCGGTAAACAATTCGCACAACAATTTAAGAGCTGAGCAAATGAAACTTATAGCAGAATTTAATGATCAACACCTCGAAGTTATCACCGAAGCCAAAAAGGACGGTGGTAAAAAATATGTGATCGAAGGTGTATTTGCTCAGGCTGATAAAAAGAATCGCAATGGTCGTATCTACCCTAAACCTGTGATGGAACGGGCAGTGGGTAAATACGATGCGGAACAAGTTTCTAAGGGTCGTGCCGTTGGTGAATTGAATCACCCTGAAGGACCGACTGTAAACTTAGATAAAGTTTCTCACAAGATCGACTCTCTTACTTTTGAGGGTACGGATGTTGTGGGTAAAGCCACTATTTTGGATACTCCCATGGGACAGATCGTTAGCGGTCTTCTTGAAGGCGGTGTTCAACTAGGGGTTTCGACTCGTGGTATGGGAAGTTTGATGCAACAGAATGGCGCAATGGTTGTGAAAGATGATTTTCTTCTTAACGCAATCGATATTGTTCAAGATCCATCTGCACCTAACGCATTTGTTAATGGGATTATGGAAGGTGTTGAATGGGTATGGAACAACGGTATTCTGGAACCACAAGCTATTGAAAAAATGGAGACTGAAATTAGAAAAGCTCCTCGTGCCGATCTCTATGAGACTCAGGTTCGTGAGTTTAAAAATTTCCTCTCGTTACTCAAATCTAAATAAAAGGGAGTCATAGCATGACTGATAAAGAAATGATCGATCAGGAAGTTGAACTCCACGACGAAGTAACGGACGAAGTTGTGGAAGAAGGAACTCATGATCCAAAGAATGCTGAAGCTCAATCAGTCGCAAGTGTAGACAAAGCTGGCGAAGCTACAGGTAGTGCACCTAAGCGCAAAGGCGACCAAACAAAGCAAGATCCAATGCCTAAGACTAAAGCTGGTCTGATGGCTGGTATCATGCATCAAATGCAGAAAGCTCCAAAAGAAAAGCTGCAAGCTATGTACAAAATGGAATCTGTTGATGAGATTGCTGATGCAATCGCTGAAACATCTCCTGTTACATATAAGGCAGACTTCAATGCGGATCTGAATGCATTGGTCAACGAAGAAGCTACACTTTCGGAAGATTTTAAAGCTAAGGCAGAAACAATCTTTGAAGCTGCGATTAAATCAAAGCTTTCTGAGGAAATTGATCGCTTAGAAGCCAAGTACGAAGAAGAACTGGCTGAAGAAGTACAAGCGACCAAAACTGATCTGGTAGAGAAGGTAGACAGCTACCTTAACTACGTAGTCGAACAGTGGATGGATGACAATAGAGTTGCTATCGAAACTGGTTTAAGAACAGAAATTGCAGAGAAATTCATGAACAATCTGAAAGATCTGTTTACAGAATCATACATCGAAGTGCCTGAGTCAAAAATCGACCTGGTTGACGAGCTGGCTGCAGAAAATGAAGAACTCGAAGAGAACTTCAACGAAGCAACAGCAAAAGCCTTGAGCATGCAAGAGGAGTTAGAAACACTGAAGCGTGATGCGATTATTCGCGAAGCGTCAAGAGATCTAGCTGAAACTCAAGTAGAAAAGCTCAAAACTCTGGTAGCAGATGTTGATTTTGAGGATGATGCAACATTCACCGACAAAGTTAACACTGTAAAAGAATCATACTTCACTAACAAGGCTACTGCGGTAACTGAAGAAGTTGTAGACGAAGAAGATGCTTTCGAAGTAGATACTTCCGACTCTATGGCACAGTACCTCTCTGCCATCAAAAAGACATCTAAATAAGGGGAGTCCTAAACGATGCAAAACGTAATCTCTTACGATAAGCTCGTCGAGAAATGGGCACCAGTACTGAACGAAGAAGCAGCTGGTACAATTCAAGACGCGCATAAGAAAGCTGTTACAGCAGCTGTTCTTGAGAACCAAGAGCAAGCACTGAAAGAAGAAGGTCTTCTTGAAGCAGCTCCAACAAACAATACAGCGAACGTAGCTAACTGGAACCCAGTTCTTATTGCTCTTGTTCGTCGTGCAATGCCTAACTTGATGGCATATGACGTCTGTGGTGTTCAGCCGATGACTGGTCCAACTGGCCTGATCTTCGCAATGAAGTCCACATTCGAGAAGACAAAAGCTGGCGTTTCTGCTGGTGACGAAGCACTGTTTAACGAAGCACCTGTAGGTTTCTCTGGTGACTCTTCAACAACTGCAAACGGCAACCCATCTGGTCTGTCGGGCGTAAGTGATACAGATGCCGATGGTACACTTGTTGACTCTGGTGCAGATTATGTACCAACAACTGGTGATGCTTACACAACAGCCGAAGCTGAAGCACTTGGTGATGCGACTGAGTCGTTCGCCGAAATGGGTTTCACAATCGAAAAAGCAACTGTGACAGCCAAGTCACGTGCGCTTAAAGCAGAATATACTCTGGAACTGGCACAAGACTTGAAAGCAATCCACGGTCTTGACGCTGAGACAGAGCTTGCAAACATTCTGTCGACAGAAATCCTTGCTGAAATCAACCGCGAAGTAATTCGTACAATTAACGCGCAAGCTAAGATTGGTGCACGCCAGTCTAACGTAACAACAAAAGGTATCTTTGACTTGTCATCTGATGCCGATGGTCGTTGGTCTGCTGAGAAATTCAAAGGCCTGTTGGTACAGCTTTCACGTGAAGCAAACGTTATCGCGAAAGAAACACGTCGCGGTAAGGGTAACTTCATCATCTGTTCTTCTGACGTTGCTACAGCGTTGGCTGCAACAGGTATGTTGGACTACTCACCAAACATCGCTGCTAACCTGAACGTAGACGACACAGGCAACACATTTGCTGGTGTATTAAACGGTCAGATTCGCGTATACATTGACCCATATGCCGATACAGATTACATCAACGTTGGCTATAAGGGTACAAACCCATATGACGCAGGTGTGTTCTACTGTCCGTACGTACCATTAACAATGGTTCGCGCAGTCGGTGAAGATACATTCCAGCCGAAGATTGGCTTTAAGACACGTTACGGTATGGCATCGAACCCATTCGTTGGCTCGACACCTGCTAACGGTCTTGCAACCAACCGTACTAACCAGTACTACCGTATCTTCCGTGTGGACAACATCCTCACATAAGAAAGATAATTATCTTAAACTTGAGGCGGCTTCGGCCGCCTCTTTTTTTATCTGAACGTGTATAAATAGAAGCATGACAGATTTAACTACAAATATTAATTATCTTCAGCCTACCTCATATAAGCTGACGATCGATCGAAAGAACTATCCAAACTTGGAGTTCTTCGCACAAACCATTACACATCCTGGCATGATCATCAATCCAACTGAGACTCCATTTAGGAATGTGACTGGTGTACCATTTGTAGGTGGTGCATTAACGTTTAACGAATTAAGTGCTACGGTTATCCTTGACGAAGACATGACTGCATACAATGAAATGTATTCGTGGATTCGTAGGATTATCGATAATGTCCCAATTAAGGCTATAGATAGAACGTCGACAGATGTTCCAACGTATTCTGATATTACGTTGTCTATTCTATCGAGCCATAACAACCAAACAAAACAAGTTAAATATCTTGAGTGTGTACCTACTGCACTTGGTGATATTAACTTTGAATCGACTGCAACAGGAACGGAGTTTATTACCTTCTCGGTATCGTTTAGATTTACTTATTTTGACTTTGTATAGATACATTATATAATTGGAGTATAGTATGATTTTAGATTTGAAAGATGTGCTCGCAGAGTGGGCACAAGATTGCCATATTAGTGAAGTACATTTAGACGAGAGTTCTCGAAAGACTCCTCTCCTTCATGCTAAATATCTTGAAAAACTGGCCACTGCAAAGCTGTTACTGAAACGCTCAGAACAGGCACAAAAGGTATTGCTCAAACAGAAATGGGAGTGGTACAACGGTAAGATGGACCAAGATACAGTAAAAAAACTTGGTTGGGATCCTGATCCTTTTGATGGCCTGAAGATCATGAAGGGAGATATGGATAGATATTATGATGCAGATCCAGAAATTCAGAAGTCTGAAGAAAAAATTCAATACCATAAGACGTTAGTTGAAACACTAACAGAAATCGTATCAAATCTTAATTGGCGTCATCAAACGATCGGTAATATTATTAGATGGAAGCAATTCGAATCAGGAAACTAAATCACGCTAATCTACATATTGAGTGTGATTATGGTCAAGCAACAGAACTTAAAGAGTTTTTCTCTTTCTTTGTTCCAGGTTATAAGTTTATGCCTGCATTTAGGCGTAGAGTATGGGACGGAAAGATTAGATTGTTTGACATGAATACAGGTGAATTGCCTGCTGGTTTAGTATATCACCTTATTCAATTCTGTAAGACTCGTGGTTATGATGTAGAGCCTATTAAAACACCATATGGCATGCCTCATTCTGAAGACAAAGTCGAGGCTAAAGATCTTCTCGATTTTGTAGAACGTCTGAATCTACCATTTAAGATTCGTGAATATCAGTTTATGGCATTGATGGAAGGTCTGCGCAAGAAACGTGCAATCCTTTTATCACCGACTGGTTCTGGTAAATCTCTTATCATCTATACACTTATGAGTTGGTTTCTTAGCCGACATAAAAAGAAGGTGCTTGTCATTGTACCTACGACATCTCTCGTAGAACAGATGGATAGTGACTTCATATCATATAATATGCCTGAAGGTTTAGTACATAAAATTTATTCAGGCAAAGATAAAGATACTGACAAACCTATTGTTGTTAGTACATGGCAATCAATCTATAAACTACCAAAGGCATGGTTTCAACAGTTTGGTATGGTAATTGGTGATGAGTGCCATGGTTTTAAATCAAAATCATTGATGCAAATCATGAATAAGGCAACAGAAGCACCTTATCGATTTGGTCTGACAGGTACATTAGATGGGACACAGACACATGAGCTCGTACTTCAGGGTTTATTCGGAAAAATATTTAAAGTCACCACTACGAAGGCTCTACAGGATGATAACACCTTGGCGCCGTTGGACATCAAGCGAGTCGTTCTTGATTATGGGCAAAAAGAAAGACGGGAGTTTGATGCGAAAACGTATCAGGAAGAAATTGAATGGATCGTGGGAAATGAGAAACGAAACAAATTCATAAGCAATCTTGCAGTAGATCAGAAAGGCAATACACTTGTACTCTTCAACTATGTAGAGAAGCATGGTAAACCACTTTTTGATTTGATAAATAGTAAAGTAACAGAAGATCGAAAGGTGTTCTTTGTTTCAGGACAAGTCGACACCTCAGATAGGGAGGCGATTCGAGGAATCGTAGAAAAGCAGAAAGATGCTATCATTGTCGCTAGTCTTGGTACTTTTAGTACTGGCATTAACATTAGGAACCTACATAACATTGTCTTTGCAAGTCCATCAAAGTCTCAAATCCGCGTTCTCCAGTCCATTGGACGTGGGCTTCGAAAGAGCGAAGACGGATCAACAACAACGTTATATGACATTATAGATAACTTAGAGCACAACGATAAAAAGAACTTTGCTATCTTACATTCAGAAGAGAGATTGAAGATTTATCAACGTGAGAAATTTAACCATAAAACGTATCGGATCGAGATATGACACAAAATATCAAGCAGTTTAAATTATCGAATGATGATGAAATTATCTGCGAGGTTGTAGAATGGGACTCAGAAGATAATTCGGCTATTATCACACGTGGTATGCTACGAATTATTCAAGGCGAAGACGTAGATAAAGGTCTAAGATTTTTCACCTTCCGTCCTTGGATGGGTTTTACAGAAGATCCTAATACATTGCACTCTCTCAATGCTTCACATATTTTAGGTGAAGTAACACCTTCAGATTCTTTACTTTCTCATTATGCTAAGACCATACAAAAACTTCTAAAACTTGTCGACATGAAAAAACATGATTTTGACATGGATAAGCTTGAAGGTATGGACGAAGAAGAGTTAGAAGATTTTATCCTCTCTCATATGGAACAAGAAGAGGAAGAAGATCTCGGTGAAAATATAGTAAAGTTTAGACCTCCAAAGGATAAATTACATTAATGGCATATTTGGTACATCCTCTACCACCAATCCCAGTAATGGTGCGCAAAGAATATTTGTATGACCTCGAAAGTGGCCATGGAGAATTTACACCTGGTATCTGGGTCTCAGTGAAAAGTGTGCAAGGTAAAGCATTATATTTCGAAACCTTGCTAACAGATTATGGAGCATTATATGACAAACTACCCATCTCCGCATTTGTATGGAAGACTGATCACGGCGAGCTGCTTCCCCTTGATGTTCTTCAGCTTTGGGATTGTTTCGACTATTATATAACTGTACTTGAAAAACCATTGCTTGCAAGATGTGAGTTTTTTGGTAAAGATAAACAGATGCATGACGGCGAGTATATGTTTACAATTGACAATGCACATAGCGATAAGAGTGTGTTGGATACTAATTTTTCTGAACATGATCCCGAACATAAATCCTTTAATATTATTAAATTAGACAACGGCCAATTCGCAGCGCAGCCTAATAATAGAGTTATTTGGCGTGACTCGAGTTTGACGCCGGCCAAATTAGAACGACCAGACTTTAAGGTTTGTACTCAAAACTATGCAGTAGAAGTACATCCTAAATGGTCAGTTGGTCATACTGATGAATGGCAGTATAAAGCTGAGGGTGAAGAGTAGGGTATATCTCTCCCCCTCCAAACTATAGTTTATTATACCATACCCACCGCCTGTGTACACCATTATTTTTTGTAATGAAAACAAAAATATATAGTATACATTATGATGATATATTGGTATAATATACCTGTATGAAAGGAGTGACACATGGCACGCACTAAAAGAGCAAGCATTCATTACGTAAACAATGCCGACTTTTCACAAGCAGTCGTAGACTATGTAAAGCTCGTAAATGAAGCCAAACAATCCAAGACAGAGATTCCAAAAGTACCTGACTATGTAGCTCAGTGTTTTTTACGCATCGCTGAGGGTTTGTCTCACAAAGCCAATTTTATTCGCTACACATATCGCGAAGAGATGGTCATGGACGCTGTCGAGAATTGTTTGAAAGCTGTACTTAATTACGATATTGAGGCTGCCACTAGAACTGGTAAGCCTAATGCTTTTGCATATTTTACACAGATTACTTGGTATGCATTCCTTCGTCGTATCGCCAAAGAAAAGAAGCAACAAGACATTAAGCTTAAGTATCTTACCACATCTGGTATTGAGAACTTTATCCACTCTGAGGATGCAGACGATATGAGCAACTATGTTGTTGGCAACTTTGTCGATAGCCTCAAAGACAGAATCGAAAAGGTTAGACATGTCGATGCTGAGGTGAAGGAATACGTTAAAGAAGAAAAAGTAAGGAAGAAGCGGACAGTAACTGCTGATTCCGATTTGACGGAGTTTATGAAGTGACAAAAACATTTATTACGACAGTGATTGAAGATGGTGAAGATCTTGTACTGCCATTTCCTGATGACCTTATGACGGTCATGAATTGGAAAACTGGTGATGTACTTGAATGGACAGCACATGCTGACTATGCAACCATCCGCAAAATCGAAGATCCTACTATTATTGCACGTATGTTTGAAGGACAAACGAATGAAGCTAGCAGTACTCAATGATACGCATTGTGGTATTCGCAACTCTTCTCAGGTATTTTTAGATAACGCTGCTGATTTCTATCACAACGTTTTCTTTCCTGAATGTGAGAAACGAGGTGTTACACAAATTGTGCACCTCGGTGATTATTATGACAATCGTAAGTATGTTAATTTTAAGGCACTGAACCATAATCGGAAGGTGTTTCTTAATGAACTACGAGAACGTGGTATGACCATGGATATTATTCCTGGTAACCATGATACGTTCTACAAAAATACAAATGATCTCAACTCTTTGAAAGAATTGTTGGGACATTATATGAATGAAGTGAATATCGTTATGGAGCCCACGGTAATGGAATATGGTTCCTTACGCATGGCTCTCCTACCGTGGATCTGTAACGATAACTATGAAAAGTCCATGAATTTTATTCGCGACTGTAAAGCTGATTGGCTTGGTGGTCATTTAGAATTGAATGGATTTGAAATGATGCGTGGAGTCAAGAACACACATGGTATGGATGCCAAGTTATTTGATAAGTTTGAACTTGTCATGAGCGGTCACTATCATGCTGGTTCTCGCCAAGGTAATATCTGGTATTTAGGTAGTCAGATGGAATTTTTCTGGTCTGATGCACATGATCCTAAACATTTCCATATCATTGATACAGAGACACGTGAAGTAGAAAAGATTAGAAATCCTTACACTTTATTTCACAAAATTGTGTACAATGATAGCGAAACAGATTATAATAGTTATGACACTGCACAATTAGAGAAGAAGTTTGTAAAGGTTGTAGTCGTGAACAAGGCTGATACATTTACATTCGACCGCTTTATTGACCGCATTCAAAACGAAGATATATATGAATTAAAGATCGCCGAAAACTTTAATGAGTTTATCGGTTCAAATGTTGAGGACGAAGGTTTGGAAGTGGATGATACTCCTAAACTAATGGATGATTATATTGACGGTGTCGATACAGACCTTGACAAAGAACGTATCAAAATGCAGATGCGTGATCTCATGACACAGGCACAGGCTCTCGAAATAGCATGATTTTATTTCAAAAAGTCAGGTACAAGAATTTCTTGTCGACTGGCAATAACTTTACTGAGATCGACCTTAATCGTAGTAAGTCGACTCTCATTGTTGGTCAAAACGGTGCAGGTAAATCAACTATGCTTGATGCATTAGCATTTGCATTGTTTGGTAAACCTCACCGTAATATCAACAAGCCTCAACTTGTAAACTCTATCAATGGCAAAGGATGTCTTGTCGAGGTAGAGTTTGCATTAGGCTCATCACAATTTAAGATTGTTCGTGGTATCAAACCAAATGTATTTGAGATTTGGAAGAATGGCGAGATGATTAACCAATCGTCACATGCCAAAGAATATCAGAAAATCCTCGAACAAAATATTCTCAAAATCAACCATAAGTCATTCCATCAAGTGGTGGTACTTGGCTCATCGTCGTTTATCCCGTTCATGCAGCAAAGACCATATGATCGTAGATTGGTTATCGAAGACCTTCTCGATATTGGTGTCTTTTCTAAAATGAACCAACTGTTAAGAGAAGAAATCAATGGCATTAAAGATTCCTTAAAAGATGTCTCCTACAACATTGACCTCACAAAGAATAAGGTAGATACGCAAAAGAAATATATTGCGGATGTATCTGCTCTGACTGAGGAGAATAGGAGAAACTATGAACATAGGATATCAGAGGCGCAGAATAGCATCGATGAATTACAGGCTCAGAATAGTGAGCTTAGCATGGGCCTCGACGAATCTATTGGAGAAACCGAGAAAGAGTTATCGACTCTATCAGATAAACGGCAAGGGCTTCTGCTCAGAGGTCAAGATCTTCAGACGAGGTCGAAGCAAATTGCCGAACGTGCCATGTTTTTTGACAAGAATGAGAGTTGTCCCACATGCGACCAAGCCATCTCAGACTCGCATAAACATGACATACTCGAATCTGCGAAGTCAGAAGCCAAGACTCTACAATCCCAACGCCGTGCGGTCGGAGAGGAAGGGTCATCCGTGGAAGAAGCGATTAGCACGACTAACGAGTTACTTCGAACGCTTCGATCTAAAGTATCACAACTCGGTGAGAACAATCGGGAGATCGATGCATTCCAGAAATCGATTAAAGAATACACACTATATCTCGAGAAAGATGTAGGTGCAGATCTTGTAAAAGCAAATTCAGATTTGACGGACATCAAAGAAACTCTGTCAAATCTCCAAGACGATAAAATCAAGATGAATGACGAGTATACATATAAACTTGTAATTGCAGAAATGTTAAAGGATACTGGTATCAAGACGAAGATCATCAAACAATATTTGCCTGTGATGAATCAGCTTATTAACCAGTATCTGCAAGTTCTTGATTTTTACGTGCACTTTGACTTGGACGAAGAGTTCAATGAGACTATTCGTTCTCGTCATCGTGATGAGTTTACTTATGACTCATTTAGTGAAGGTGAGAAACAACGTATCGACCTTGCGCTCTTGTTTACATGGCGTCAGATCGCAAAGATGAAGAACAGTGTGGCTACAAACCTACTGGTCCTCGATGAAACGTTTGACTCTTCTCTTGATCATGAAGGTGTAGATAATCTATTGAAGATCTTGCATACACTTGGTGATGATACAAATATTTTTGTTATCTCTCACAAAGGCGAGATTCTTGATGGTAAGTTCGATGCCAAACTTGAGTTCAAGAAAGAGAAAAATTTCTCACAAATGGCTGCATAAGTGGTTTACATGTTGCGGTCACTATGGTATAATATACATAATCAAAAACACGAGGATACATTATGGAACTAAGCGAAAACACCTTATCGGTATTTAAGAATTTCTCTGGTATCAATCAGAATATTCTTGTACGTAGTGGTAACACACTTAAAACTATGTCCGAAGCACGAAACGTATTGGCTACAGCAGTAGTTGATGAAGAGTTTCCACAAGACTTTGGCGTATATGATCTTAACGAATTTATTGGCGTACTTGGTCTCGTCGATACACCTAATCTACAGTTCGAAGATGAGTTTGTAAAAATCATTGACTCATCTGGTAGATCTAAAGTCAAGTATTTCTTCTCAGCAGAAGAGACACTGACAACACCGAACAAAGACATTACAATGCCTGACGCAGACGTAAGCTTTACACTTGATAATAACACACTCAATAAGCTTAAGCGTGCTGCATCAGCTCTTGGTCATAACGAAGTCTCTATTACTGGTAGTAATGGTGTACTGAGTCTTTCGGTTGTAGATAGCCAGAACATGACATCTAATGCATTCTCCATTGACGTCGATGGTACATTTGCAGAAGATGCCGTGTTTAATTTTGTACTGAGCATCCCTAATCTGAAAATCCTCCCTGGCGATTATGAGGTTCAGATTAGTAAGAAGCTTATTTCACAATTCAGTAATACAACGTCAAATGTAAAATACTGGATTGCTCTCGAGAAAACATCAACTTTTGGAGTTTGACATGTCAGAATCAATGAATGAATTGCGTGATCTTGCGCAACGTTCTTCACGTAGTACCGTCGCAGTGATCGACGCCATGACACAGCGTGGTGCATTTAAAGGTGAAGAGCTTTCCACCATCGGTGGTCTTCGTGATCAGTGTATTCAGGTTATTCAACTAGCAGAAAACATCGAGCAAGAAGCTGCGATGGAAGAAGCAGACGCTGAGTAAATGCTGATGGGTTGGTACCCTAATATACCCGCGTGGTCCAACGGTCAGGCCACAACCTTTTATTATGGAGTGTGTGAATGTCTAATGACTTTTTGTGGGTCGAAAAATATCGGCCCAATACTATTACTGGTACAATTCTGCCAGAAAATCTCAAAAAAACGTTTCAAGAAATCATAAATACTGGCGAACTGCCTAACATGTTGTTTACAGGTACCGCCGGTCTTGGTAAGACTACAGTCGCTAAAGCCCTTTGCGATCAAATGGGTCTCGACTATATTCTTATTAATGGTTCCGAAGATGGTAACATTGATACTCTACGTGGTAAGATCAAGCAGTTCGCTAGTTCGATCTCTCTACAAGGAGGATATAAAGTTGTCATTTTGGATGAAGCAGATTATCTCAATCCACAATCAACACAACCAGCTCTCCGCGGGTTCATTGAGGAGTTTAGTAACAACTGTCGTTTTATTCTAACTTGTAATTTCAAGAATAGAATTATTGAACCGTTGCACTCTCGTTGTGGCGTATATGAATTCAATACCACAAAGAAAGATCTTGTCGGTCTTTGTGAGCAAATGATGAAGCGCGCTCAACATATCCTCGAAGCAGAAGGTGTTGAATATACAGACAAAGCTATTGTGCCTGTGATTATGAAGCATGCGCCAGATTGGCGTCGTGTCCTCAATGAATTGCAACGTGGTTCTGTCAGTGGTACATTTGGCTACTCTGAAAAAGCCGACAACTATGATCAACTTTTCAATCATTTGAAAGAAAAAGACTTCAAGCAAATGCGATCTTGGGTCGCCAACAATATAGATACTGATGCATCTGCGATCTTCCGTGCAATCTACGACCGCATGTCCGATAAGATCGCTCCTCAATCAATTCCACAACTGGTTTTGATTTTGGCCGACTATCAGTATAAGAATGCTTTTGTCGCCGATCATGAACTTAATGTTGTCGCCTGCTTAACGGAGATTATGGCCAATGTCGAACTCGCTTAAACTATACACTCAACATGCTTGCCCTTATTGTGTTCTTATGAAAAAGAAACTCGATTCGTGGGGCTATGCATACGAAGAGATTAATCTTCACGAGCAACCTGAGGCCAAAGCGTTTATGAAAGAACGTGGCCATCGTGTAGTTCCTCAGCTGTATTCGAATGGCGTACATCTCAATAAGTGTGATACTTCTGACTTTACTCAAGATAAACTTGAGCATGCGTTGTATCCTAATGTTGACGGCGGCGTGGAGATGTTTGGGTGAAAAGCTTATGGACTACATGGAAATATGCCATAGGTAGTTTTAGCGACGACAAAACAAAACCTTATGATGACCGTGTGGTATGGATCAGAACATTTTGGGTGTTAGTGCATCTTATCACATGCTTTTTTATTATTGCACATAATGGAGTGAAGATTGGCTGGTTTTAGTCCTTTTGATTTTCTTAACGATATCAACTATAGTAAATCAAATATTATGGTTGATGATCTGGTTGAGAAACAATATAATGCATTTATGGTGAATAGAGGTCTATCCTATTTTCAAGATACCGTTCTCATGGCAAATGAGATGAACCTTAACTCGCATATCGATAATCGTTTACAATTTGAATTTTTTATAAATATAGTACGGAAGAAAAAAAGATTCTCCAAATGGGCAAAAGCCCAGACTACTGATGACGTGGAAGTACTAAAAGAATATTATGGCTATAGCACAGAAAAAGCCCGCCAAGCCTCTAAACTTCTTTCGTCTGAACAGATAAATGAATTGAAGAAGAAGGTTTTTAAAGGTGGAAGAAAATAAAATAATTGAATGGTCACCTTCCTCGATGTTAGAGGTTACACTAAACGAGCCTGATGACTTTTTAAAGGTTCGTGAAACACTCACTCGTATCGGTGTCGCATCACGTAAAGACAACAAGTTATTCCAATCTTGTCACATTCTACATAAACAAGGCAGATATTTTATCGTGCACTTTAAGGAGTTATTTCTCCTCGACGGTAAGAAATCTAATCTTGAAGAAAATGATATTGCACGTAGAAATACGATTGCACAATTGATGAGTGATTGGGGTTTGATTAGTATTGACGATAAGAAACGGGCGTCACCGCTGGCTCCTATGCGTCAGATTAAAATCATTCCGTTTAAGGAGAAGAATAAATGGGAATTATGTCCAAAGTACAACATTGGTTCGAAATGATTTTCAAATATAAACACGTTGGTGATTTGTCACAGCATCGTGTACACACTTTAAAATACGAAGATCTCTGTAAATAAAGATTTTCGTATATATAGTATTGACATGCCCGTAAGGGGTGTCGCTTAACCTTGCTAGTCAATAGGAGGAACATATGACTGGAATTGTATACCCACGTTCGGGTTTTATCGGTTTTGACCACATCTTTGATCAGCTTGAGAATATTCACAAGCAGGCCAAGGATCACTACCCACCCCACAATGTCGTAAAAGACGATGAGCTTAAGTTCACCGTTGAGATGGCTGTGGCTGGTTTCAAAAAAGAACATATCGACATTGAAGTAAAAGATCACGTCCTTACGATTAAGGGCGAGAGACCTTCGCGCCGCGAGCAAGACAGATATGTTCATAAAGGTATCAGTGCGAAAAACTGGAAAAAGTCATTTAGACTGTCGGAATATACCGAAGTTATCGGAGCGGATCTTGAGGATGGAATTCTGGCCGTGAATTTACAGGTCGTCCTTCCACAAGAGAAGTTGCCTCGTAAAATTTCAATTGGAAAAAACGAGGAAAACGAAAATGACAGCACTAGCTCTCAACTACTCAACGAAGGCAATTAATTTATTTAAGCCTTTATTTAACTTCTTAAGTGGCGTAATGAAATCGTGGAGTTTCGCGATTGCATGTTCACGCCAAATGGAAGCCAATAGACAAGTTGCTTTTCATTTGCGTTGCGAATATCCTAATATGTCAGAATGGGAAATTGTAGCAATGTTAAATGAAAAATCTCTTAAATCTCTTGAGAAGGAGTTTTACGGTGATTAAAGCAATTATTAATTGGTTTACAAAGAAAAGCATGGATCCTGTAGAAAAGTATCTGTCCCAATCAACTGATCTTGTTGATCTCGAAAGACGTCAGCGGGAATTAATGTTTAAAGGGAAATATTGGATTTAATGTGGCCTTATACTTACGAAGAAGCTAAATGGTTGATGGACCAACCAAAACAAAGATAAATAAAAAGGACCGGCGTAAGTTGGTCCTTTAAACTTTGGAGATCGAAATGAATGATGATGTATTAAAGCAAATTGATCCCGATAAACGGGAATGGGAATACGATGGTGATGGCGTCAAGATCTACAAACCCGAGGCTGGTTTTGGAGTTAAAACTCCATATCCTTGGCCTCCAGCACCAGATATCGATGAAGTAACTGGAGACATCTATACGAAAGAACCTTACTACGTCGATTTACCATAGGAGATGACATGACCGAATGCAAAAAATGTGGACATGAGTGCCACTGTACAGAAGGCGAGTGCAAAGATTGTACTAACGATGTATGTTACGATTGTGAATGTCAAAACGAGCGGGATATTCCCGACTCCTTCACTCAAAGGAATTAAAAATGGCTGCAGAAAATTATAGTCAATGTTTAGAAATGATCCTTCATCATGAAGGTGGATATGTTGATCATCCTGATGATCCAGGCGGTGAGACCAATATGGGTATCATTAAGCGCGTATGGGAAGATTGGGGCGGAACTAAAGATATGAAAGACTTGACTCGCGAAGATGTCGAGCCTATCTATCGAGCAAATTATTGGGATCGCGTAAAAGGCGATGATCTTCCAGCAGGACTTGATCTTTGCGTCTTTGATTGGGGTGTAAACTCTGGTACAGGTCGCGCAGCAAAATATCTACAACGTATGATTGGTGCCACTCCTGACGGTGGTATTGGTCCTATGACCTTAGCTGCTCTCGATGAATATTTAATCGATAACGATATTGCTGATGTGATTAAAGAATATACTGCACAGCGTCAAGCTTTTTATGAAGGTTTAAGCCACTTTGATACATTCGGTAGAGGTTGGACTCGCCGCAATGATGAAACATGTGAGGCTGCATTACGTATGATTTAATGGTTTACTTCTCCACAAATATTTGGTATAATTAGTCATGAAGTTGGAGGTAGTATGTCATTCTATACAAATGTTGCCCGTTACGGTAATACAATACTCTATCGCGGTTACTCGGCCAATGGTCAGAAAGTAATTAAACGCGATACACAATTCAAGCCACAGTTCTTCACTCAGTCAAAAGTAGATACTGGGTGGAGATCGCTTGATGGTGAGCCTATTGGCTCGATCGAGTTTAGTCATATGCGTGAAGCGCGCGAATGGCTTGAAATGAATAAAGACGTTTCTGGTCGAAAGATCTTCGGCAATAGAAACTATTTACAACAATATATTACACAAAAATTCCCTCGCGATATCGAATTTGATCGTGACCTCATTGATGTAGGCACATTCGATATCGAGACTGCATACGAGAATGGATTTCCTACACCCGATGTAGCAGATCAAAAAATCCTCTCGATCACCTATAAATCAAGCAAGTCTAAACTATATCATGTATGGGGTTATGGCGACTTTGATACTAAAGCGTCACTTATCCAGCCTGTACGATACTACAAGTGCGAAGACGAGTATCACTTGCTTGAATCATTCATTGCTTTCTTTTCAGATCCATCACATTGTCCTGATGTATTGACTGGTTGGAACATTCGATTCTTCGATGTGCCATACCTTATCAATCGTACAGCGCGTATGCTTGGTGTAGATTACTCGAAGAAGTTCTCGCCTTGGGGCTTGATCGACTATCGCGAGATTACGCGTCGTGGTCGTAAGGATCATTGCTACCATATTACAGGTATTGAGCAGCTCGATTACCTCGAACTGTTTCAAAAGTTTGGCTATTCGTATGGTGCACAAGAATCATACAAACTTGACCATATTGCATATGTAGTTCTCGGTGAAAAGAAGCTAAGTTACGCCGAACAAGGCTCGCTTAAAAATCTATACAAAGAAGACTTTCAACGTTATATCGATTATAATATGAAAGACGTTGAGCTCGTTGAACGACTCGAAGATAAGATGGGTTTGCTCACACTTGCCATGACTGTGGCATATAAAGGTGGTGTAAACTATGGTGATACATTTGGTACTACTGCTATATGGGAATCAATCATCTATCGTAAGCTAAACAGCCAAAAACGTGTACCTAAAGCATGGACACCTGATGCTGGTAAATCTAAATTTGCTGGTGGCTATGTCAAAGATCCTATGGTTGGTGGTCATGATTGGGTTGTTTCGTTCGATTTAAATTCTCTGTATCCTAATATTATTGTGCAGTGGAATATGTCACCTGAAACACTTATCGATCAAGCTGAGGTGTCTGGTGTAGATTACTATATGAATTCGCCAAAGGTCGAAGGTAACTATGCAGTCGCTGCAAATGGTTCGCGCTACAATAAAAACTTCGAAGGTGTTATTCCTTCTATTATTGTAGACTACTATGATGATCGTAGATCTATCAAAGATCAAATGCTTGCTGCACAATCGGCATATCAAAAAGAAAAAACTACGGAGCTCGATAAAGAAATCAACAAACTTAATAACCAGCAAATGGCTATTAAGATTCTGATGAACTCTCTTTATGGTGCACTCGGTAATCAATACTTCAAGTATTTCGATCTTCGTCTCGCCGAAGGTGTTACACTGTCTGGTCAGTTGGCTATTCAATGGGCTGAACGCGCAATGAACGAGACCATGAATAAGGTACTAAAGACAGACAATGTTGATTATGTTATTGCTATTGACACCGATTCTCTCTATGTTAACTTTGGACCTCTTGTTAAGAAGCTCACTCCTAAAAACCCTGTGGCTTTCCTTGATAAAGTATGTCAAGACCATTTTGAACCAGCTCTAAAGCAATGCTACGACGCGCTCTTCTCAAAGATGAACTGCTATGTTAATCGTATGGAAATGGGTCGTGAAGTAATTGCAGATCGTGGTATATGGACTGCAAAGAAGCGATATATACTTAACGTACATAACTCAGAAGGTGTGCAATATGCAGAACCAAAACTTAAGATTATGGGCATTGAAGCAATCAAGTCCTCTACGCCAGAAATCTGTCGTGATAAATTCCGCGACATCTTCAAGGTTATTATATCGGGATCAGAAGCTGATACTCAGGCTTTTATTAAAAATTTCAAGGAAGAATTTAAAAGCTTGCCACCTGAAAAGGTCGCATTTCCGCGGTCTGTCTCGAACATTACTGACTGGAGCGATAGGAAAACTGTGTACAAGAAAGGCACGCCAATTCACGTTCGTGGCTCGCTCTTGTACAACAAGCTTCTCAAGTCTTCATCCCTCACTAAAAACTACGAGCTTATATCAAACGGCTCGCGAATCTTCTTCTCGTACATGAGGACACCAAATCCTATGCATGAGAATGTACTAGCATTTCCTGATGTATTGCCCGAAGAGTTTAAGCTAAATAACTATGTGGACTATGACAAACAATTTGACAAGACATTTGTCGAGCCACTCAAATTAATTCTTGATGCGGTTGGCTGGAATCCTGAACCAGTTGCAACACTCGATGAATTTTTCGGTTAACTGTTTACAAATGATGAATAATGGAGTATAATAATACTATGAAAACTTGGCATAATGATATTAATGACATGCACAAAAAATTTGGCGTGCATGATTGGGTAAAGGGCGAGCTCGATAAAGGTGATTGGTCTCGTCTTCGTAAATTTATTGACTTTCGTCTGCGTTTCTTGCAAGAAGAATTGGACGAAACTAAGAATGCTGTAGAGAATGCTGATGCTCCTGAAGTGGTAGATGGTCTTATCGATCTCTGCGTCGTGGCTATCGGTACTCTTGATGCATTTGGTGTAGATGCGCAAAAAGCATGGGATGAGGTACATAATGCCAATATGGCAAAAGAACGTGGTATTAAAGAATCACGACCTAATCCGCTTGGCTTGCCTGATTTGATTAAACCTGAAGGATGGACAGGACCGAACCATGATGACAACACAGGCACTATCACTGACGCTCTTCGATAGCATCTTTGACAACAAAACAAACAAACGCATTGATCTCAAAGATTTCGATGCGTTTGAACGCGTTCTGTATGAACTTGCCGAAAAGCCTCGTGCTGGTAAGAAAGATGCAGAACTTATGTCTCCTGCTACATACATGCCTAATACTACTCGTAAGAACGATAATGTTATCGAGTGGTCAGGTTGGTGTGCGGTTGATGTAGATGATTATGAATTTGAAGGAGACTTAAAAGATGTATTGGTTGAACGTTTTGGTCATTACCGTTTCGTTTGTTATTCTACTGCGAGCAGCAGCGAGTCTTCGCCAAAGTTCCGCATTGTGTTCCCACTTACAAACTCAGTTAGAAGGGATCGAATTAAGGAATTCTGGTGGGCACTCAACACCGAGCTGGGAGACATCGGAGATAAACAGACTAAAGACCTCTCTCGGATGTATTATATTCCTGCAAGATATGATTCTGCATTTAACTTTATTTTCAGCCACAATGGTGGCATGCCTATTGACAGTGATGAACTAATCTTCAAGCATCCTATGCCTCAGAAGTCATCTCTCAATAATTTCTTTGATCGTCTTCCTACGGCTATGCAAAAAGAAATCATTGAACACCGTAAGGCACAACTCGACCAGAACTTTGAATGGACTTCATATCATGATTGTCCATTTTGGCCTAAACAACTTGCTGCTGAATATCAGACTATCTCAAAGACTGGTTGGTATCATAAGATGTACCAGATTATGGTTGCTGTGGCTGGTAAGGCAGTTGAACGTAAGTATCCAATCGAAGCTGCCGAGATTAGTCAACTCTGTCGTCAGTTTGATGAAGCTACTGGTAATTGGTATAAGAATCGTCCGCTCGATAAAGAAGCAGATCGAGCACTAGAATACGTATATAAAAACCTCTAAAAAAATTAAAAAAAATTTAAAAAAGTGCGTTTTTACTATGTACAATCCTGGATTTTTATGGTAAGATATATCCATAATCAGAGTTGAGGAGAAAACGATGACAAAGCCAATCAACAAAACATCAATGTTTAACGTTAACCGTCTGATCGATAGCTACATGAAAGAGTGTAACTACTGGTTTGGCCGCGACAACGGCATGTCTGAAATGTATGCTGCTGATCGCAACGACTTTATGACAGTTCGTGACCTGTATAAAGGTCTTGAGTATGATAAGATGGTTGAGTTCGTCCATCGTATGGACACTTCACCTCGTGAAGATATTGTAATTGCTATGGCAAAAGATTGTGGTGTTGCATTTGTACGTGACACCCTTGGTTATGATTGTGAAGGACATGTATAATGGAAAAATTTATTGAAATCAACAAAGTCGTACCTGCAACACCAGACGACTATATTCTAAAGCGCATGCGTGAGCGTGCAGAAGAAAGTCATGGCACACGTGACCTCGATCTTATTAGCGAACGTCGTCGTTGGGAAGCAGAGTTTCCCGAGTATCATCAGTGTCAGGTTGACTCTAAGCAAGAAGTTTATTGGGGTTTCCAATATGACACGATGCACGAAGATCTTGGTGAAATGGAATATAAGCAGTTTGCTAAGAAAGGCGTTAAGCTAAGTCCATATACACAAGACCGTATCAAAGACGGTACAGTCAAATATATTGTTGTTTGGAAATGGGCTGACGGAAATCGTTGGTCTCCGCTTGAAGCAAACAAGCAAGCTAACTACGAAATTTGTGGTTATGTAGAAGCCAATCGCGCTCTTGAACTTCTTCAAAATGTGGACGGAGATATGCGTTTCCCTTATCCTCCACCTCCATCTCTTGAAGAAGTTACTGAAGTCGAAGAAGAAGATCGTGCTGAAACGATTCGTAAGCTTGAACGTATGCCTGTTGATAAGGCACGTACAATTGCACTTCGTCTGATGGAAGATTGGAATCCTACTAAAATTGGTGGGAAAGCCTCTAAAAACCGTACTATATATGATATCGAACATGCATTTACATCACGCGATATCTGTGGTATAATGTATCGACTACAACTTGCTAGCGAAGGTTTAGGTACAATCGACTCTTCGTGGCAACAACATTATAGGAACATCTAATGAAAGAATCCATTAAAGTCCTACAAGAATGCGCTGAATTGCAAACGAATAAAGGTAATGATTACCAAAACGAGCATTCGCGCATCCGTCAAGCAGATTATTATCCTAACGGTGTATCAACTCTGCTTGACATCAATCATGCGAAGATGCTTCGTATGCAATCTGTCGTAGCTGCTATGATGTCAGATCCAGACTACGAACCAAACTTTGAGTCTATCGAAGACTCAGCGAAAGACATGATCAACTATTGTTCATTCATCGTTGCCTATTGCCGTGGTAAGATGGATGGTCAGAATCCAGACCATGACTTTCTTAATCGACCAAAGAGAGTAAAAAATGAAAGCTAATTCTATTGTAACAGCTGTACTACTAAATGGTGCAGAAATCATTGGACGTTTTGTAGAAGAGAATGAAAATACAATCACTATCTACAAACCACGTCTTGTTTCCCCTCAACAACAAGGATTAGCTTTTGTACCGGGAATCGCCATGACTGGCGTAGAGCCAAATGGCGATTTCCAATTTACAAAGCATTCTGTTCTATATGTAATTGAAACACAAGAACAGATTGCAGGTGCATGGCAAAAGGCCACATCTGGTCTTGAGATGCCAACTGGTGGGTTAGTAGCGTGAAGGTAGGTTTAACTGCATCCACGTTTGACCTACTGCATGCTGGTCATGTCGCGATGTTGCGTGAAGCCAAAACACAGTGTGATTGGCTGATCGCCGCATTGCAAGTAGATCCTTCTGTAGATCGCAAAAATAAAAACAAACCTATTCAAAGTATCGTCGAAAGGCAAGCACAAATTGCTGCCGTAAAATATGTCGACGAAGTCATTATTTATTGTACAGAAGACGATTTACTTGATATAATTAACATGTATCCAATCGATATACGAATCCTCGGTGAAGAATATCGATTGAAAGATTTTACTGGTAAAGATGAATGCCGTACACGTGGCATCGAACTTTACTTTAACAAACGAGATCATAGGTTCTCGTCGTCTGACCTAAGGGAGCGAGTCTGTGCTAAACGTAAGTGATATCCGCAAACATTTTATTGAGGAGCTAAAGAATGAAAACTTTTCCCGGGACAAATCTGGAGTCAAAACTATTGAGCTTATCGGTGCTTCGTTCAACGCCGATGAACCCGCCATCTTCGGATCGGTCAATCAAGACTATGTTGATGCTGAGCTTGCTTGGTATAATTCTCAGTCTAGTAGCATATACGACATACGACCTGATGGTGACCCTCCAGCAGCTTGGAAATATAGTGCAAATAAACACGGACAGATTAACAGCAATTATGGCAAACTAATCTACGCTGATAAATACTTTAACCAATACGGTCAAGCACTCGATGAACTGCTTCGTAATCCTGACAGTCGTCGTGCAATCATGATTTATAATCGACCGTCTATGTGGGTAGATTGGTGTGAAGATGATAAAAATGATTTTGTATGCACTAATGCTGTTAGCTATTATATCCGTAACGGTGCAATACACTGCGTGGTACAAATGCGCTCAAACGATGTCGTGTACGGATACAAAAATGACTATGCTTGGCAGCTTCATGTTCTGACCGAGTTTACACGTGACTATAACTCTCTTTATATGGATGCAGCATGGGATGCTGACTATCGTAAAGAGATGACTGTTGGTAATATTACATGGCAAGTACAAAACTTGCACGTCTATGAAAGGCATTTCGACCTTGTCAAGTAAACTAAATCTCGTAATCCAACGTAAAGAAAGCTGGGATTCTCGCTTTCTTGATTTAGCCGAACAAATCGCGGGATGGTCAAAAGATCCATCTCGCAAAATCGGTGCGGTTGCTATTGGATCTGAGGGACAAGTACTTGCACAAGGATACAATGGATTTCCTCGAGGCATTATAGACCTAGAAGATAGGTACAACGATCGCCAAGAGAAATACAAGTTGGTGGTTCATGCTGAAATGAATGTAATATATAATGCTACGTTTAATGGTGTATCGTTGAAAGACTCAACGCTATACGTGCATGGACTTCCTGTTTGCTCTGATTGTGCCAAAGGCATAATTCAGGTTGGTGTTAAAAGAGTCGTCATGAGAGAACAAGAAATTCCAGATATTTGGAAAGACTCATGGCAAAAAACAAGGGAGATGTTCGATGAAGCAGGTGTCAAATGGGAATTCTACTCGTGAAAGTTACCATGATTACATGCTACGAAAGATGCGAGAAGAAGATAAACGCTTAGGTATCGATCACCGATCACCAGACACTAAAATAAAAGAACTCACAAATCGAGTCAAACAGCTAGAAGTTGATATGGCACATATGATGAGGAAACTTGAAGGAACTACTTAATGAACATTGAGCTCACCGAATATTATGATGATTTTTTGAGGTACTTTAATAAAGCCTACGAACAGCAGATTAAATGTAACGTGGCTGATGAAGCACCATACGGTATGATCCCTCATATGGAGTCCGATATGGACGATGACCTTATGCATTGGATCGAGCTCTATGACGTAGTCGAACGTAAATATGCTGGCTTCTCTCAAATTATGAATGATTGCTGGTCTGGTTGGACCGAAGATCATCCATATTGGAAAAAGATGGAAGCCGGCAAAATTACTAATCAAAGAGAAGTGGTAGCCAATAATTGGACAGGCAAACATAAAGACTTCGATTTGCCCGAATGGTTGTATCTGTTTATTCTGCATCGTGTAACAGGATCTGCCATTAATTATGGTACTAAACCATCTGGCTACCACAACACTCTGCTTTTTACTCTTCATAAGGCTCGTACTATTGAAGAGATGATTTGGCATATGAAGAGACATAAGTCTCCATTCTACACATCAATTGGTTATCAATTCCCTAAATTTCCAAAACCTCAAGGTGATTATAAAAAAGGTGGTGACTATTACCTTGGTGAATATGCACCTCGTCTAGCTCGTGAGATGGCCGAATGGCTACAAAAATCTAATGAGCGCAAAGATCTTCGTGAGATTGGTGAATTTATGGGCCAGTGGAATGAACGTAATGGTCTTAATCGTTATACATTTCAATATGCTGCTGTAGTTGCAGATATCGCTGATTGGTATCCTGAGTTTGTCAATAAAGAATCGCCATTCTATTATGGCACAAATGCTGTAGAGTGTATTTCTTATCTCGCAAAGCCAACAGTAAAGATGAAGAAAGAACAGTTTCTCGATGCTGTGATGGCTAAGATCTACGAAGATACTAAGTCATATCCATATAATGCAGAAGATGTATGCTGTGACTATATCCGTTGGGTCGAAAACTATGTACGGCCAGGTGCACACTACTCACACGTAAATCTTGATGAAATTTGGTCATCGAGCAATATTAAAAACCATCCATATGGCAGACAAAAAGCCATGTTAGAAATGGGATTGGTTGAATCATTTAATGGTCTTAAGCATCATCCATCAGATGATACAGTTATTAAAGCCGCAGGCATCAGCGTAGAGGAATACAAACAAAGATGCATAACTCTACACTAGACGAATTTATTCCTGCTGACGAAAATCAAATC